TAACAAGACCCGAACTAGAGGGTCTTTCTATGAACAAAGAAGATAAAGCATTAGCTCTAGCAGTAGCCTACAAAATATTTATAGACATAAGAGATAACCCTGAACGTCTAGAGTTTAGTATTCCAACATCAGCACTATATCTAGAGGCTAGAAAAGAGCTAGAAACTGATTCAGCACTGACTATAGATTCTGATGAACTTAGGAATGAGGTACTACACTATTTAAGAAAATTACTGAATGATTCATTTGATGTAACAACCCCTTTTCTATCTGGCATTATTAAGGTTCGCAGAATTTTACCAGAACAGTTCCCTGAAGGTACTAGACTAATGTGCCCAGCCTGTGGTCTTATTAGTAATGAGCATGTATTTAAGGGCACACACCATATATGCTCTGATTGTGAAACTTCTAGCTTACATGAGCAGTTTATTGATGAAGAATCCTGTGAGCAGAAGAAAGAAATAGACGTTTTAGAAGAAGAACTGGAGGCAGTAGAAACTCGTGCTCTAGAAATAAAGACTTTGTTAGCTAATTTATACGATGACAAATATGAACTGTGGCAAGTTGAATATGATGTAAGGGTTTAATAATGGATAAATTTGCAGAAGCATTAGCAGAACGAATTATAAAACATATCAGCTCTTTTGAGCATAAGGTACTAACACACCATCCGGATATCTCAGTTGTTAGCATTACCGAGTATGCATATGTTGAAGAATACACTAAGGTACATAGACGATACCAACTAAGTGGGTACGAATTTACGTATCTTCTAACCGAAAAGGTTGTTGATATTATTAATAGCGGTAGCAAATTCAAAGCAACCCAGCTAAATAGTGATACTATACAGTTAGAGGTTAGATAATGGAAGATAGTATATACCTAGAAGCTAGGAATAGTTTAATATACAAGGGTAAATATGATTTCTCCTACCTAGAAAAGCATATGTACTCTAAGGATGTAGTAGACCTGGCAACTAAGGTTATCTCTAGACTAGAGAAAGAGTTTAACGTAAATTACAAGATTGACAGGGGAATAATCGGACCCCTAGATATTCGTGTATGGAAAGTAACTAACAACGTTATTGAAGATTGGTTAGATTAAGGAGACCGCATGAAAATTTTATCAATACATAGTTTGGGATTTGCTCAAGAGTATTTTAATCATGAGTGGAGACAGGTAGATCAAGCATCCGATAATACTATAAACATTGGATCTTTCGAAGGTGGAATGCAACACTTCGAACCGGTGCAATGGTCTATTGAGGAAAGAGCAAGACAGTACGGTGTTCATCCAGGGGAAGTATACCAACTATTCCACCTAGAACTACTTGGGGATTTGCATGCTGAGCTATTAGCAATCCACGTGGAAAAGGACGGCGCAACTGGCATCATCCATATGCCATACTCGCCGTATTGGGGATACGAATTAAATAGCTATATCCTAATGAGAATTGATGAATATCCTGATCTTCTAGGAGTGTTAGACTAAATTATAGTGGAGTAAAGATGATTAAGTTAAAAGACAGTTTGGCGAGAACAGCGCAAAGCGCTAGAGACGCTAGAAGTGAGAAAATAAAGCAAGCCATCTCAACTATAGTAGAAGAGATTGAGAATAGTATAATTACAAATCTACGTCTTTCTGCTCAAGAGGGGCATAATGAGTTAAGATATACACTGAATATTGAATCCTGGGGTAAGGTAGCTCCTTATCTATGCAATTTAGATAATGATGCAATTGCAGAAGTTTGTAGTAAGTCGGTTGCAGAAACTATAGCTTGGCTAAGGGATACTGACCTTGAACTAGTTATTAATCAGGATCACAGCAAGTCTGTAGTGTTTATAGCTAAGTGGTGATTTGGGTCTTGGGTGTGTCACATTGTTCGTCAGATGTGTCACATTATTCGTCAGATGAGTCACATTGTTCGTCAGGTGTGCCACATTTAGCCTAAACTTGGGACAATAACCTAATTAGCTCCTAAATTGCCTTTTCACGGAAAATTGGTGTTATGTACGCATTAACGTTATAGTAGAGATAATAACCTAATTAGCTCCTAAATTGCCTTTTCACGGAAAATTGGTGTTATGTACGTGAGGGTGTGTCCCAATAACAGGGGGTGATAGTTTAGTCTCGTTACCGCCCCTGTGCGTAACTATAACGTTGCGTTACTATCACTATTATTTATGATAGCTACTCGCAACAGTCGCATTGAGTAGCTATCACCTAACGTTATTGTTTCTTAATGTAACTATAACTCAACCTTTCAATCGTCCAGTGTTATTATAGCTACTGCGTATTGTTTAGTTATGCAACCTTTTCAATATGTGAACGTTTCGCTAGGGTGCTAACAGTAGTTGATAACGATTCTTGTTCCTCTACTGTTAACGTTTCCCATAACCGAGTGATATTTTCCTCTAGAATTTCAGGGTCACTAAAATCTGTTAGCATATCATCTAAGAAGTCCGCCCCTGCGATGGTTGCCCCGATGCCGATGATATCATTTAATAGGGTGGCATCAACGGCACGAAAACCTTTTTCAACCGCAACCGCTAGCACACCTTTATGATCATCAATCATAGTTATAGTTGCGTTAGGGTACATTTCACGAACACGATCAAAATAAAATCCTTTGTATTCCCCGTCTTTACAGCGATAAATCTTTAATACTTCATCTAGGTCAAAGTATTTATGCAAGCGGTCACGGCTCATCAAAGAGCAAGCCTGTCTTGTGCTGGTAATAAGCCCGTGTTTACGCAAGAAATAATAGTCACTCTTGCCCATTGTTCGGGCTGTGATAACGATGTTATGCGTGCCTTCTAACTTCTGGTAGGCTTTCATAATCTCCGCTAGGGGTAGCAAGCTGTCCGTCATAACCTTGTCATGAGTGCAAGCTGTATTGATATATTTCTGCAAGTCTAGATTGCCGTTAGCATCAAGGCAAGGCGACACGCGACCAAAGGAATTTATGACCGTTCCGTCTAAATCCCATAACATCACATTCTTAACATGTGGGTAACATTTCATTTTAAAACAACTCCTAATTAAAGGGAAATATAAAGCCCTATAAGGCAAGGGCTTTATTATATTATTAATTTGTTAGGGGTACAATATAAATATTTACCATATCGCCTACGGAATAGGTTGTTCCTAATGCAGTAAATTCAACAATATCAAATTTATCTGAGTCGGATAAATCAATCACTAACTTAGAAAGAACGTTCTCAAAATTAGACAATTCTTTGCCCCATAGTGATTCATGGGCGGTGATCTCAAGGTTAATAAGCCCATCTGCTAAAATATCTAACTCTACGCCAGTGCTAGAATATATGGTTAAATTATTAGTTACAAAAGAATTTTCACTCTTTGAAAACTCGTGAATATCTTCTACCTCTGAGCTAATTTCCACTTGCTCATTATGGTAGATTAACAACGGTCTGCCGTACTCATTGACCGATGCGTGGATAGATTCTAACACGATGTTTTTTGCGTGCCATTGTCTGCCGTTACTGTAAGTTAATACTATATCAACTAAGGTCATTTTTAAAACTCCTTAAAGAAATGAAAGGGAAAGTAAAACAACTACTATAAAATAGATTAAAAACGGTGGCACTTGTTAAACCTCAAACATATCGTTACCATCATTATCAACAGCAATAACTTCTGAGCGGATAAGTAATTGCTCTTTGCATTCTGCTACGTGCTGAATTTTATCAGTGTCGCTTAAATTGTTCCAATCTTCTAGACACATATTAGTATCAATATATACTTCTAGACTATTACAACTATCAGCATCAAAGATGGTAAATTTAAGATATACGCTGATATCGCTTAAATCATCGTTACCGCAATCGGGGCAATTATCTTGAGTATCTGACAATGCCCCACACTCGCATAGATAGGCTTGTTTATGCTTCATGGGTTGAATACCTTTATAAAGTGGGCTTCCTTGCCCTATGGTGTCTATTAAAAGAAGCGACCGTTAACAACGTTTAATAACATACGCTGACCATTTTTAAAGGTTATGATATGGCTCTGCGTCCATGAAGTACCGCCGATGTTATAGCCCATGTCTTTTAAGCCTGAAACGCCAGCCGTCCATACGTTATCTAGGATAGATGCCGAATGAGTGTGTCCTGTATTCATTGGCATAAACATTTTTGTATAGCCTTTAGCGCTACCGCGCGAGCCATTAATTCCGTTGTGACCATGAAAGCCCATAGCAACGCCAGCAACCGTAAAATCTTCGTCAACGCTTAGATAACGAATGTTATCAATATCAAGCCCGCCAATGTTATTTAATGCGTGTTCAAGTGCATTAAATTCTTTTCCAGCTTTGAGCGCTTCAAACTTAGCTAAGTTTAAGCTATGGTAAGTAATGGCGTTAGCTGGATCATAACCCACTTTATAATCGCGATCTGTTAGCCAGCGAGTTAATGCTAAATCATGGTTAGATTCAACAATCACTAGCGTAGTATCTTGGTTTTCTGCGATTTGCTCTAACACGTTAGCGGTATCTCGCAAATCATCTTCTACGCTACGACCGCCATTTTCACGACCTAGTAACCATTGTTCAAACAAGAAGTCTGGGTTATTGCGATTATGATGGTTACGGCTCATAAAGTCGATTACATCATGAATACATGTATAAACAGGCTTTAGCCGACGCGATAAGCTATACGGATAACTCATATCCCAGCTAATTTCTGCCACTAGAGGATCAACTTTTTCGGCGTGAATATCTCCATATTGGATAGCCGACACTGGACGATCTTCATCAACATTAACTAAATCAATGCTATCTGGCGTAACATAAAAAACCTCGTTGCCATCAAAATCATAAAATGCGCCAGTATCATCAACCGATTGAATCTGTCTAACGTGGTGATAGCCGTCCTCGTCCATAGTAACGATTAAAGCCCCGTATGTATGGAAAGGTTCAACTTTTTGACCTGCTTTCTTACCGCGATAGTTACGTTGTGTTAACGTACCAGTGCCGAAAATCTGACGACTATCACAACCTTTAGCAACTGGCAAGGATTCGCTGTCCTGCTTAACCGTACCAAACGCACCGCTCGCATTAGGCGGTAAAATGCCCCCTAATCCCTGAATAGGGAATCGAGCGCTAGGCGTGATATTAGTTTTCGCTAGGAAACAAAACCCGTTATTACCTAAATATACGTTTTCGTTAATTAACGTAGAGCGTATTTCTTCGGGGTAACGGTGTTCGAGTCTATCCATCTTCTTAAACTCTGTAAGCGCATAAGTAACGCTATTTGTTAGGATAGGCGCATTAAGATAATCAGACAAGCGCTTCAATGCTAACCAGAACGGCTTATTTAAATCAGTGTTATTTTGCGCGCTGGTTAATATCCAACAATTACCGCTAAGTGTTTCCCAACGTTCCCACTCATTGTTTAAGATACCGTCCGAAACTGGACGTGTGTCTTCTTTGATTGCCTTTTCTCGCTTTGTGGCAACTTTTACGGGGCGGTTTTCCTCGTACCAATCCATTAAATCGGTACTAGATATTTCTCTGCCAGTGTCTTTATGAAACGCGCTAGCCACTTGCTCACATACGCCTAACTTGCTTTCTAGGATTCGCTTTCCATAGAAATTTAAATCCTGAGCCATTTTTGCTAGGCATTCTTTATGGGCTTTAGATAGCGATTCGATTTTATACATTTATTACACTCCTATTTATTAGGGAAATTAACAGCATTGTAGAAATATAGTATTAAGAACACTTTAAAAAGCCCCTTCATACCAAAGGGGTAGATTAAAATACTCTATCAAAGTAAGCACGTTTACGAGGCGATTTGCTTATTAATACGCCCACTAAGTAGGCGTATTGTATAAGGAAACTTATTCTAAGTTATTTAATGCTTTGATAGCATCTTCATCTAAGCCGAAACCTTGCGCGATGATCATCAGGCTATCCATTTTCGCACTTTCTAATGATAACAGTGGGTTGTTAGTTGCGCTCTTAACTTCGCCCATATCTTCAACTTGTCCTAACTCCTCGATAGTTTTTGCAATTGCAAAGACTACATGAGCCTTGCGAATGCTAGAGCCAGCACCGACCTTGCGCGGTGAAGATGGCTTAACGTATACTTTAGCATTAACTAACTTAGTGCGAACTGAGTGCGGGGAGGGATTATCAACCAACTCACCGATGCGTGTTAAGTTATCAGTAGCGTTAGCACGTAAAATTGCATCGGCTTCTGTTTCGCCGTCCTGCGGTACTAAATCAGCTTGATAGGCTTCGATAACGATAACAGTGTTTTCATCAGTCCAACCGAATTTAATAGACATAATTTGTAACTCCTAAATAGTTTTTAAAGGGAAATTATAACACACTATTGTGTTATTAAATAGGGTACTTGTACAAGTGCCCTATAAATTAACACATCAAGCAAGTAAAGCATTCAATGGCAATGAATTCGTTAGCGTGTTTTCTAAATTGTTAAAGAGCGTTGTTTCTATACCGCTTATTATACATCAACCGTTAACCTTGTCAAGCACTTTTTACTATCTAATTTTAACGGAATTTTTAAAGAGCGGTCAATCTAGAGCTTATTATAGGTGACTAAGTTTTAATTGTCAAGTTAATTTTTAGATATCGCTTGTGTCTATCTTAATGATGATATCGTATACCTTTGTAATACCTGCTAATACTGCTAATGCTCTATTAACTTGGTAGTCCTCAAGTAATAGATAATTAGACTTACAGTGTTCTAGGATATCTGCGCGAGTGCATTCTAGCCCTGTATGCGCATCATGCCCGTTTTCGATAAAGAATGCAAACGCTAGGGCTTGGGTTTCCGCATGAGCATTGGCGTAGTCTATATCTAATATCTCTTTACGCGTTGCCGTAGGATATAAGTGTTTGATCCCGTCATTAGAATTAATAATATCAATAAGATCGAGCTTGAGAGTCATTTCTTTACACCTCCGCAATAATTAAGTCACGGGCTTTTTGAAGCATACAAATATTATTCCATGCTAAGTAAGCCCCTTTCGGGTACGTGCTGACGTTAGACTTACCATTATTGAAGAAGTCGCTTAGAATATCTTCATATTCTTTCGCTACTACTTGGTAAGCAGTGCGTGCGTCATCTTCATTCATGTAAGCATCAATTCCTGCTAAGAGGATTTTTGCTTCGTCTGAGCACTCTTGCTTCGCAAGTAGGAACATAGCTTCGATTAATGTTAATTCTTTCATAGTAATTCACCTCGTTAGTAGTGAGTCACCTATAATAAGCCAGATTGTTAAAGAGCGTTGTTACTTGGTACGCTTTCTATTATCCACATTCTAATTATATTGTCAAGCGGTTATTTTCGAGAATCCTAAAAGTTTTCTTACTAAAGGCTTTCGCCTAAACTCCGCGCTCGTACTCGCTAGTAAGAAGCCTACCGATAACCAGTAAACCAGAATGTTAGATTTTTAAAGAGCGTTGTTACTTGGTACGCTTATAAATATACTCTAATAGATAATTAGTGCAAGTGTTTATTTGTAAAGAAATGTAAAGACGGTTTAAGCTGGTGGATATAAAGACCGCGCGTGTGCGTAACATGTTTATATTAATTTGTCAACCTACTGTATAAATAAACAGTATGCCCTAGAACGTCCTAGAATCGACTCTAGGCGATTTTATCTAGAAGCTATACGTTAGTATCAAAACAAAAAGATCTCGATTTAGCACTTTTTGCTAAACAAAGTTATTGACTTTATGCTACGCGCGTGCGCTCTATATTCATTTATAAGCGCTTGCGTATTTACACTTCTTTACAATTAAACACTTGCGCTAAAATCTAAAGGGGGTATAGTTAATCACATCGAAAGGCAATAACTCGATACGCTCTTTAACAATTTAATAAGGTGATCACTCATGACTCCGCTTGATTTAAGCAGTTTAAGGGGGGTTAGTTGGAAAACCACTATTACAAAGCTACTAGGAGATAAACCATCTCAAACTTTAAATAATGATAAAGTGTTTAGCTTTTGTAGTGATAACCCACTATACCTCGGAAATATTCCCCTTGATTCCATTACAGGGGCAAACGTATCTAACAGTCAAGTAGCTAACAATATCATTAGCGCGTTTGCTATTCAAGTTTTAGATGCAAAAAACGCTAGTGAAGCCAACGCAATTAACCCCATTGTTATCTACTCACCACTTAATCTTTTAACATTTGATTATGATTGGTTAGAAGATATGCCATCGAATGCTATCGGGGACGCTAACGTCTTATTATTAGTGCCAGCTCATAGCGGTCGAAGTACCTATGTATCGTACTATTGGGGCAATACAGTAAAATCCCCTAGTAAAATTAGTGACAAAGGAATTAATTTCTTTGCATTAGGCGGTTATATAGGCACGCCAATTTTACAACAACTGGCGCAATTTAGCGGTAATGTAAGCAATGAGCTATCTGGCAAACTGTTTAGAGATCAACTAACTGCTAGATGGGCAAGCCTAGATCTTCCTGATAGCTACCTACGTGATATAGGGTGTAGCTACTATTCAGGCGTGTCTAGAGCGTGTGGGATACTAGAAAGCAGATCATTTAATGATCCCCGTGGCTTATCAGACTTGCATTCTGTGGGCGTACTATTACCAAACAATAACCTGATTTTCCCTAGCTCCGATGATGAGAGACTATTACAGGCAAAATCTATTCCAAATCAATCCGTTACTAAAACAGGAAATAACACAATGAAACTATCACTAGCACAAATTATCGAGCAAAACAAAGATAGCGCAATCCAAGCTGGAAAGCTAGAAGCGGGGCGCACTGTAAACCAGCAATTAGGCGCTGTTATGGCTAAATCCTTGCCTTTAATGGTGCGCGGTTATGCTCAAACTGAGTTAGGGCATTTAGTAGTTGCTAATCTTTTCTTATTAGTGGTGCAAAACTTTGCAAACGATAATAAGGTAGCTATGGCATTAGCTGAAAGCGCTGTAAATTCAGCGTCTTATGAGTTGTTACGCGGTTTAGATATCCCTAAACTGATTGACGATGTTGTGAAAGGTGTGCCTAGCGCTCAACTTAGCAACCTATTAACTAAGGGAGAGGAGTAAAAATAATGGCACGATTTACGCTAGAACGTTTTCGCGTTAAGGTAAATCGTGACGGTAAACCATTCTATCTATTGCCTCGGCTATCCCTGACGGGGCAATTATTTAGTGTACTAGAGGGCTACCAGCTAGGAACTATTAAACGTGGTGAATCAGTCACGGTGATATACGGTCGAGCGTCTACGGTAGTTAACGAAAGTATTGTAGCGCACCTGTTAGATATCATTGAAGCGATAGGCAATGAAAACGCTATTACTTTTGCAACGTTCCAAGGTGAAAGTTTTCCTATTGACAGCGTTAAGGATATAGAGTATCTTTTCACTTGTGGCAATTTTGTAATACTACAAAACGGCGCACTAGGAATAAAACTTCGCCTGTGGGGCGATATAGGGGGCACTGATTGAACAACTAATAAATATATTAGTAAACTTTGCTAAAGGTACAAAACCAACGCTATATATTGTAACTATACTAGGGCTTGTTATATTTTACAAGTTTATAACCTTTGATTGGTCGCAATATTGGAACTATTAAATTAAACTAGGCGCTAGAATGCGCCTATTAAAACAAGGTGTCTATTATGAAACAAGTAATTAAATTATCTGCTACTATGCCTAAATTTGCGCGTTACTTAGCCGTAGCAGTTGATCGCGGGCTTATCTCAATTGATGGGGTTAATCAGATTGCGGGGCTTGTTAACCGCTATCCGCAAGTAGTACCGTTTAATGCTAAGTTTGACTGTATTCAGGATTTTCCTAGCCTCGATTGTTCCCTAAACTGGGGTAAATTAAAAGATGTACTAGAGAGTGATCCTACTGCTATTAATTTAGATGTGCTGATTGCTAGTGTTAGTGATAAAGCGGTTGATAACGCGGTTAAACGACTATCAGCAGTTGCGGGCGATGAAACCGTATTATCTAAAGAGCGCCAAAATTCTATCGTAGTAGATAAAGCCCCTAAAGTGTTTGACTGGCTCAATGTTGTGTTTATTACTAACGGGCTATTTCGTCCTGAGCTATTAAGTGGGGAGGAAACCTTTACCCTATGCGTACTTATGGGCAGTGAGCCAGACTATGAAGAAAACTGCGAGCTAGACAAAGAGCCCCTTTATCCTGCTGTATTCTAAATAATAGGTTGACAACAACTAGTAGTTAGTAGCATATTAACCATTACGGGGCGAATAGGTCGCCCCTATCAAAATAAGGTGTCTATATTATGTCTAATCCAAAATTTACCCGTTATATTACTACCGCTGTATCTAAGGGCTATTTAACTCAAGCTGGCGCGGATATCATTCTAGCATTACCAGTTAAGCAAGATGCTCCTAGCATTGATTGTGCTTTCAAATTTGCTGATATTGTGGCAAGTATTGAAAGCGGTGATCTGGTTGTAGATGCTCGTGTCCTGTTTGATAGCGTGCCCCGCGATATCGTTGAACGAGCTTATAAAGCATTGGGCGAGATGGCAAGCGATAACTTATTAAAGCCATTTGATGAGATGCTCGTAGTTGCTAAACTAAAAGAAAGTGATAGCTCCGCCCCTGTGTTTGCACTACAATTTATTGATGCGGTGTTTACGGGTATCGGTCACTGGAATATGTATTGCAAACACTTTCTAGAGGGCTTGGAGCTATCCGATAATGGTGTGATGCCACTGTATGAGGAATCGAGCGCTGGCGAAGATCCTATTTCTTTCCACTAATAACACAATCGGCGGTAGCTTTCAAGGGCTACCGCTTTAGGGGGATTTACTAATGAAACTTTTTCTATTTCCATTGGCACTATGTCTATTTTCTGCTAGTGCAATGAGTGACACTAAGCCACTTAATTTAACAGTATGTAAAGCAGTTACTAGCGATAGCACGCAACTAGCCAATGTATACGGCATCAATGGTGCTTTTGTTGTTGAAACGTCTTTTAAAGGCGTGTATCATAAGGACGTGTTTATAGGGGAGCAATCACCTTATGTTTTTGTTGGCAAAAACTCTATGATAGTCGCCGATACTAAACGAGTGGACGGCTACGTTAATTTCGAGGGTGCGGAGCTTACTATCATTTCTAAGGACGGTAACACAACCCTACACCTTAAAGACTGCGCGGAGACAGTGCTATGAGACACTATCAATCGATTCAACTGATCGTAAACAATAGCCTAGTAGAGATTTCAGCTAGTGCGGACGTTTTTGTTAACAATCCAGCTAGAGCAATATCTTTACTAGATGGGCTTTTAGATTGCGCTGAAGTTAAACCTAACCATGCACCACTACGCATGATAACAGCTATCAGCACCGCTCTAGAAGCTAATGAAGGATTAATAGACAGCTTTGTCTATACAGTCGGTTGCACTGAATATCAGTATGCTGTTAAGGTGTTACCTATTGGGGATAGCTTCAAGGTGGCGCGTGTGTTTATCAACGTAACACTACACAAGCCTACTGTTAAATCTGATACGGCTTGTGGGGCTTATTGTGCATAATACCCCTGATTGGGCTGTATAGAAAGGCACTAAAAATATTTTACGATAATATGTAAAATCCCTTGCGTTGACTGATAATAACGCCTCATGACTATAACGGGGCGTTATTTTTTATTTGCCCCACCACTCTACCCCATACTTTAGTATCACTCCCACCCTTAAAACCCCTCAAAATGCCGTATACGCGCAAATATCCCTATACCAAAATATTACCCTATATAGTGACCCTGTAATTATATACAGTAGTTATAACCTGTGGATAACTTGTTGATAACTCAAACTGAATCGTTTCAGCGTTATATAGTTAATTATATAACTGTGGATAAGTCTAATTGATAGTGTTTCTCACTATCAAGCGCAAATAATACGCATTCAGCTAGAGTAATGATAACCACTCGCATATACGAATTAGACGCATTCAGCTAGAGTAATGATAACCCCTCGCAGGTGAGAATGCTTCTCAGTAACACCTCTTCCCTGCGCCTATGTGCGTAATCGACTTCGTTTTTTCAAAAATATTACGTGTGGACTTTTTATTCTGGGAAATCCGAAACGTGTTTTTATTTTTGTGAGAAATTTTTTCTTCCTCACCCCAAATTCGCGAAACTTGCTTCAAAGCAAAACTCGCGACAACAGGGGGAAGATTCTCAAAGCCACCAGCTGATCTGTCTAGCTGGCGTATAACTAACTAAGTGGGGTATTACCAAGAATCTTTATATACAAAATTAGTTTTGGGAATGTGATTGCCTAAGTTAAATTTTATGTTGTAGAATTTATGCGTGGCTGTATTATAGGAGGGTTAAACTAGTAATTGTTAGCTAGAACTGTTTAGCTGAGTATTCGCGAAGCGGAATGGGGGATTTTAGCTGGTAAGGTTTATTTAGCTATAATAAGTATAATTGGGGGATTTTAATGCTAGAAATAGATTGGGAGTTGTATGAGAGCGACTTTGGATAGGATTTGCAGAGATTTGCAAGCTATTGCATCTGTAGGATTTTATTTGCAGGCATTGTGGGGATTCTGGGAGAATTTTACAGACTTTTGCAATCTTTGACATTTTTAGTGGGAATTGTGGGCTACTGTGGAAGGATTTACTGCTATTTAAGGAGGGGGTGGGGCTGTTTTGTAGGAACTCGCTCTTAGAGCGAAACCCCCCTGATCTATAACCGCCCTGTGCCTAAAAAATTATTTGCAAAACACTAGGGAAAGGCTTGACAAAAATTTACGGGGGTGGCAGCCCGTCTCAAACGTGCCACCGGCAAAATAGAGACAATTTTCTTATGGTCTCATGATTATAATTATAAAATCATATAGCTACTGATGTGGGCATTTAGTTTATAGCTAGAGAGAAATTATGGACTATAAAATCATAGAGCTACTCATTTAGTTCATAGCTAGGAAGAAATTACTATATGATAATATTTTTGGGATTGGTGTCTAATTCGGGTCTTCACACTGGGTTTGTCACAAATGTGCTTTAAGCAAAACTGTGACGATTGGCTGCTAATGGGGATTAATAGATTGTCTGATAATAGATTGGCGGGTAATGGGGATTAATAGGTTAGCTGGTAATAATAAGGTGAGATGCCTACTAATATTACTAGAAGGCATTAAGGGGTGGGAATAGGGAGAAAAGTATCTTTTTATCCACTATTCTAGAGGCTGAATAACGTATTTCATTATCGCTAGAAATGGATTGGGGAGTTGTCTAGCGGAAAAATGGGGAGGCAGTTCTGGCGAATAAAACTATGTTACCAAATCTTTTCATTAATAAATCTTTACTATTAAATAACCCTCCTACCTCGTTCTTTTCATTAAAGATTTTCTTTGTACTCTTTTAATAGTTACAACTTCCCCCACCATGCGTTATTGTTTGTTATATTAACTTAAAATACTTAAAAACCATTTATATCTTATACACATGGAGGAGAGGGTGTGGAATACGCCTTGCACGAAGCACCATCTGGCTCCTCCTCCTTAAACCTCCGTCGCCTCTGGTGTTCGTACAGCGTACTTACACCCTCTCCAATTAAACTACATTCTTTGAAATTTCTCAAATCATGGTTTAATTATAACATGCTCTAAAATATTTGTCAACAAGATTTTATTTTCTAGGGTATGTAATTAGTTAATGTTTAAGTACTCGTCCATGATGAGTGACAGTGAATGCGAAGGAAAACTGCGAGAGTTAGTACATTCTCTAGTTTCTATTTTTGGTACGTCTAGGTATACCTTTTTGCATGTGGCTTTGAATACTGGACACTGTACAGATTGTGCATCTAAGTCATTATCTGTAGCTTGGTTTGTTGCTATTCTGAATGCCCATTGCGAAATTGCTTCGGCAATGTGGTAGGTGGTTACTACACTTTCAAAACCTATAGACCCTTCTAGTGGTACTTCTGAGTACTTCTTATTAAGGGGTAGGATAGAATCTATTGGTATATTAAACTCTACTCCACTATTAGGCTTAGCTATTAGATGATCACCTACCCTATCTGCTAGAGCGTAGATAGCTGCCCACACTGGTTGTGTACAGGTAGTATCTGAAGTAGATACTGGTAGTTTTTTGGCTTTAAGAATTACTTGTTTATATACCTCTGCATAGTTATCATTAGGGTAATCAACAGAGGCATATGGTAATTTAGTATCATCAGGATCTCTAACAGATACCATAAACTGCTTCTTATGATAGTATATGCGATATTGTTTCTTTCCATTATGGTACTCTAGCGGCACAAACCCCTTATCTAAATTTAATATAGAGCAGATGAATGGTGCTTCACTTTTTGGGAATATTGTCTGTTCTAACTTACATTCGATATCTTCTATAATGTTTACCTTGTATATCTTAGCTGTTATACCTACTGAATCTGTAACCTTTAAGTATGCTAAAGTATGTATAGCTATCTGGTGTACAGCTCGTTTAATCACTCCCCCTTCATCAATAGTACGTTTAGTAAATATAAGTACTAGAGCTTTCTGTCTGTCATTCATTTCTGAAACTTTCATTCCATCTAGCATTTTAAATTCATTCCATGCCTTTTGGAATAGGTGCTCATTGCCTAATACATTCTCTCTTTGTAGAAAAATGTTTAATGGTACTCTCATTTCGTCTCCTAGTCAGTTTGGTGAGACTAGCTTCGCTAAACCCACCCCAATTTAATCTGATTAGATAATCTTCTCAGTTAATTTCTTTTCACCACATAATGGGCATTGCGAATAAGTAGTTCTAACGCCATCTCCAGGTTCTAGTCCCTTCCATGTCTCTGTAGTGTAGTAAGGAATAAAATCACACTTATGGTTTACATATTCATCAATTTCTACATTCTCTATATCATAACGAACTTCCTGTAATAGGGATCTTAAGTGTGTTTTAATCTGGTCTATTTGGTTAAGTCCCTCTATTACCTCCTGTTTTAATTTTTCACCCATCTCATAATCTTCTTCAGAATAATCTTCTACAGCGGCAAAGAAATCTAATTGCTTCTCTAGCTTGGCTGAGTCTTCGATAATTGCATCTAATACTGCATTTTCAAGTTTTGATTTACCTAACATTTTAGTTTCCATTGTGCTCTCCTTTATATTGTTTAATATTGTTACTGCCCAATTCCGCGAAATCTGCCCCTAGGCAAAATCCGCAATAATCACTCTATAAAGCTTACTTTATAAGTTACTGCGTATGAGACTTAATTAATATATCAGACCTGATTTCCATTACTTTCATTCTACTATATCTCTTAATATTGAAAGAAAATTTGCTAATTCCTTGTCCTTTGTATAAATACACACAGCGTCTATAACGCTCTGTAACTCATATGCTTCGTGGTACTCTATGAATTTATCCCCTCCAAAGTAGCGAGTAGTATAGATGCCTACAACGTCTGGATATACAGATAGTAGTGTTGTTTTATCCTCTGGGTTAATGATATCTGTAAATGGTACTCTAATGTATAAAGTTCCATCTTTTGCTTTATATAAGGATGCCTTCGCTCCTTTAATATCTAGATTAGTGTCTAACTTTGTTACCTCTAACATTAAGTGAGCCCCTGTATTGTGTTCAACTTCAATATACTTACTTAGAGTACTGCCTAACTGTGCTCTGAGCTGTTGAGTGTCTTTGTATACCCTTGCTGTTTGTGTAAGTTCGTTTAAGAGCTTACTATAGATATGTGGCTTCATTTACTTATCTCTAATAATCTCTTCTAGAAAGTTAGCAACTTCAATTTGGGTTTTAGTACCTGCCTTACGTAGTGTATTACATACTTCTGTAAGATTAAACCCGTGAATAAGGTAGTGTTTCTTCTTGCTATAGGTTCTAGTCATATCTCGATGTTCTATATCAACTACGTGCAGTGTTTTATTGTGACTACACAGATTAATGCCTAATTCATCTAGGATATCTTGCTTTAAAGAGACGTATAGATCGCCCTTGTCGCACGCGTATAGTGATGCTGGTTTTCCAAATATATAAACTTCTGGGTTTAATATCTTACGTACTTTAGTAATCATTTCTTTACTCCTGTTCCATTACATTCTGTGCATGTTGTAAAATCTACTTTTCCACCTACTAGCCCATATGTATTACCGTATCCGTTACATCTTGGACAGGCATCACAGACTGCTTTAAATGCTACTGGTAAAGTGAGAGAGTACATGCCCTTTCCAATTCTAGCTATGTTGTCCTCACCTATAAAGATTCTAGGGAGCTCACTATCTCCAAGTTCATTGATTGTGTAAATGAACTTTTCCTCTAACTTAGCTACTACAGTATCTGCGCTATTAATAATACGAACTAAAAATGTTAATCCACCATCTCCGGAACTTAATGAGAATCTAAACTTTCCGGAGGCTTCCATAATCTCAAACAGCTCTTTATACTGCTCAAATTTAATCATAATTATACACTCCTACTACTGAGTTAAGTTGTCCTAATGTTTCTTGCAGTTCATGATATAGTTCTTCACCCTCTGGTGTTAAAATAAAGTCAATTCCTCTGATAGTACCGTATCTATCCGCTAGTAGTGCTTCCTGCTTCCCATCTAGGATTATATAGATACCTGCTTCATCTATTTCTATGTCTAGTGACTTTATGTCTTTAAAATGGATCTTCTTATTACCTTTACCTTCGTAAAAGGCTATGAATGGTTCTGGATACGCTCTAGGGAATAGTATTACTCTTTTCATAATATGTTTTCCTCTAGCTCAGTTAAGAATTCGTGGATAAAGTTGCTTAGTGCTATAACTCTAGAGAATTGTTCATCTACACGATCATCCGAATCGCAGTTAACTATATCTAATACTACTAATTTATTAACGCAATCAGTTATAGATATTAGGGCAGATTTACCCTCAAATTCTTGGTAGTTAATACTAGATGAAGTGGCTTCCTCATCATTACCTAGTGGGATAACTACACCGTAACTTTTAGTATGGTATGTTACCTTAGCTCTAGCAATGAAATCATCTAGTTTAGTCACCAATAGCTTCATCTTATTATAAAACAGTACTGAAGATCGCTCTGGTGATATCTGATTAAGTAGATTAGAGTGTAGTATGATTTGTCTATTGCCATAAGATACCACGAACTTTGCATTGAATGAGCCATCAATGGACTCTGCTAGAAAACTTGCAGATGCTAAATCTGATGTATCTTCTGAGTTTAGGAAAACTCGTTTAGTTGTGTGAAAGTCTTTCATATTACTCCTAAAATAAGCCCCTTATTGGTGGCTTTGTATAACTGGGGATTACTGTTCCAAATTAGGGCTCTTCAAATATTGGTTTCTCGAGTTGCACTGATATTCAAATAACTGCTCTGTATCATTGGTTATAAAATATTCATTACCTATCTTTTCTATAACAGGTTTGTCTACTACTTGGTTAGTTGTTTTACACCCATCCCCCAGTAGCGCTTCGCGAATAGTATTCCTATCATGTATATTAGTTATATAGTCTAGTATGAAAATATAACTACAAATAATTACTACTCCTAGCACTAACTTAGTTAGCTTACCCTTAACATTATCGTCTATCCAGTCTAGCGCAAGCCAACCGGCAATGAATGCAATGAATGCTAGTGCAATGTACATATAACACCCCCAACTTTAGTAATATACTCTTCCAATTGGTTTAACTTACAACGTCTGCTGGGCATAACATTTAATGTAAGCATCCCCTTCTGTAACTTTAGTGTTTGTATTACTGCTATAGGGAAATGATCTAGAATCCCTAGCTTATTTGTTGGTAGTTTAATTATCATTTGTTAGTAACCACGCTATGAAGTTGTCTTGATTAGCCCAAAGTTGGGTTAGTGAGTAAACTACAACGTACATCTCTACAATATTCATTTATTATACTCCAGTTCGTTGACCAATTGCAATATTTGCATCAAACTCTGTACCATTCTTAATGCAATATGTAATGTATTCAAAATCTACATTAGTGGCGTCTGCGTGTTCTGCTAGTATAGCAAGTTTTTCAATAGTGTTGAGTGCTTTTAATACTGATAAGGAATTTTCTTCCATTATAGCATCATATAAACCAGCAGATACTATACTCATTCTACCTACTAGTACAGTGCCAGCTACACTAGACTTATCTAGACAAGACATGAACTCTTGAGAGCTTAAGTCCTTAAATACTGAGAAGGACTGCTTTAGCATATACTTTAAATGTTCTTCCATCTTAGTTTATCCCTATAAGTAATTCTTCTAATTCAACAATATCTGCATTAATACTAGTAAGCATTTTAGCTGCTCCTAGTGCTTTAGTAGTACCTTTAGCTTTGTGTTTTGACTTTGCAGTAAGTGCTCTAACCTTATATAGATATGTTAATCTATTTACCAGTGCCTGCCGTACTCTACTACCTTTAATAACTAAAGAGTTAACTAGAAACAATGCTTCAGACATATTATCCGCAAGTTCAATGGCTTTATTAGACTTCTCATTATACCGTAAACCCATATTGCTCTTATAGAGGGCTTGCCTTGCTACTGCCTCTTCTAAAGCATTTAATAAAGCTCTCACTTATTTACTCCTTTTATTCAATTTATAAATATATTATACTAAATAACATGTAAATTGTCAAATAGTATTTTAAACGAGAAAGCCCAGTGAAACGAGAAATCTCACTGGGCTGAAACATTACAGTAGTAGGGTCATTATCCCTAGAAGTATTGGATGTGTAATAGAGACTAATACAGCAATAGTAGCTACCCATACACATGGTTGCACTAGTGCTGAGTAGAACCCACGAGTTCTATACCTTAGAACGTGACTATACACTACCTTAGAGGCTATATCAGCAACCACCATAAAGCCTAATCCTAAGATTAGCAAAAATACACAGCTAATAACTAAAAGCACGGCATTCATATAACTCCTTATATTATTAAACAAATTAGGAATATTAATAATACAAATAAAATAACAGCATGTATGTCATTTTTCATATTGTTAGTAGTTCTAGAGGGTTTGACCCTCTGGTACATACTCCTCGTTCTTTGCATTATAGAAAATAACTAAGTTATCCTCTATCCTATAATAGTGGAATGGAAAAGGTACCTTAAATGTACCTAGCTCTGTTTCTCTATCTACTAAGGTCTTAGCACATTCAGGGCAACCACTGCCAGCTAGGTGGGCTTTAGGGGTTTGTAGAAACATGCCTTCATGAACATTACAGAATATCGCTACTGGGACATCCATTCTTTCATACTCTACATTATAGTACCCGTATACCCTATCATGTACTTTTAATGCCCGTTGAACAAACCAAGCATTTTTAGCTAGTTGCCTATACCCAACATCTAGTTGGTTAATCTTCCTAAGGTTAAGGCTACCATCTCGCTTAGTAAACCTAAAGGCAGGGAAATCTAGCATCATGTCAATAAAGGCATCTTCTCTAGACTCTCTACCTAGCTTTCTTATCTCATCTTGTGTCAAATCGCTTCCGTCTCATTCACACTTGGAATGTGTGCCATTCCTAGAGGTGAGAAAGATCCTGCTGACTTTTCTGGGCGTTGTCTTGCAATCCAACCCAGAACAGAACCTCTAGAAAAGACTTTGCCAAACTTATTATATAAATCAATAATCCACATTTTAGCGTTTGCATGCGCTCCGAAAGTATACATTTCGGAGATCTCCTTAGTGGATTCTTCTCCTTTACCCAGGTAAAGGGGCGTAACGCCCAATTCTTTTAACGCCCCGCGCAAAGCTTTTGCTGTATAGGTAGTATCATGAACAAAATTAAAGAATGCAATATCTAACGATCCATCCATATTAATAAATGCTTCTTCAAATAGTGCAGTTGTTTTTGTTCCTTGAACATACCCTTTAGCAAGAAGTAACTCTTTCATATTATAGTCGTCTCCACGAGAATTTGCTTGTATCTAACACGGTAGTAACATCTAGACCATTTACTAGGGTATACGTTACTTCCTGGAATTTGGGATGATAACTATCAGCTAATGATGTTCTAATAGCTTTTATCATACTACCTTGTAAATTGATAATTACCGGAACGTGAAGGGGCATGAGTGAGGTTCCTGGGTTCCATTCCTCAATTAAGGCTGCCCCTAGTCTAGATGCTATCTTTACTATTGGTAAGTCACCTTCGCCAGCCTTTTTAATGATTGGCACTAATGCCTTTTGTAGTTCTTCTGCTTCTTCGTATGTTAAATTTAAATTAATCATCTAATTTCTCCAGTTCGCTTGTAAGTGCATCGGCTAACTTGGTTAAGGCTTCTGCCTCATCTTCGTCAATGTCATATAAGAACATAGAGTTAGCCCATACAAGAAAGGTTTCTACATCAGATTGTAGTAAAGTTATTGTTATTTGTTTACTCACTTGTATCTACCTTATTAGCCATAGCAAACTTTGCGTTATCCATAGCTTCATTTAAATCCATAAGTGCATGTAATCGTTCAGCGGAAGTGAACTCTGTACCTGATGTACTCATTTCAGCAATAGCAACCATTACTAAATCAATGGTCGATTCCTCTAGTTCTAGTGTTACTTTATTAGACATTATATAATGCTCCTTTAGCTGTAGTTAATATATTATCTTTGTCTAGCATTAGTAAGTGCAGGCATTTACCTTCAGCTTCAAATTCCATTAAGCAATCATCATACATAGGTGTAGTTTCCCATACTACCAACGACCCTTTATGATCCACACTCCAGTGCTTAGCCCATATTGGCACTCTCAATGCTTCAATACCAAAATAGGAGGATAAACTATACCCACCAGATCTAAGCGTTAAAGGATCTGGTGGTGTGGGCTTACCAAATAATTTATTTATCAGTCCCATCTTGAATCCTTTTAATACGTGAAATTAGTTGGATTCTGTCTGTTTGCTTCATTGGAGTAGTAGCAATAGCATGATGAATTTGGGCAATTAATTCCTCTTCACGTAGGATTAGATTCTCCTCCGTCTCTAGAATCTTAGCATCCAAGTTTCTAATTGCTTCTTTTGTATTTTCAGCATAACGTAGTAAACGGTTCTGCACCCCTTTGTAAGCAATACCTAAACCAATATTGCCAAGTACAGATACTACTAATAATCCTACAACTGACTCTAAAATCATATTATTTCCTTTTTTGTAATGAGCGCTCTAGAGATGCGATTCGTCGCTCTGCAACTGCTAAGTGTTCTTTAGCAAATCGCTCTTGGCGACGAGCTTCAGCATGTGCTACAGCGTTTTGAGTTAATTGTTCGTACATAACGTTAAGAGTTGCGATACTCATCTTCATAAACTGAGAATGGAACTCTGCGATATCCATGCCCATTAGGATAAGTAAAGTGTTACACATCTCTTTCTTATCTAATTTTAAATCTTGCATAGCTGAACTTAGTTTTTTCATAATTATTCCTCATTTCAATTTATAAACATATTATATCAAGAATATCGCAACTTTGCAACTACTTTTCTAAAGGAATATATGTATATGTATAATAAGTATTAGATGTACCTTTCAAGTTCTTTTCGCGTTCGTAATCTTCCACTTCCATATCTGATATCCAGTCTTTGGCTTCTTTTTCAGTATAAAAAGAATTTACCCAAGTAAGTGTACCCCATCCTATGTCATGGCGGTTAACTACTACTTTATGCCCCTTTTCCATGTTTGATCCTTTTTAGGTGTACACAAATAAACTGTATATGCTACGTCAATATCTTTAATAGCCTTTTCTAGTTCTGCTATACTGGAGTACCAGTTAACCCAGGAAGGAGCACCTAACGGTATAATCTTAACCCCAAATTTACTACGCATAAATTACTCCTTAGTAGGTACTAAGAAATCAGTAAATGTACCATCCGCGTTAGCTCTAGTTACAGTTAAGTTGCCATCTTTCCACCCACAACCAGTATCTAAATATACTCTATTACCTATATTTAGTCTATCTTTGGAATAGGTGTGCCCATGAATAGTGTAGTCTACACCTGTAATACTTGGGAATGTAAGTCCCCTATCAGAGTCTCTACGTACTGTGCGATCCCATAACATAGTCATTACTAATTCCCTATGCAACAAAGGATCATTAACGGCTTCTGTAAGCATTTGAACAATACCATCCCAGTCTGTTGGCAAGTCAATGTAGTCCTGGGTAGCGTAGTCTCTCCAGAATTTAAAAAACTTAGGGATACCTGCATGGCTTACCCCAAATCTTAGGTCTCCATATGTAACAGTTTTAGTTAGGGGTAGGCTAGTTAGTTTCCTTAAAAGTATAGGATCAAGCCCATTGCTATCTGGGTCTGGATAATCTAAAGCCCAGGTACCACCATTACCCATCCAATTTACATAGTCATCCACAACTGGGAAGAAGTCATGATTACCCATTACTGGATGAAACCACCTCTCTCCGATGAGCATCACAACTCTAGCACTATTCGGACCTCGGTCAATAAGATCTCCTACTGAGACTAGGAAATCTTTATCAAAGTCAAAATCTGCTTTATGCAACGCTTTCATTAAGTGATCATAATGACCATGGATATCCCCAACGAAGAATAATTTTGCATCTGTAGGTACATTAAGAGTATCATTGTGTTTGATACCTATAAAGTTCCTAGTATTAATTTGTTGCATAGAGCCTCTCCTGCTTCATAGGTTATTAAATGCAGTTAACAGTTCAGTCATTGACTTTACAGTAATGGAACTAAACTCTAGATCTTTGCCAAACATTGTTTTAAGTGCATCAATGTATGGTTGTTTCAGTCTACCAGTAGGCACTTCAACTTTGGTAAACTTTCCTTTTACTTTAGCGCAATCCTCAACAGCTTCTAGTGTAGGTAATGGTAGCTTTTCAATAGTAAGATCTGCACCAATACGCTCACTAATATAGTTTGAGATATCTCTGCGGGTTCTCTTCTTACTTGCCACTGTTTTAGTACCTCTATTAAGTTTGCGGTCTATTTTACTCTGTAATTTTTCCGGTTCGTGTTTTAAATAATTATCTAGTTCTGACGGGCTAATGCGTAAAAATTCACACATTTGCTCGTAGTAGCGACTGGACATTCTTTTGATCTCCTATCTCGCAATTTATACATATATTATACTAAAATTTTAGTAAGTTGGCAAGTACATTTTTTAACGCATTTACCATATTTGGTGTAATCTATAGGTGCTCATACCTAATAGCCCTGATATAACCAGTAATACTAGGCATATTTCTATACTAAGACCAACATGAATAGCTATACTAACACCCATTCCTAGGGCTACAGATAATAGCATTGATATTACTAATACTAGTGAGTTAGGCACCTAACACCCCTATGACCAGTATTACTGGTAATGTGATTATAATAAACCAGATCATAGCTTTAGTATCTGTGCTCATTGAATTGTACCAACCAATAAGTTTAGTTTTCATTTTTCGATCTCCACTACCATAGTATCTTCAATCTCTGCGTCACTTCTAGCAAGATCAAACACATCTGCATCTATAACGCCGAGGTCTTCCGACATCCTTTGCGCTTCTTCTAGACTCTCTGCGTCAACCTCAATATGACATGTACCTCTAACGTAGCCAGAGAAGTAGTGACTAATACGGAACTTCTTCATAAAATAATCCTTTCTTATCAATTTATATAAATATTATATCAAAAATCGTAGTATTTGTCAACTAAAAAGAAAAGGGAACTACCTTTCGATAGTTCCCTTTATTATTATCTAGTTGATCCCACTAACTCTGCATCACCTATTGGTAGGTCATAATCTATAGTGTAGTTACCTTCTGGGAATACGTATCCTTGTATTAGTCCGGTTTTGAATGCTTTTACGCATACCATATCGCTTTGATTACCACCTAATACTAATAATAACCCACTTGAGGTTTTACCTACTACATACCCAACATGACCGTTACCGTTAGGGTACTTAAACACTACTATACACCCAAAAGCTGGCTTACTCAATTTGGTTCCATAACCTAGCCAGTACTGAGAACTAGCTTTATTGTATTGACTGGTGCTGGTAGTAGGTAGCCCTGCTCTGGTTAGCGTACCGCCAACAAACCCAGAGCACCATGGTATAGTTGTTGGACTGCCCATTAGACCACCCATCTTAAAGTCTTTCCACAGTTTATCTACCTCAGCACCACCATCTTTAGTTGCTTCATGTATCCCTAGTAGTTTATACCCCTCAACTAACCAAGGTAATCCTCTCGTCTCCATAGTATCTCCTATAAAGCCCTGCCTAGGGCTCTTGCAGGTGTTGAGCACACTCTATATAGATAATTCTCTAAATCTTCCATGTGCTCCTTGTCTGCTGGTATCTCTCTCCAGGCTATACCAATGTAGCCGGAATATATATTATCTAAATTAAAAAACGGACAAGTATACACGTAGCTGAACTCTACATTTTTAAATGCTGGTATATCTGATCCTTTAAAATAGACTCGCTCTTCTGGGGATGAAACTACGTAGTTTATCCCCGCTAACTGCTCCATATATAGATTGCTAGTTTTGTCGACCGGTTTTAGTTCATAATCCTCTTTAGGTAGCGGTATAGCACTCTCCCAATAGATTATCTTCTGATAGTCATTAACAGCGGTAGGTTCATATTTGTAAACAAATACCGCATCAGCTCTAGTTTGCAAATATAGTGCTTGAGCCTTTTCCGTAGCAACTTCTGGAAACTTAGCTTCCCTTAGTAGCTGTTGTTCAGCGATTATCTTTGAAGAAGAGAAGTTTGACATATACTCCCCTATCTCGGCATGGTACTCTACTAATATAAATATGAGAGTACCGATCAACAACGTGGCACTATTACGTAACAAATCCTTTGGATTACTAATTTGACTAAATAGGAGCGTTAGCAGTTTTATTAGATTGTCCACAAATTTCTCACCTCCTGATACTACTATTATACCAGAAGCGCACGCATTTTACAAGTAAATATTATAATTCTTCCCTAGCATATTATCATACAATTGTCAAGTATATTTTCTATTTCCAACAAAAAAGCCACCTTGAAGTATCAGGGTGGCTTTATACAACTAATTAGATTCCATGTATTCTTTGATGGCTGCCTGTCTATACTTAGATAACTTATCTAAGCGAGTAGATAAGTCCTCTCCTGAAAAATATACATCGTCTTTATAGGTAAAGATCCTCTGCTCAACCTCCTCTTTACTCATAAAGGGAACTACAAAGTAGTCCATTAATGCTGACATAATTTGATCTAGGTTAGCGATAGCTGCATGGTTATTATTACCAGTTCCGTAAGTACCACCAGTTGAGGTATGCAACATTACGTAAGATACTGGGTACACTACCCATTCGTGGCATGCTAAGAAAATGAACGCATGACCTGAACACGCAGATCCCTGCAAATGCCCAACAACAGTAGCACTAGATGACGCAATAGCATTGCATAACTGCATCGTAGTGCTAAGATCGCCCCCAGGTCCGTTGATATACAGATTAATAACGTCTGCTTCGGTAGCCATGCTAAGTACAGTAATTAGATCTCTATAGTTAGAGGGATCACCAATAGGCTCATCCATATGATAATTATACACTGTGGAACCTACCTGTGCGGTAAGTACTGGTTGTTTCAATGAGATGATTCCTTCTTCGTCTTCAAACATATTAGCGCTCCTCTAGTAAGCTATCTACAAATCGTAAAGGCAGGGTCGGATACAGTTCTGTTGATAAGGTAAAGGCTAACTTATCTAACCCCTCAAATGTATTATCAATTTTAATATCATAGTAATCTAGTTTCTGAGCACTAGGATGGTTTGTACTTTTGGTAGCAAACTTTTTAACACTACTAACTATCTGTACTATCTCTCCACCACTACTTTTAACGTATTCAATTTCATTAGGAAAACGAACATCAGTGATAATTATTACATCTGAGCAGGCTGAGCTTATCTTTTGGTCTACTAAATTAAGCCACAGGTCTGTGTCCACTCTATCTCTACCAAGTTCTGTACCAGTTAGCTGTAATAACTCACGTGGTGATAAATAAAACGAGTAGACTGCGTCTGGAAGAATATTAGGCTCCCCGAACTTAGGCAGTAGATCGTTATGTACCCACTCAGAGATGCAATACGGGAAATCGCCGTAGCTTCCAATACCAATCTCGTCCCAGTAGTCGCTAGCATCTATGAGACTTTGCTCTGTAAAGCACATATGGACTTTTTCTTCCTTGTATTCCCTATTTTGCATATACTCAATAGGTATACCGGATAGTTTTGACGCTAATCCGTATAACGCGTCACCAAAACCTATACGCTCAACCTGGAAGTGTACATTCTCTCCCGCTTCCTTTAACAGCTGGGCTACCGTGTCTTTACCAACACCAGCGTCTCCAGTAAGTCCCAATAAAATCATTTACAATTTTCCCCTTTATTATTTGTATAGTAGCATACTGTATTATTAATATCTTTTAAGTATCTTACATAGTCTCTTGTGCATTTAGAGTAGTCAATATAGTCAGAATAAGGTATAGCTATATATGCTCTATTATCAACAACCTGAATAGATAAATTGCGTACTGAACAATACTCTACCGGCTTAGGCAGTGCTATAATAGGCTTGGAAATTTCTATAATCTTAGGTGGTGGTATGTAAGGTTCGCTAGAGCATCCCACAAGCCCCAGCACGATCATTGATGACAAGACGACTCGTCTCCAGTTAGACATGATATCTCCTTTCCGGTTTGATTCACGGCTCGTTCTATAGCTTTTGCCGATAAAGTTGGTTTTGCAATAAGTATATGTTCTCTACCTCTAGCTGATTCTATTTTAGATGATTCCGCTTCGCGAAGTGTCTGTGAAGCTTGTCTATTTATTACTATGTTATTAATATCACCTGCCATAATATCCATTCTAGAGTGAAGCTCAGACAATGATGCTTGCAATCCTTTGTTATCCTTAGCCAGCATCACTGCTTGGCTCTCCAATGCATTAATAGTTTTATTTTGGTAATACATAACTTGAATAAGACCAAACCCTATAATAAGCACAGCTATGGTAGGCGCTATATTCCTTTTTAGAAAATCAATTAGTATTCCCACGTATTGCTCCTTTACGTATAAGGAACATTTCTATTTCCTTATGCATACGAACAGCATTATTCTCTATAAAATTTAGAATGGCTGTCTGCTTATATACTGGTGGATTAATATATACTATATGTTGTGAACCTACGTTTGGTATTACTACAACTATCGGGGCTACATCTACTAATTTGGTCAAAGTGTCTGGAGCTTCTAGAATAGGGTTTATATCTACCATGTGTATAAGAGTACTCCCTTGAAGCTCATACCAGTTATCTAGATATTTAATATAAGCAGTCGCTGGCTCTACATATTGACTATCTGCGTCTAGTAGGTACCGATCACTATTCCTTTCCCAAATTCTATCAGACTTACCAAACCTATGTTGTAAGTCGTAAAAGTCCATGTACTCAGATAATATTTTCATAAGAACAAATCCCTCTCAAAGTGTCACTAAGTACGTATGAGAACATCCCTAGCATGGCTCCGGCACAGTATACCTGTAATTTAAACATTAAATATGGCTTTATAATCTTAGTCTCCTCGTACTCGCTTATACTAAGCATAGTCTTATGATTACGTTTCCATGAATTGTACAACCAATAACGTATGCATATAATATCCTTTGCTGAAAGGCTTCTAAATACCACATACGTATTAAATAGTCCTACAAGTGCCCAGAGCATTATTAATAAATAAATAATCATAATAATCCTCCTTTATTATATAGATATTATACTATAATTATGCCACGAGGTCAATAAAAATTTTTATATTGTAAGTATTTCCCCGCGCCTTACCAGTAAGGATATACTGCATAATTAATTTGTTACGTGTACAAAAAAGGGACTGCATCTCTGCAATCCCTTATGTATGAATTCTACGGTCTATTAATGATTTGGATGGTTTTACCATCTTCATTTAGCAGATATGCGCTTACTTCTCGATAAATTACAATATCCCCATCGCCTGTTCTAATAACTGCTGATACATTCTCTATGCCGGTGATAGATCTACCTTTTAAGATTTCAGGTCTGCTACCTAAGGGGATATACGTAGTGGTTTCAAATATACGATATTGACCCTCTACTGCTGTGTTAAGCTTCGCCTCTTCATCTGAAAAACTACGAACTAACTTTAATACAAATTCCATAATTACTATTCCTATTTATTACTATTAGTAGTATGTAGGTAAGCCACCTACTGGGCATTCTAGCTTTTGCTAGTAATTCTTAATATCTTGCGCATCCTAGCAACACACACTTTGTAAATATGGTCATTAGTTAAATGATTGTAATAACAAATAAGCCTATTACTATATACGACTACACCATCTGTAACAGCAGAGTATGTAACTTTAACCATTCCATCTCGAAACTTCTCGTGTGCTACGTTAAAATGTACATCAGACATACTATCTCCTAAAATTTGGGGTGACGGACGGGATTCGAACCCGCGTATTCCTGAATCACAATCAGGGGCATTATCCAACTATGCTACCGACACATTTAAGAACCCTACTGTAAGATTCTTAAATGTAGACGATAGCGTCTACAGTATTAATTTGGTGCACCCTGTTGGTAACGATCCAACCTCCCAGGCTCTTCAGGCTAGTGCTAATCCATCTCAGCTAAAGGTGCTTTACTATATTAACGAATATCAATATCTGGAATAATTACAGATGGTTTAAATACAACTCTATAATGGTATTTACTTACAGATACTGGGTCAACCTGTTCCATAAAGAAAGTAACGTTATCTGATAGCCCAAGCAGATGCTTTTTATATTGCCCATCACCTACCTTGCAGACTACGCCTAGAACATGTTCAGTACTGGTATTATCTCGAGTACATAAACCCTCAATGGTCAGCATGTAATCTCCAGTAATGCCATTGTAAAACACAATTCTTCGTTGTACTTCAAAGTTATCTGAGGACTTACTTAGGTTATGAGATGCTACATCAGAGTCCGCAGGACACCCAGTTAATAATATTACTGATGATAGTACAATTGCCGACATAATTGCTCTTAAGCGTTTCATTTATTAAATAACCTCTAGTTCTTCGTTAAAATTGGTGGAGATATCTTTACTACTAGTTACTAGGTTGACTGGTAACTTGTACACCTTAGATAGGAATTCCTGTATTAAACCAGCATCACATATTTGTTGCTCATGGTCGGTAAATTCTTCACCATCTAGCATGTAAGTTGTATTCTTAAATGCTTCTGGTACTACTAATGGTAAAAACTCATAATCATGGAATGGTAATCCCAATACATTAATGCCAGTAGGGGTAATACCCTTTGACATCCAGTGCTTAATTAGATCACCAACTGTATATCCCTCACCATCATAGCAAAATGCTGATGGTGTCATAGTAACGTCTAATTCTGGGTGGGTAGGACTTACTACTTTCCAACCCTCTTCCATAGTACACCCACAATCATCGCAATCCCAGTTATCTACAAGATGCGTTACTTTCACTTCTAGATTTTTCATCGCGCTATTCTCTTTAATTAATTTGGAGGAGGAAAGGGGATTCGAACCCCTGGAGCCTATCGCTAGACCCGTCTGATTTCAAGTCAGGTGCAATAATCCATCTCTGCCATTCCTCCTTAATTTGGTCTCTGATGTAGGATTTGAACCTACACATCGGACTCCCTACGTGTACCAAGCGTTTCCAAGCCTGACATCGAACGGGCGACTGCTTTGCCGTGCTACCTTAGGACTATTCAGTAGCTATAAGCTAATTACACTATAATTTGGTCTCTGATGTAGGATTTAACCTACTTAGAAAAATCGTACTTTATACTTTTAGGGTCTTTTCCAGTAAGTGATCGGTACTTTTTACGTAATCCGTTGTCGGATATTCCCAACTCTCTAGAGGCTCTACTCCACGAGTAGTTTGTTACCCAATAAATAATATCCTCTATAGTTATATGTGAGCCCTTATTGTGCGCACACGCAAAGCACGTATTGTTTCTAGTTGAGATAGGAATGCCACATGAGCATAGTTTTGTTCCAGGCTTTAGCCCTTTATCAGTTAGGGTCTTACTTATATGCTCTTCAGGGGTTAGGGCATTTAAATTGACTGCTCGGTTATCTAATTTATTCCTGTTTATGTGGTCTACTTCCAGAGTGGAGTCGAGACTTGGCAGGTTACCAAACACCCTACATACAACCCTATGAACTCGTAACCATTTATACTTCCTTGTGTCTAGTCGTACAGCGAAGTGTAGGTACCCTGCACCATCAACTGTTGGACGTAGTAATCTATTACTAATAGTAGAATATATGCCCCCACTATCTGATACTAAGTACTCTGGGTGTTCTGGTATAGGGGTAAACCCTTCCATATGATATACTCTCCATACTTTCTAGTTGATTGGCGGTACTACGGGGAATCGAACCCCGATCTTCGGTGCGACAGACCGTTATAATTGCCGTTATACTATAGTACCAAAAATGTATTTAAGAATCAAGCCCCTTCATCAAGACAATGCTTGAACAAGTCCTACAAACGTAGGCGCTGTAATTTATAGTGTGATCATGACTCACATTTAATATACAGGCTTCATCGTCGGTTAAGTAGTTTTTTCTAGAATTACTATCTAAACCTTTCGTTATCTTAAGTCCAATACCTAAACTGAACGATATAGGGCTTGATTCTTAAGTACATCTTTCTCTCAATTTCTAATAAATATTATATCAAGAAATTGAGAGTTTTGCAAATACAATTTTAATCTTTTTGACTATCTATAACCAACTGCATAGCCTGCTCTGCTGACATGGAATATATTAACTCATATTCATATTGTGGGTAGTATTCTCCTGGTCTTATAAATATTAGATTACCAGTTGACTTATTTTTAGCGATATATACTACACTTTTCATATCCTACCTATAAGATTGGAGGAAGAAGTGGGATTTGAACCCACACACCGACTTTCATCAGCTACTGACTGTTTAGCAAACAGTTCCCTTACCTTTAGGGTTATTCTTCCTATAGTAAAATTGGCAGGGAGTACAGGACTCGAACCTGTGATGCCAGTGTCAAAGACTGGAGTGCTACCGACTACACCAACTCCCTCTTAGTACTCCAAGACTTATTAGTGGCTGAACTAACCGCCTTAGAGTACGTACTCTTTATATCTTCCGTTGGGGAATACCCTGTTAGTATATTTGCTACGATAGCAGAGTATATTACTGCTGATAATATACATAGCACAGTAAGAATACTAATTAAAATAACCCCTGAACTACTCATAATTGCCCTTAAATATTTACCAGATACGCACCTTATTATCAAGCACAGATGGGTCTAAGAAGTATTCATTAACCTTACAGGAATAATACTTATCGAATTCAAAGGATTCTCTATCTTCCCATAGATGCTTTAACATACTAGAATGAACGACCATGTCATCACCTCTAATAGCAATGTACAATACTTCTCCGCCGTACTCTAGAGTATACATGGATACTTCTTTATCTACTTCTTCATAGAATTTTAGCTGGGACGCTAATTCTTTTAACTTTAAGAGCTTAGCATCAAACCCTGCGTTTGGTTTACGGTTATGCGCTTCTTCTAGTAGAGGATACATACACTCTGCTAATTCTAAAGCTGCTTTACTCATTTTATTAATGGACTGTTTAGCCCCTAGATAGTCTGGCATAATATACCTCATAGTTTATTGATAATTTGGTGCCCCTTGCTGGGATCGAACCAGCGACCTACCGATTATGAGTCGGGTGCTCTACTCTTCTGAGCTAAAGGGGCTAATTTTAATAACGTCTTGCAACATGCTAACAGTAAAATAATCACTAGAGCCTGAATGCATTGATACGAACACTACATAATGCGGGTCATATAAAACCTCTGGTGTAGACTCTAGGATCACCTTATATAACGAGTTGAAAAACTCCAAGGACTCATCACTAATAGTACCATTAATCAGTTCAATAGCGTTGTGTACGGTTAGTTTTGCGCTGCTATTTCTTAACTTATACAAAACCATGTCTTTAGTACTTTCATTATAAGATTCTAGGTACTCTTCAGGACTTTTAATACTATCGAAATCCCAGCCCTTCATTAAGGCAATCTCTACAATAACGTGGAGAAAGAAAGTACCGACATGTTGTTTAGTTTTCATTAGCTATTTCCTATTATTTGGTGGGGCATGTAGGATTCGAACCTACGACATTCAGATTAAGAGTCTGCTACTCTAACCAACTGAGTTAATGCCCCGTAATTTGGTGGGATGTCGGAGACTCGAACTCCGAACCTATCGCTTAAAAGGCGAGTGCTCTAGACCAATTGAGCTAACATCCCGTTATTCTTTTATCTATAATTATCTAGTAATACTTTACTAAACATAAGCAGTTCAGTGTCTGACATATCATCTAAGTCTTTAGGAGACTGCATACCACCGTGCTTAAACTTCTTACATAACTTAGCACCTGCATTATCTGGATCACCTACCCAAACAAACTTATATGTTTGGTGATTATTTAATAATCTCAGTAATGGTTTGTGCATACTAGAGCCTAAAGCAGATACGGCGTTGACGCCGAGTCTTTGTAGTGCGGTAGCTCTAAATACTGCTTCCGTTACAAACACTAAAGTGTCATTAGGGTTTACAGTGTCTAGACCCCATAATGCTGGCTCAGAACTCCAAGTAAAATATCTTGCCTTACTAGGCTCTTTATGCTTTTTAGGAGCATCTGGTGTATACTGCTGAAATCCAACCAATCTACCATCTGTTGCAAACAGTGGAAAAGTTGCCTTATTTCCTTCTAGATCTAACCAAACTTTATGACTATCTGTAACGCCTTTACTTTTAAGGACATCTAAAACATTCATTTGAAAAACTCCCTAACTTCAAACTATAAATATATTATATTAGATTTTAAGGAGTTTTGCAAGTGAAATTTTAAATAAATTTATTGATTACTGGTCTTACTTTAAATAATGTAGTATCTGAACTAGAGTCAATCTCAATGTATTCTAGCTTACCTACTAAATCGTTTAATGCTTCGTAAACCTTACTTGCTAATTTTGCGTCTACTGAGATAGTTACTACTAGTTTACCACCAATACGCTCCGGTTCCGACACTTTAATCGCGTTCTGTACCTGTTGACGAATGCGCATATCAATAAGGTTAGCGATCGTTTGATCTTCTTCTTTATTATACATATATTTTCTCCCCAACACCTACTAGTTTAATTTCCAAAGAATGCAGGCTTTCAAAATAGCCCGCATTCCAGAAGTTAGAGAATTGATGCATTGACCCATCATCTAGAGGTAGCATAATTGTAAAGTCTGACCGGCTTTTAGTAGTTTCTAGAATTATATCTAGTGCTTTCTGGCACTCTGATAAGTTACTCCACTCATACGGAATTTCGTCAGATTCTAAACTAGATCCAAAAGAGTCACCAGACATATACTCTACTACTATTTTAAACCTTAGCTGGCTACTCATCGTCAATAATCTCCCAATCAATAATAACTATATCTAGAGTAGTTTCTACGGTATCCAGGTATTTATGTAGCTCTTCGTGTGTGTACCCCGATACTATATTTGGTAATAGTATTTCTCTAATGTCTCCACAAGGATACTGTACTATTGCCCGTACTCTTCCAGTTAGCAAAATCATTTCTTAATCCAATCAAACAGCTTAGTATCACCTAACCAACGACAGTAATAGGAATCTCCAGCATCGAAACCAATAGAGTTACACTTACACATCCAGAACTCCCCTCGATGTGTAAAGTGGTGCTGATCTCCGCACTTCTTGCATCGTAAAATCTTATCAACTTTCATACTGTCGTTCCTTTAAATTTGGCAGAGGTTGTAGGAATCGAACCCACATCGCAAGGTTTTGGAGACCTGCATAATAGCCATTATAATAAACCCCTATATCTTTAATTTATAAATATATTATATAATAAATTGGGTAACTTGGCAACTAAATTTTTAAAATTGGTGCCAGCAATAGGAATTGAACCCATGACCTGACGCTTACAAGGCGACTGCTCTACCTACTGAGCTATACTGGCAAAATTGGTAGTCATTGAGGAATTGAACCCCATCATTCGGTGCGGATTTACCCAGACCCATCTTAGCGCGGAGATTCGAACTCCGTATCAGTACCCTCTCCCGAATCGGATTACACCACATCCGCGATGACTATAATAAATAAGGGGGAATTAGCAGTCCCTTAATAAGTATTTAACAGATACTTGCTTACCTCTAGCTTAGCTATAATTTTGGCAGAAGAAGTGGGAGTCGAACCCACAAGGCGTCTTTCGACACTCAGCTACTTTCCAAGTAGCTCCCCTCTCCAATAGGTTTGTTCTTCTATAAATTTGGTGGGACTAGGGAGAGTCGAACTCCCAAGGTACTAGTACCTAAAACTAGCGCGTATGCCAATTCCGCCATAGTCCCAAATTTGGTGCCGAGGGCGGGGATCGAACCCGCAGAACCTGCGTTTTAAGCACAGTACGTATGCCTATTCCGTCACCTCGGCTATTTAATCTCTACTTCATTGCCCTCTGAATCTTCCCATACCTCTGGTTTACCATCAGCAAAATGAACTGAATGTCGGCAAGGTAAGTAGATTAAAGCCCCTTTACCAGCTCCGTGATATAGTAGATCCTCTACTCGTTCCTCTCCACATACTTTGCACATGCCTTTTGGCTGCGTGAATACTTGTGGTTTAAGGCTACCACTAAATAGCTCTTCAACTACTTTCCTAGCTCTTTCTTTCAATTCTTCATCATACATAGTAGGTTCCTTATAGTTGATTAAAGCTATGTGTGCCGTAGGTATTACTAGCATATACCTATCGAACTTTTATGCTATATTGGATCGCCAATCCTCAGGGTAAACCAAGTCCCATCTAATCTAGTATGTAGAATCGCATTCTTTTGGCGGGTGGTTCTAGTTCTTGCACACATACTTTAATCAACTAAGTTAATTAAAGGTGGGCTACCCTCTTCTCCCACTTAGTTAGTTAGACTGTTTAATGAGGCTAGCATGCCACTTAAGGCGTCGGCTGGAGCTTGCTAGTAAGCCTACTCAGCCCTGTCATGCTTTACATAGGGTAACTAATCCTATGCTACACACGTTTGTTCTTTAAACCAGTTGATCTTTAATCCAGTAGACTCGGTGTATAGCCTTTCTAGCTCTTTAAGATCATAGATAGGATTTTCTGTTTCTAAATCCCATAAAAAATCACTAAACGAATTCCAGGATTCTGCGTCCATTACAGGTACGCTTATCTCACTACCAAACGTGGTGTCATCATCTACGTCTATTCTACCACAGCAATAATAAGTAGCATATTCCCTTTTTGTATAGAAGGTTCCAGGGGTGAGTGTAGACTCTACTTCTACCTCTGTAAATGGTACGTTATTATCTTCATACCACCCTACATTAACCACACCCATCCAGTTTAAAAAGTATGTGCACAATCTAATGCCTCCAATTTATCTGATAGGTGTTTTACTTTTTCAAATTCAGATTCTGAAAGTGCGTGCCCTTCAATAGCACAGGAGGTTCTAGCGTTCTCCATTATATTATCTGTATTGGGATACGCCCACACTGAGTAAGTCTTGCCACTACATGTAGCTGCTCTGCCTATGAATATGTATCCTTTATTTAGGAGAAAGCTATCCAAAGCTTTTGAACTCGATAATTTCATCATAGCTAACTACTCTTTAATTGGTGGAGATTGAGGGATTCGAACCCTCCTGATATCCTCGGTGCAAGCGAGGTGAACACCCCAAGCATTCCCAATCCCCGTAAGTTGGTACACCTAATGGGATTTGAACCCATGTTACTTGCGTGAAAGGCAAGTGTCCTAACCGAACTAGACGATAGGTGCTTATTAGAATCGTGATGGATAAATTTCTTTCAATTTAGACCTTACATAACCAGTTTCATCACGAACGGCGTTTTCAAGCTGTAAGATGTAATCATATACCGGTTTTGGTACTTTAATATGCTCAACAATACCATCGCCTATTTGAACTGCTACATTACAACTACCATCTGAATAGGGTCTAAAAGTCATTTATTATTTCCTCATTTCAATTTATAGATATATTATAATTGAAATTTAGCGTTTTGGCAAGTAAATTTTTAATCTAAAATGCATAAGCTATCAAAAGTATGCAGTAGCACTTCCTTAACAGGTACTTGCTCAAAAGTAGGTGTTATATCAAATACTTCCCTATCTACAATAACTAATTGCTTACGAGTTGTTCTTTCAGGGATTTCCATGACTAAAATATTAGGAGACTCTAGTATAACTGGCATCCGTAACAGTGATATTTTAGCTCTACTTTTCTGCATAATACTGCCTTAAATTTGGTGCGGGCGGAGGGACTCGAACCCTCGCTGTACGGGTTGGAAGCCCGACCGAATAGCCACTATCTTACGCACGCTTAAATAATTTTTTAATTCGTTCCCAAAACGTTGGTTTGTGGGTTGTCTTTGTTTCTACCAAATCGTCTACTAAGGCATCGACCAAATCGTCTATCAAATCGTCTACCTTTGAGTTAACTTTAACATTACCTGAATCATCTACTAAGGCATCGACTAACTTATCTATCAAACCATCTACCTTTGAGCTCACCCTAGCACTGCTCTTAGTAGTAGTTGTTGGTCGGATTTCAGACAATTTAAAATCTATTCCAAGAGCAATTAAATCCTTAATAGACACTGATTTGTTATCTTGATCATAGACAAATTGAGTACCAGTCTTTTTAGACGTGTATACTTTACTTACTTTACGCTTTAAGAGTGGGTGGTCTGTTATAAGATACATATTAAGCCTTATTTTGTATTAATAATACTCCGTAGTTACTAAGACTCTGCTTTGCTAACATCATCTTGTCAACCGCGGAGGGGTTGTGGGAGTGTACATATACTTCTCTTAGATTTGGCAACTCTCCACTATGAAGGAGTTCTTCCACAAAATTTAGTACATCATTCCCTTCCTTATCTTCGCCTAGGTCATTATCTAGTGAGATATGGGTAATATTATCACTACAGCCATCTAAAGCTGATAGTGCTTCGCTAAAGGTTTTCGCCCAAATAACCTTTTTAAATACGTCTGTATCAGTAAAGTCTTTTGGGTCTCTTAAATCATCCAACCATAATAATAGTGGAAACATACTGTTACCTCAGTAATTGGTAGCGAGTGCAGGAATCGAACCTACCTAAGCTGGCTTATGAGACCAGAGAGTTCACCAGAACTTCTAACTCGCAATTAACTGGCGGGCAGTGCAGGATTCGAACCTGCGTCGTTCTTTCGAACATGGATTAACAGTCCACCGCCAAACCGCTTGGCTAACTACCCTATAATTTGTATTAAAGGAACATGTCCCTCAAAATAATAATCTTTTTGCGCTGTCATAACCTCTACACGATTGGCGTAGGCTAGGAATGCGTCTTTATCCCCAATAAGCTCCGGACTCCATTGATTTTCTAGACCGTAGCATGAGCAGTGACTACCGTGAACTTCATAATAAAGACCTGTTAAATTATCTTTAAAGTATACTTCTGCGTACCCCTCATACTGTGGTTGGTTATATACTGCGTATATAATAGTAATGTCTTCTAACATACCAGTAGGTAGTTCGAACTCACTTTCCACGTCACGAATGTTTTTAAAGTCTCCAGCAAATATATTATCTAACATAGTAACTCCTAGATAAGTTAAAATGGTACTTCGAACTGGGATCGAACCAGTGACCTCTCAGTTATCAGCCGAGTGCTCTACCTACTAAGCTATCGAAGTATAAAAGCAACTTTGGGTGTTTCAGGGCTACTCGTTTGTACACGCTACTACTAACCCTTATTCGCGTATAAAGTGTACCTAAGAGCGTACTTGTTGCTTTATTTACTAGTAATACTTAGAGTATATGAATTGTTGAAAGCCCTACCGACTAAAGTATTACTAAAATGGCATCGTAGAGGGGACTTGAACCCCCAGAGATCTACCTTGAAAGGGTAGTGACTTTACCAATTTGTCCACTACGATATAATACATTGTCGGGGAGTGCACAGAATGAAATTATTACTTCATTGATTGCGGACGTTATTCCCCGACTTACAAGTTGGTGCAGGATCGTGGACTCGAACCACGGAACCCCGAGAGGCGGAGATTTACAGTCTCCTGTCATTGCCGCTAGACTAATCCTGCATAAAAATAAATAAAGAATCTACTTTTGCGACTTACAAGTTGCCCGTAGTAGTAACCAGCTACTAAGATAGTATAGTTTACCTGATCGCCCCCTGAATAGTTACCTTTCGGTTAGGAATTCCCTCTGCCCTAAGATACAGAGAACCATAGCTGGTGTGGAATTGGTTGCCCTATTACTATTAGGCTCTCCCGCAGTGCTCTTGTAAACACCCGTAACTTCGCAGTGACTTTTACTATCTCCAAAAGTAGATTTTTATTTATTCTTTTCCTTAAACTTTATAATAAATATTATATTATAATTGTAAGCATTTAGCAAGTAAAATTATAAAGTTTTATGGTACGCCCTGTAGGATTCGAACCTACGACCCATAGCTTAGAAGGCTATTGCTCTATCCACTGAGCTAAGGGCGCATAGTGTAGGACAGATTAAAGAGATGTCCCAGCTCTACGGTTCCCTAAGGTAGTAGGGAATACTTTACTGACAGAAGCGTTCTGGCATATTAAGTTTTATAGCTGCCTTTACTTCTGCCTGATCTAGCTCTTCTTTAATTGTTGTTCCTTTTAGATTGGATAATTCAGTAGCCATAATATGTAGCGCTACGTAAGGTTTACGTACCCATAAAAGTTGGGCTACTCCATTATACGAGTATAGGAACTGATATAGCTTTGCTTTGGCTTCAAATCTGGACTCCCCTAGAGCCTTTGCAAGTTCAGTATGACAATCCACTGAGCTATCTAATCTTGTTTTAAAGTATAATGGTAATGTTTCTAGTATTACTCTAACGTCTCTATTTGTTAGACAATTCATTGCTTTATCTCCGAATTAATAGGTTATCTCTGATAATTAAGTAATGGGTTTTGGCTTTCTTCATTAACAGCGTCTCCTGGTCAGACCTGGATACTGTTCGTAGTGCCAGCGATGCTTAATATATAAGCCCCAGTTATCTTGTTCTTATTAATATACTCCCGTAAACACTCTCATATATTAACAGGGTTACAACATAAGTGAGTTCGACACACCCATTTCGGGATTACACTACCACTTTCTCCAATATTCCATCATAGGCAGGGTGTCATGACTTATCCCTTACGTGCCTAGGAAGCGTATGGGTTCCGCTATTAATATTGGTGCCCCATGAGGTAGTATATCCCGAAATGGGAAGTGATCAGCTCCACATTTCCTAATTTAGTATTAGGGACTCAGTATAGTAGTTCGCGACCTAGTATACTTATTCGTTGTTTTCTCTTAGTACCTTATTATCTGTTACTGGGAGTTGAACCCAGACGAGTAGATTTCGTTGCTTCTTTTATGCAGATAACTTAACGGATTTGCACCGCGATCCTGTGTCTACGCCTCTTGTACCAAGATACTTACTTTCTTCTGCATTAAACCGTAGTAAAATGCAAGGGTAGAGTTTACGGGGTGGTTAAGAGCCAAATTATACACTATGATAGTGAAACCCACAGATTCTATTCGTAATTAGCACAATGTACTTATATTACCAGCATAGTCTGCCTGCTGTACCCTGAAATCGTACTATTAGAATTATTAATAATCCGTGTTCCGATTTAATATAAATATTATATCAAAGTTTTTAGCATTTAGCAACTAAAATTTTAAATTAGATGCTCATGAAGTCCAGAATAGCTTGTTTTGCGATCTTACCATCATACTGACCATTATAGTGTTCTTTTAGGAACTTCATATGCGTTCCTAACGTGTCACCTGTAGAGTCAACAAGTACTTCTAGTAGATCATCGTATGTTAACTGTGGTGGCAGTATCATGTCGTATAACTTTTGCTGAAGTTCTGGCATTTTAATCTCTGCATCAATTTTACGCTCTTTAGCTTTTAATTTAGCCTTTTCTAGGGCGCTAATCTGAGCTTTTGCGTATTTAATTAGTTGATCTTTAGTTACAAAATCACCAAACTGATACTGTAGCTCAGATACAGCAGTAGATACAACTGTGACCCATTCAGTATCTTTCTTTAATCGTGCCTGTGCAATTTCAGCCCGAAGAAAGTCTAACATATTACCTTCCATTATTTGGCTCCAAATTTAAGTGTTCGGTGTAATACAGGGGCTTCATCAGTACTGCCCTGAGTCATTTTACCTTCACTAACAAAATATTTAGTTATTAGGGTGTTTATCATTCTAAGACCAAGAGTATTTTCCTCATACTGATCTTTAACGATAGGGATTAAAGTATCTATTACTTCCTGCTTATCTACTTCAGGAAAGATACTCAAATATTTGTCTAGTAGTGTATTTTCTGTTAAGAAGTTTAACATACTAGACAACGATATTTTGGTAGTATTATATATCAACCCAACACGACCTAGAAACTCTGTCTTAATTCCCATATCCCGTAACTTGTCTAGCGTCAGATTTTCGGCACCATTGAATGCTCCTGCAAATACATATAAAACATTATTTGTTGGAACTTCTACATACTTGCCATAGTCCCCAAATACAGAAGTAGTTTCCGATTCTAGAATTTTTAGAAACTCGTTTTGAACCCCATTAGTACTTTCATGGGCTAATTCACTATTAGTATTACCAGAGATGAACAGTTTGTCAAATTCATCAACAAATACTATTGTAGGTTTACCAGCTCGCTCTCTAAGGGGACTAAGTGCCTTTGATAAGCTATTTCCAGACACGCCTTCTTTAGTTAGCTGAGCTGCGTTAATTTCAAGAAAACCAACTTTTGCTATGGATGCCAGTGCTTGTATAAGAAATGATTTTCCTGACCCTGATGCACCAGATAACATAAAATGTGGTCGTAGTTCGCCTTTAGATACTTTAAATATCTCAACAATTCTGGATAGCTCCCTATATAAATCTTCCTGCTCTGGTACAGGGGCGAATTGCTTTTCCTTAGACATACTTATGTCTCCTTAAAGTGAGTAAAATTTGTGCCCGCCTATCTGTTTTAAATAGGTCAGCCTACTATGGTATCCTAGTGGTTTACCGCTATGGAAAAAGAGTGCTTCTGGTACAACTGGCTTTACCCACTTTCCAAAGTAGTAATAAGATAATGCTACTTTTTGTGATCTTTCCCACATGGCTGGCTCTCTAATAGGATACTTACTCCTAGTCCATGCAAATTGATATGGCTGATAAATAACACCACATGCCGTATCTTTTTTAAAGACTGGACTATGTACTCTATTATAGGTTACTTCTGCTACCGCGTATAGTCCGTCTAGCGGTTCCGCCCTAGCTTCATAATAGATATTTTCTGTTAAACAATGTACTTCATCATTTACTAGACCAGGCGCATTAAGTAGTAGCGTGCCTATAAGAAATGCCATATTTGTTGTTAGCATTATACCCTCCTCTACTAAAGGTGTTCCCTTAGTAGAGGGGACTCCAAAGAATCCCCTAATGCTAATTTATAGTCCGTAGGACTCTGCAACTCGCAACATAGTAGTATTGCTTGTATCAATTGACGGAACTGCACGAGCTAAGAATTTATAAATTTTAGTTAACCCAGAAAAACGATCACTAACTTGAGTGATAGTTACAGTTCTGCGCTGTTTTGGGTGCTTACTACCCAGCATAGCTCGTTCTGTACGGCGCTTTAATGCCTTTAAGTTTTGTAGGTGCTGTTCAAAGTGTGCTCGCTCCTCTACTGACATATCCGACATTGCCTGTTCGATTTCTTGTTTGGTTAAATCTTCCATATTTTAGTTCCTCTGTTTGTTTAATTTATAAAGATATTATACGTTAATTTAAGCGTTATGTCAATTACAATTTTTCAATAATTAAGTGGTTGAAGATTGTTTCATTTAGGCTATCGAATAATGCGTCGTGCCAGTTAGGTACAAATGCTAATTTAGCCATAAAATCAGAAGATACTTTAATTGCCATCTCTCTCATAATGAAACTAGCCGCTGAATTAGCACCTGCCTCCGCTTCTTTTTCTAGAGCGAAGTATTCACACTCTTCCATATTAGCTCGTGCTAACGCTTTTAGAGTTCTAGAGCTACCAACCTCACTAAAATGGTACGGCATACAATCAAGTTTAGGGAACTCGGATGCCATGAAGGCTTCGTAGATAACCATATCGAAGTCCGGTCCGTTTCCTACAGCATGAATCTTTCCATATTCCTTACGAACCTTAGATACTTGCTTAATAAAGGTATTTATAAGGTAATCTAGATCATGGGTTTCTGTAGTTAAAGTCACTACATCCCCCATAGTACCGTTATACATGAGCATACCAACAGGTTCTTCTAGTGTCCAGCCTGCTCTTTGTGCGTCACGCACAGGTTCGGAGATCATCTCACTATCTAACCACCATTCCAGTGTATTAAAATCTACATGGTATCCGCGAAGTGTTTGTAAATTAGCTGGGAGACGTACATATAGTGTAGCCACCTCACCTTGTGGTGTCATTAACACAAATGCAAAAGATGTCATGTTTACAACCTTACCATCTAAAGCTGCCTCCTTTGGTCGTGATAACGTTTCGATATCTAAACCTAATAATGCTAACTGTTTCATTACTGCTCCTAAGTTAAAGTAAGAAATCTATCAAAGTAGAATCTTTGATAGATCCCCTAGAGGATCTACTTTATTGTCTAGCTCATAATGGTAGGCTTCATCTACCATATCTTCATACTCGTCCCAACAATCTAAAATATTGGGACGTTCTCTAGCATAGTCTTTTAGAGAGCGGTGTGCACCGCCCTTGTTAAAGTCATGCTTTGCTACCAGATTTCTTTCCACGACGTGTTCCTTTCTTTTTGCGATCTTCTAAGGCATTTTCCTTAGAGATTTCCCAAATCTCTTTATTTGGGGCATCCTTAGATGAAGAAGAAAACTCTGTTTTAGCACCAGTAGCATCATATACCCAGTGCTTTTTGGCAGGGAAGTTACCCTTAACTTTAGGAGCTTTACGGATAGCTCCCTCTTTAGGGGCATTAGCCGTTTGGGCATCGTTCTCATGCTTCTTCATATGGCGTGCGATACGCTGTTCACGGCGTTTTTGCGTTGCCAGAACTTTAGCATCTACTTTAACTTCTACGTTCGCTTGTGGTTTCTTAGCCATTATTTAGTTTCCTTTTAGTTGTTTGGAGACCTATCTGCAAATAGGTCATTAAAATACATTTGACTGTTAACTCAATTTATAAGATATATTATACGTTCTTTTTAGAAGTTTTGCAACTAAAATTTTAAATTATTTACATTCGCAGATCTAGCTCTCTATCTGAGATTCGGATTTGAGTAAGCTCATCAGCTTCTTCATTTCCTTGTATACCTGAGTGCCCTTTAACATGAGTTAGGGATACTGTAATTTTATTGTTATTAAAATATTGCTGAAGTTCTCTGTCTATTAGTTCCCATAGGTCTTGGTTGGCTACAGGTTCGCCACTTGCCTTCTTCCAACCTCTACGTTTCCACCCAGGCAACCATTTTGTTATAGCGTCAATAGAGAATTTTGAGTCTGTTAATATCTCGCATTTCTTTTTATGCTTATTTACAAACTTTAACGCCTCTAGGATTGCCTGCATTTCCATCCTAATATTAGTAGTGATCTCCTCTGCGTAGTTAGACTTTGTACCTATCTTATGCCCTAGTGCATCATATACTACAAATGCCCATGCACCTACTCCAGGGTTTCCGTGACATCCCCCATCTGTATATATTTCTAACATTTGTATCTCCGTGTTTATTTAGTAAATATTATCTCAAATATTCTACAAGATGTCAACTAAAATATTTGAGATAATAGCCCTTTCGGGCTATTATAATAGTTTAGACTGTAAATGGGTGCCTAATTGCTGGCTGTGGAACATAATTAACTATTTGAAAATCGTCAGTAGTTGCTTTATATAGTACATCATCCAATGTTTGTATTCTGTCTGATATTACTAACCCAGGTTGGATATTAGAAGGGGTTCTAGCTAACTGTTCCATAATTGTAGGAATCTGATTTTCATAAATATGAGCATTTATAATTTTATGGTAAGCTTTCCCTGCTTTAATGCCAGTTACTCTACTCATAATGTCAAGTAATGTATAGCATTGTACCATATTAAACGCTAATCCTAGAGGCACATCACAGCTTCGTTGATAGGAAGTTAAGAATAGTCTGTCTCCTAGAATAGAGAAGTTATGGGTATGCATACATGGGCGTAGGCAACCCTGATCAAATTCCCCAGGATTCCAGAATGTGATTATTTCTCCCCTATCGTCTATACCTTTCTTTAGATTGTTATAGACTTTAAGTAACTGGTCAGTGGTCTTATAATCAGGTGATATATTGGGATCATATGATCTCCATTCCCTACCCTGTACTCCGTATACCCTACCCATATCTCCATGTCCTTGTCGATTGGGGTTTTCTAACCAAGCTTGGTTTTCATTAGAATTTGCGTGCCAAGTATTACACCCTATCTCAGCAAACTGATTGGCATTGCTGTATCCACGTAAATATCCTAATAATTCAGCGATAGCTGCGTTGGGGTACATTTTACGTGTTGTTAGTAAAGGGAGCTCTCCTGCACCTACATCATATTCTAGTGATGCATCTATAACAGTTTTGCAACGAACGCCAGTTCGTTTATTCTCTATCCACTCACCAGAATCTATAATGCGTTGAGCTAATTCTAGGTACTGTTTCATTTATTGCATCTCCATAATCATTGATGTGAATTCTGAGTCTACCTCAACTATAGTTCGTCTATGTGCTAGATTATCGAATATAAAGTTTAGTTGAGCCATATCTAGATATGTATCAGCTTTCATTGGCTCATAGGACATAGTTCTAGGATTAACCATTGACAGGTGCATTACTGATATATACATCTTATCTACTAATTCTATCATATTCGTGAGTATGGTATTAAGAATAAATGCTCCACCAATAACAGCCACTTTTCCACCTAGAGAAGTTAATGTATCGTATAACAATTTTGTGTTTTCTTTTGGTGTTAGTTCACGTTCCAGATCTACTACCTTCAGTGCTGATAGCTCTTTAAGTCTATCAATTACTGCCTTAGGCAGTGAATTAAACGTGTTTCTACCCATAACTATATGATTGGGCTTTTCAGACTTGAGACCCTTCCAAAAGGTTTCTAGCTCTTTGGGAATACTGCCCCAAGGCAGCTTCCCATTTAGCCCAAACTCTCCTGCACTACCTACTGCAAAGTGTAATGAAATCAAAGTAAGAAATCTCCTAACTCAGATAGTTCCTCATCTGAGGCAGCCACTGTTTGGGCTACACGATACTTATCTACACTTGCTTCCTGAGGTGCTACTTGGAAGTGCCCTGTGTCTAAATAGTCGTTCATAAATAAAAGAGGATCTTCTTTAACATGGTTCATAGATGAGGGAATACTAATACCAATAAGACCAAATGCCAGCCCACCAATATAGTCTAGGTACGCTTGCAGTCTTTCTGAGTCTAACTTAGGCAGTGTCACTCCACCACGGAAGATATAGTTACCCCATTCCTTTTCTCTGTTTAATACGTCTAGTAATACTGCTGGGGCTTCTTCGAAAGCTTTATTTACCATCCAGTCTGGTAATTGCTTTACTAGAATGTCAATTACAGCTTTACTCATTTTGGTATGTAAAGCCTCATCTCTAGCAATAAGCTTCAAGTTACTGGCGATTCCGGGTAGAATATCTTCCTCTGCCAATGCAAATGTACACGCAAAGGACGCATAAAACTGAATTGCCTCTAATGCATAGATTCTTACATATGCACGTAGAATTGTGGATCTTAACTCGTCCACTAATACTGGGCTTCTATCTCCTAACTGGAATTTAAGTGATAGTACATTTAATTCATCAAAGAACTTAATAGTATCTTCAATACGACCTAGTGCAGTGAAGTCTCGCATAATATTAGCGATATAATCTTCTGGTAAAGGAACCACGTTCTGAATAATATTAGAATACGCACGACTATGGATCTCTTCAAAGATAGACCACCACTTAATCATGGATTCCAATTCTGGTCTAGATACTAATGGCAGTAGTACTTGTTCTGGTGCTCTGGATACAAAAGTATCTGTCATTGTTTGCCAGGATAGATTATCTAGAGTAATACGCTGGAAGTTAGGATGAATCGTACCCCACTGCTTTCTATCATTTGACATTAATACCTCTGTCTCAATCCAATACTGCGATCTTTGAAGCAATGTTAATTCATTTAGCTGTGGGTGTGCCATCTGAATGTAATCAGATAGCCCTAGTTCCTCCCCTAGAAATAGTGTGGCGTCGTTAGGGTCTTTTGATAAGTTTAATAGTGTTGACATTTATTACTCCTTAGTTGCCATAAAACGCTAATTCTGCTTTACGTAATTCTCTTTCTGCCTCTTTTATCTTGGAAACCGCTTTATCAATTAAGTCTGGAAACTGTATTACTAGCTCTTGCAGTGTTAATGGATTTGATTCTATAGGATATCCATTAATTGGGTTTCCGCAAATAGAGCATATAGGAATAAACTTTGCAATACCACCCTCATATGTGTGAGCTAGCATCTGCACATCTGCTTCCCCTTCATGCTTACAAGAATTATTTAGATTATATAGCTTCTCGTGTAAGTGTATTCTCTCTTTCTCATTTTCATCTAGCGCTTTTCGTACTTCTTCAAACTTTCTTATTAGTTCGTCTTGCATAGGTATTTTCCTTATTTAATACGTGAGACCTTAGTAAGCTTAGTGCATCCTCTACTAGATCTGGTCTGTTACGAAGTAGATCAGAAATCCCATGATATTGTGTGCAAAATCCACAGGTTAGGCACTTAACAGAGAAGCTCTCTACTTCACCGCCTGCTAATGGCGAGTATCCTTCAAAACTTAAGGAAACTTCTTCACCATCAGAGTGGGTACAGTTGTCCCTAATACGCTCTGCTTCCTTATTTAAATCACGAATCTCTTTCTCTAGTTCGTCGATTCTATCGTTTATCTCTTCTAATCTTCGCATATTTAGTCTCCCATTAATATATGCATATATTATATAATAATGGGAGTCCTTTGTCAAATAAAATAATTAAATAGAACAGCCACCACTAGAACAGCCTTGTTGGTGTACTGAACCGCCGTTATCATCATCAAACCAGGCATAGTAAATAGACTTCATTCCATACTTATATGCCAATAGTACGTTTTTAAGCACTGCTGCCATTGGTATTTTGCCATCTGGGTAATCCGAGAATCTGTAATATTCGTTGAAGCTCATAGCCTGATTGAAGAACTTCTGTGCAACAGCATTAAACTTAACCCACTCTTCCTTAGGAACGTTGAATGCTGTGATGTAGTGTTTACTGATACTAGGGTCAGTGGCTCCTGGAGCTACACATTTAACCTTACTAGTACCACTACCTTTAACAGTTACTAAAGCTCTAATTGGATCTAGGCTATTGGTTGACCCTGTAACTACTGAGCTGGATTCCCCTGGCATCTGAGCAGATAGTACGCTATTACGCATACCATATTTTATAATGTCTGCTCTCAGCGACTCCCAGTCTAGTTCTAAGCCTACTGATACTAATTCGTCTACAGTTTTCTTATAGGTATCTATTACTAAAACACCCTTAGCAGGTAAAGTATATTTGAACCAATCTGCTGCACCTCGTTCTTTTGCCAACCTAACAGATGCTTTATGCAGGAAGTAGGCATGCTTCTCCATTTCTTTATGTAGCCAATTTCTTGCTTCCTCACCTACATATTGAAGTCCTAGCTCTGCCATAGCACCTGCTGCGTTCATAACACCAATACCCACGTTTCTACGCTTCTTGGCGGTTATAGCCATTTGAGGGAACGCGTAGTCTTGAATATCAATGATAGTGTCCACAAACTTAAGCACTAAGTAACAAACCGATTCCCACTCTTCTAGAGTTTTGACTTTACCTAATGTGATACCTGCTAAGTTACACAGAGAAACCTCACCCTGTTCTCCAGGTTTAATATCCTCATTAGTGTTATACAGGTCTATGATATGATCGAACCAGTAAGTAGGCTGATTGATTTCAACACAGTTTCCTGCCAGTATACCATTGAATACTCCCAAGTTTAGTAAGGGTTCAGTGAAGCAAAATGTATCTGCTACCCCACCATCTTCTATACTCGTAACGGTTACATACTGCGATGCTGGTCTATTTGGTCTGCCTAGTGTATCACTATGTTTGTGTAATCTCAACCCCTGATCATATAACTGCCAGTACCCAGTGGATGATATAGTAATCCTGTGAACTTCCTGTGTATGGTATTCTTTGTGCCCACCTCTACCGTCTGGCAACATACGTGGTCCTGCGCTTCGAGTGGTGGAGAACTTAGAGGATACTCCTAAAGAGGCTAACGTCTCCCTTACCTGCTCTAAAAATTGCTTATTTACTGAGCTTAGTACTACTGAGGGGGTAGGACCATTGGATTGCAAGCACCCGTCAGCATCAAGTAAGCCCTCTAACCACTTAATTCTAGATTGAATAGTGTACTCAGCAGATGGTACGAAAAATTTACTTTCTAACCCCTTAACCATATAAGCTGACATATTATCTGCGTGGTGTCCGGCGCTAAGCTCTGCATCACACTTGTCTACCAGATCCCGCTTATCTTCATAGAAATAAAGTTTATGGTACTGCTTTCCTGATCCATTCTGCTGTACAGTACCATCCCCTGTGAAGAATCCATTAGCCCAAGGACTGGTAAGTTCTTTACTGCCGGTAATTACTGGTAGGTCAAACTTAGGCATTTTCATACCTATAGTTAAGTCTTTAGCTCTAACCTCTATTAACTTATCCTTTACAGACTTCACCCTATCCGCGCGTCGTCCCGCTGTTGGGGTATAGAATTTGTGATATGGGGTTGCTCTAATACTACTACCATCCGAAAACTCTATATTTAGTAGTGGCTGATTTTCACCTGTCTTACGTACTACAGTATTTGACCACTCTTGACCGTTCCACAGTGTTACTTCAGAATCCTGCACATCCTTAATAGTTTGGTATCCAATACTAGTTAGTATGCGTGTTTCTGGTGCAACACATAGATTAGTCATGGTGATAGGTTCGTCAAAGTTAGAATGAGCATTTGTATTATCTACAAACTGTAAATAAACCCTACCTACTTCCATACGAATTTTTAATGCATGATTTAATACTTCCATAGCACTAATAGTAGGACATAAAGGAACTGAGTGTCCATCTCGTGTTCTTCTGGTCTTAGTAGATAGACGCTTTTCTGCTGCTTCATATGCCTTTACAAACGTACTTAGATCCTTACTATAGAATGCCTCGTACACTTCTGGGGCGTATAGGTAAGACATTAATGTAATGTCTTGCTTCTTTAAAGCTCTTTCTAATAAGAATCCGTTAACCTGTAATGTATAATCAATTTTATCTAAACGACTCTCTGCGTCTGAACGCTGTGACTTACCTGACAGGATAGTCATTACTTCAGGATCAAACATAGCGATATTAGTATTCATTGAACCGCCACGTGATTGTTGTGTATTACTTGCACAGCTAGCAAATGCATGGCGTAGGTAAGGTATCTTACCCATATGATAAAACGATCCGTTACGAACAGGGTCTGCTACAGATCTAGTTGTTAGCTTATGCCCAATACCTGCTCTAGCTGCAACCATCTTAAACACAACATGCTCTGATGCATCTAGGGAATCTAATGTATCTCCAGATTCTACTAGACAGCAAGATGCAAATCCATTGTCACCTGAGCGTAGACCAATCATAGGTGGTGTTGGCACGTTAATCTTAAAGGTGCTAAATGCATCGTATAAGTCAATAATTTGCTGAATAGACCAATCATCTGTTTGACCCATTGCCATTGCCATGCCCATATACATAAACTGAGGAGTTTCGTATATTTCTTCTAGCTCTACATTGCGTCGTGCATACTTATCGAAGAACTGTTTTAACCCTCCATAGGTAAAATCTTCATCCCTAGAATGATCAATTGCTTCTTCTAATTGATCCCACTCGCTGTCCGTAAACCATGTGATCTTCTGCCATGCACCTGCTTCTGCCAAGTAGTCAGCCCACTGGCGAAGTCCTGGGGGCTGGAATCTATCTGACTGAAATACCTGTTTACGCATCTTAGCTAGTAGCAATTGTTTAGCAACATCATCGTACTCAGGCTCTGATACAATTAAGCTGTCCGCTGCGCTAATTAACATATCCTGTAGTTCATCGGTATAGATGTACTCACGAGCTTCCGTTCTTAGTACCATTTTCACTAATCTGGAATAAAGATCTTCTTTCCCCTTACACGCCCAGGACGCCCACCCTAGTAATTTTCTCTCATCAAATTCTTCAATAGAGCCATCACGCTTTCTTACGTTTTTAATATTATATAGTTGTGTCTGAGGCTGTTCAGGCTTCAAAAATCTTGTCAAGTCCATAAGTTCTCCTTAATAACTTTAGAGGTAAAAAATGCCGAACACTAGGCTCGGCATTTTGTATTAGTTGTCTTTTCTTTTCTCTGCAATTTTATTTAGTACATCTAACAACTGTCTAATGGTTGCAGAGGGATGTTCTTGTATTAATTTTACTGCTATTGCATGTATATCTCTATTATTTGGAAAGAAAGCAATTACTTTATTCCACTTCTCCAAAACGTATCGTGTTCTTGGTGATAAGTCAGTTTTAATAGCAATAACATTAGACATTACATTAATCCTTCTTCTTTAAATATTTTAACGAATTGAGCTGATTCAGGGGATCTTACGTTCTCTATCAGCTCAATATGTGTAAACGGAACTGCACTACCATACTTCTCTTTAAGACGCATCAACATGGCTAATCCAGAGTCTTTCTTATTGATATCTACTTGAGCAATATCACCACAGATAACTAACCTACAGTCTAAACCTGCTCTAGTTACTAGAGCTTTCATAGCTTCTACGCCAATGTTTTGTGCTTCGTCAACAATAACGAATGCATTATTAAAAGTTCGCCCCCTAGCATGCTCTACTGCTAAGTAATCTATCTTACCTGAGCGTATACAGTACTTGTAGTAAGTTTCCCCCGCGTACCAAGATATGCCATCCGCTATCGGTACTAACCAAGGTTCTAGCTTCTCCTCTAGTGTACCAGGTAGCATACCCAAAGATTTACCTAGTGGCTCATTGGGTCGAATTAAAATAAGCTTTTCGAAATCAGAAGATTTACCCTTTAAAAGTTCTATAGCTGCTAGTACTGCTGGGATAAAGGTTTTGCCAGTTCCAGGGTCTCCGGTAGCTACTGTGATAGTATTATTCTTTATTTTATTAATATAAGACTTTTGCTCCTCGTTACGTGGTTTCAGCACCTTACTAGACGCTGGCAAACCAATATCGTGGATATTATCTGTACTAACAGGGTTTCTCTTACTTGACTTCTTACTCTTTTTAGCCATGCATTACCTCTCCGTTTAAGGTCTCGAATCCATAAATTAGGATTGAGGTTCTCCCATTTACTTAATATTATATAACATTTACACATAAATTGCAAGTACAATTTTTAAAACTACCTGAAAGATCGAATCCTTTCTTTTATTATAACGCGCGAGCGCGCATACGTGCGTATATCATATAATTTTCAGCTTGTCAAATAAAATTTTGTTAATATTTTGTTATCGCTGGAAGAATAAATAAATTTTAGTTGACATAGACGTACAGATTTGGTATAATGTATCAATATATCGGAGGAGAAACAATGACTGAAAAATTAAAAAGTATGATGAACAACTCTAGAGATATAATCTCTAACACAGCGGAAGATGATTTACGGTTTAATAATGCTAATAAGCCTTCTGAACGACTAGCCACTCAACGTGATATGTTGGCGGGTGAAGTATGTAAGGCATTACTAGAAGAAATGCTACCTGAAGATATCCTAGAAGCACATAACTCTGGAGACATCCACTTCCATGACGCTGACTACTCTGCTATGGGCTACACTAATTGCTGTTTGGTAGATTTAGAAGGGATGCTAAGGGATGGTATGCGAGTAGGGAATGCTGATATTACAACTCCTAAGTCTCTAGATACAGCTGTGGCTGTGACCGCACAGATTTTAGCTCAGGTGTCAAGTCACCAATATGGAGGAACATCTATTGATAGAATTGATGAAATATATGCTCCGTATGTCAGGGCGTCATATAATAAGGCGCTATCATTTGCAATGAAGTGGTTGAAAGGGGATGTTGCTAAATCTGCTGTAATGGCAACTGAGATGGTAGAGAAGGAAGTTAAAGATGCTATGCAGAGTTTGGAGTATGAGATCAATACACTCTTTAACTCAAATGGTCAAAGCCCTTTTGTTACTCTAGGATTTGGGTTAGGTACTTCTTGGGAAGCTAGAATGATACAGAAAGCTATCCTAAATACTAGAATGGCTGGATTAGGGAATGGTAAACATACTGCTATATTTCCCAAATTAGTATATGTACTTAAACCTGGACTTAATATGAAACCCGGTGACCCTAACTACGATATTAAGAAGCTAGCTATTAAATGTACTAGTGAACGCATGTATCCTGACTACATATCATATGATAAGGTTGTTGAAGTTACTGGTGACTATAAAGTAAGTATGGGTTGTAGAAGTTTCTTAGCTGCCAATAAAGATGGTGAGACAGCAGGTCGTAATAATTTAGGTGTTGTTAGCATAAACCTACCTAGAATCGCTATTGAGTCAGAAGGAGATGTTGATACTTTCTTCGACATTTTAGAAGAGCGGGTAGAACTGGCTATTAATGCATGCTATTGGAGAATGGATCACCTTAAGAAAGTAAGAGCAGAAGCTGCTCCTATCTTATACATGTCAGGGGCTTTTGGTATGCGACTGAATGCAAAGGACTTAGTATTTGACCATTTTAAGGATCGTGCATCCATTTCCGTAGGTTATATTGGTTGCCATGAGATGTTGCAAGCAATGTTCGGTAAAAATGTAGATACTATGAGCTCTGAATGTATCGAATTCGTTAAGCAAGTTCTTTTATACATACGTGAGGCGTGTGATATTGAAAAGGCTAATACAGGTATTGGCTTCAGTTTGTATGCAACTCCTAGTGAGTCATTATGTAATCGTTTCAACCAGTTGGATGCTAATAAATTTCCTGAGTATTCTTGGCTATTCGAGAAAGGTTACTATACTAACTCGCATCATTTAGATGTTGCTAGAAAGGTGGCTCCTGATGTCAAATTTGATTATGAATCTAACTTTACTTCTATTGCTAGTGGTGGTTGCATTGCTTATGTAGAGTTACCAGATATGAAGCGATTCTTAGATGCTTTAGAGTGGGTAATTGACTATGCTGCTAGTAAGGTTCATTACTTTGGTATTAATACTCCTGTTGACACCTGTAGTGAATGTGGTTTTATTGGCGAAGCCATAGCCAGTGAGAATGGGTTTGAATGCCCAGCTTGTGGTAACCACGATACTAACACTCTTGAAATTACACGAAGGGTATGTGGATACTTAGGTAACCCAGGTGCTAGACCATTTAACCCAGGTAAGCAACATGAGGTTATGGGTAGGGTTAAGCATGCAGATGTGCGTAGCGGTAAGATCCAGTAAAATTTTATTTGACTATTCATGGGAATATTGATATAATATTCCCATATTATTAACAAATAGAGGAAATTAATATGTACTTAGTAAAGATTATTGATAGTGTACAGATGGGTTATGTTGCTGATGGCAACTGGATTGATGCAGGGATTGGTAAAGTAGATCTGCTTTACGTGCTCAAATGCATCCATAAAGAATACCCAATGCTATTTACCCCTAGAGTATCTAAGACTTTAACAGAAAGTATGTTTGTGGCGGACGGTATTCTAGCAAATATGCTGGTAGAGATGATATTAACTCCAGGGTTTAGGGTTATCAACTCGTTAATTTTTGCATGTACTGGTCATATACTTGCATACGATGAGGCATCTATTGACTTTTCCTTACGTAACATTGTTGAATGCGACACTAGCGAAGTGCTAGGAGATGAAAATCTCTTAAACATTGTTGGTCGTAACCTATTAGCGGGTCTTACTAATGAAGATTGCCCAGCAATGCGACGTTTTAAAAATGAAGTGCTTTTGAATGCCCTTGATTATGTATCGGAGACTTACGGGGAGGATTCTGATCTCTATAAAGAAATGGTAGGTATTTGCATCAGTAGCGCAAATTCTAGTGCATTCCATGTTGAGCTTAAAGATTCGACGTTGGATGAGATTCTTGGGTTTGCTATTGATAATGGTCTAATCGGTACATTACGTGTTGTACGCCGTTAGTCGATGCGATTTTATAAAGTATTCTTGACAAATTTTTAAATATTTGATATAATATTTATATCGAGTGAGGGGAGGGATCCCCGATCTCTAAGGGTATTCCTAGAGTGCCCTTAGAGATACTCGATAGAGTACGGTTCGTTGGGTCTCTTATTATATTGAGGTAGATTTCTGCCTTAGTCGGAGACTTTTGTCTCCGATGACTATGAACCTGTAACATTATTCGTATTATGACAATTCAAAGCTAACAGAGTAGGTGCGGTGTGATCCCGCGTGCGGTACATATGGCATTCGATGCCTTAATCAGAGATGTATGCCCTACTGCCTCGAGCCTGAAAAAAGTCGGATATTGAACTTAGTAACTACGGCGCTTAATGCCTCCTCGGAGGAAAGGGGTCCCGAGCCACGTATGCCTTAGCGGGTTATCTGATATCGTGGGGCGGTTATTATGATTCAACTGGCTGTTAGCATTCGTAACCTTGCCGCATTATGGTTTTGAAGTAATACAATGAATGGTGATATAAGTTTATAGCTTCGGAGTAATTCTCTATTTTGAGAAAACGTCTGTACTAGCAGTGAACATAATGAAACTTAAAGAATCGATGCAACGATGGGGCTTACGTGGAACACTCTCCCTAGCACAATGGCGTAAGAGGTAGTTATGGAATCTGTTTATTATTAACTAGAAGTTGCAGGAGTAAGATAAGGGGAACCCGAGCACTTGTGCCACCGGAAGCCTTAGCCGTGAAAAATGCAATTGACAAGTGGTAATTCTATATAGTATAATTGTATCTAAAATTTATAACAAAGGAGTTATAGTAGCATGTTCACTATTTTAAAGGGACATGAGGGCTATCGTCTGAATAAAGCCACTGGTGAGTATGAAAAGGATACAGATTTAGTATTCTGTAAACGATTCAATAAAGAACATCCAGAAGGCAAGCCAGCATCTATGGCTATTCAGTATAATGTTGTTGATGAGGTATATCCAGAAGACTTAGTCGAGATGGAGGATCTTTTACACACCCTCACTAGGAATCCGTACCTATTAGCCGTTCGCGGTAAATGTACTGGTTCTAAGAATGCTATTTATAGACGTAGAGTAAACTTTGATTTAACAGAGCGAAGCCATGTAGTAGCTATTGACGTGGACGACTTCCCCTTGCCTGAAGATATTGATCATTTCGATTTGGTAGGTCAAGCAAAGTTTGCTATAAAGATGCTTAATAATATAAGTGAGGATATGTTTCCATTGGATGCAGGCTTTATTGTTCATGCATCATCTTCTGCTGGCATAAAGCCAGGGATTCGTATTCACTTAATTCTAGAAAGCAATATTCCAGTTACACAAGGGCAGTTGAAGTTTATATTTTCGACTGTCAACGAATCGTCACGCCAAAAGTATGGTTCCGACCTTATTGACTTAGCGTACTATTCAGCAGTACAACCACATTACTTCGCTGATCCTATCTTTGAGGATGGCATGGTAGATCCTTTCCTAGAACGTAGAATTCCAAGATTGGTGCGTGTTGAGGGTTCGAAGATTAATCTTCCACATAATGCACCAGACTATGAGTCAACTCGTGGTGAATTTAAAGAGGAATTTTTGTCATTATTAGATTCTATTAAAGGAAAAAAATCTACATCAGAAAAAATAGAGGATACTATCAGAGAGCTTGAAGAAGCAGAAGATGGTGTATATCTTCGTATTATTCCTAAACTCTACCATAGAGCATTAGAAGAGGGCGTTGATCTAGCTTGGCTAGAGAGAGAAATTCGTCCATATCTTGAGGAGTATGTAAGTACTAAAGATAACAGACGTTCTGTTCAAGATTACTTTAATAATGGTAGACGTCAAGCATTAAAAGCATTCGTTAACAATTCAGCTAGAAAAATCCCTGAAGGTAATCTAAAGGGAGTGCCTTTGTACGCCCTGAAAACTGATAGCAACGAGGCGGAAAAGTACTTAAAACTTCGGGAAATCCCGCCACCTAATAGTATGACATTCGTTAAAGCATCTTTAGGTACTGGTAAGACAACTGCAATTATTAATTGGCTTAATAAGGGGTTAGTTAAAGGGGGGTTCCTAGCAGTAACGAACACCCGTTCACTGGTAGCATCTAACGCAGCTAAATTCGGTGCAGGTCAATATTGTAAGACGGCAGACATGCTAAACTTTAAACGTGGTGGTATTGATAGAATGTCAACTACTATTCATTCCATACATAAGTTCGCAACATTCACCGATAGAGTTAACTTCGTGTTTATTGATGAAGCAGACGCTGTTATGAATGACCTATTATTTGCGCCGGTCGTAAAGCAACGTAGGGCATGCATCGAAACGTTACGAGAACTACTACTGGCAGCAGACTATGTTGTTCTATCGGATGGTGATATTAGTGCAGAAACGATTGAGGCTTATGGTGCTCTAATTGGCTTCGCCAAACCTATTTATTATTACAATCACCATAGAAGAATGCTGGAGGGTGCTCAAGTATATGAGTTTCCTGACGAAAAGTCTATATGGACAGCTCTGCAAACATCTCTAGAGATGGGTGAGAAGTCAATATTAGTATCAGACTCCGGTCCCGCCCAGTTAGCCGAAAAGGGCATAGCCCTACGAGCGGCAACAGGGGCGAATGTTAAAGAAGTCCACTCCTCATCTACAGAGGATCCCGATATTAGAAGAATCCTAGATTTAACTAACCAAGAGTTAATTGATCAGGGGATTGATGCCCTATTATGTAGTCCATCGGTAACTAGTGGTGTTGACTTTAATTACTTTGATAACGTATTTGTAATAACTAATACAGCCAATCACTCACCAAACATGAGAATGCAAGCTATCAGGCGAGATCGTGGTGCAATGTCAATCTATATGTATACTAATCCTGGTGTTGCTGGATTTGTTGCAGGTTCTGAGCAATATAATGCTGATGAGGGATGGATTGATAGAAGTCAACAGCTATACGCCAGACGTAGGGAGATAGAGAGTAAAAACTATCAATCAACGTTAAGATTCTATTTATTAGATCAAGGTGCAACTATTGATATATTTACGGAAAGCTGGGGAGGTATAGAGAGCGCTAGTACTGAGTACTTTAATCAACGTGTGGATGCTATTATGTCTTCTACTCCTGATTACACACCATTACGACATAATGATGCGTATTCTGAAAAGATGTTACTATTACAGTACTATAAGTTGGACAACATCAATGAGCTAACCAGAGAATTAGTAGAACAATACGTTACTGAAAAGCCACACGAACGAGCTGGGTTCTTCCATAAGGTTCAAGACATTTTCTGGGAGCCAATTACTAGGTGTTCTGAAAAGACAATAGTCCCATTCGTAGAGGCTATGAAATCCCATAAAAGGGAATTCTTTATTAGAACTGGTAATAGTGCATCTCCTAAATATGCTAGAATGTACTTAACAATGATGGGTATCGGTAAAGATATGGATACTACTAATATTGTAGACTGGTACAGAACGTACTGCAGAATAGAAGGTATCCAGTTACCTGTAGCATTTATGACTATCGAAGAGAAGCAGAAGTACTATGAGGGTATTGCTGATTTGGAGCTTGGAGATGGGTAGATGGAAGAAAGTATATGCTAAGCCACCAGCCAAGAAATACGTCGAGGAAAGAGATGAACGACCTATCTGTAGGGTCGTTCCACCAGCCTTGATGTTACTACCTGACCCCATATCTTGGTTAGAGCATAGAAGAACAGTCAGATTGCAGAAGATGATAACATTAGTTCTAGAGAAGCGGTATAAAGAACTATCGGAAATACATGAAAATTCTATTTGCAAAGATCCTTATAAAGTAATATAATATATTTAAATTCTGAATAAGGAATAAATTAAATGATATTTGCAGGGTTAGCTAGACAATGTACTCACTATTGTGGCAGACCCAACTATTATGCAGGAGTAGGTAAGGATTTATCAGTGTTAGGTAATCCTTTTCATATGGAGCATTCTTTAGATAGAGATAGAGTATGCGACGAATATGAGAACTACTTCTTTAGATCATTAGAGTTAGACCCTGAGTTTGCTATGGCAGTAAATACTATTATAGAGGACTACAGAAACTCTAATGGAAAGCATATAGTTCTTGGATGTTTCTGCAAACCAAAGAAAAGGTGTCACTGCGATACAATAGTGAACTATGTTAAATCCGTTGTTGATGGAGAGTCAGTTAATGGCTAGATCAAGAAAACACGCACATATGATTCCAGATTCTCTGTTTAAAGAAGCTATTGAATGGCTAGAGAATGGTGGTACAAAAGTAGGTGCGAGAGATATTTTAGGTAGATCCGGTGTCAAAGTTAGTTCCAATCCTCAAATGGAAAAACTGATTGAGGAGTGGCAGGCTAATAAAGAACTTGATAAGCGTATGCGTGCCCAGAAACGCGGAAAGCCGATTGAGGGAGTAGAGGCTACAGATATTATTGAACGTAGTCTTAATGGTCAATCATTGGCTGAGATTGCAAGTGCAGTATATAGATCTTCTAGTAAAGTTAAAGAGTTTTTGGAGAGCGTAGGAGCAGACCTTAGATCGGCTCAATCGGCTCCGCCAGATAAGCCTTTTGAGCTTAATCCTCCACTAGTTCCAGAGGCGGCTATGTCTTTCGAGTTCGAAGTTGGTGAAAAAGTATGGGTATCCGCATACCAATGCTTTGGGGAGATCATGAAGAAGATTAATGATGATGTTTATCGCGTTTATCTTCTAGATGAGGGAACTCAACAGTACGTTCATCAAAACTCATGGAACTTAGGAAGTTTAAAACATCTACATAAGTTTGGGATTGACCAAGCAAAAGTAGGTTTTAAGTGGACAAAAGAAGACGCGTATCCTCTTCTTAGCTCAGCACTAGAGAAAGCTAAGAAACAAGCAAATGATGATAAGAAAAGGAAGTAGCTTAGTGATTAAGAAAGTAAGCCTATTATTTGCTATTAAATTAGCAGAAAAGAATAATAGCCGTGTAGAGGTAGCTAGACCAGACTCCCAAGGAGACGTTCTAGGGGTATACACCACCGTGTACCCTGACGGAACGTATACTGAAACACTTTTACTGGATGTTCCAAAAACCACACCACGCAAATCAATCTATGAATTAGACCTACGTTCACAAGACTGGGTCTTAATTTAAAATTGTATTTGCCAACTCACTAAATATTAGATATAATATTCATATCAATTAAACAAAAGAGGATATAAAAATTATGGCATTTGAATGGACTGATGAAGCTTTTGCAATGATCGCTGATAAATACGATGAAGCATTAGAGGCTATGGTAGCAACACACCGTGAAAATAACCCAAGCGATGAATCGACTGATGATGAGCTGAAAGGTAAGTATACTACAGAAGCTCTAGCAGAGGCAGTTGAAGGCACTGATGCAACAGTAGCAGGCGCTCGTATGAAGTTAGCAAAAGCTGGTCGCTACTTCAAGAAACCAGAAGGGGCTAAAAAGACTGCTAAAACAGCTTCCACATCTAAAGGGGGCGGTCGTACTTCTAAGGCAGAAGCACAGGCAGCGTTAATCTCAGTATTAACTGGAAAATTAGGTATCGACGAAGCATCTCTTGAGATGGATCAGTTTGAAAAATTAACTGGTAAATTTGCTCAGCACTTAGCTGATGTATTAAATACAGTAAATGTTGCATAATTAACTAGGGAGAGTTGTATATGATTAATCCAGTAATCCGTTTTGAGAAGTCGGAAGCCAATAAGAAAGAGAAAATCTTAGAAGCACTAACTAAATTTGGTGATGCTTTTGTTTTCTATCGAAAAATCAAGGCTAAAGGTACTACGCACTTTGCTTGTACTACTGATTTCTCAACCCCTTACGTAGCTCATAAGCTAGCTACTAGCAAACCTATGAAAGTGGGGGAAGATGAGATTCTTGTGTTTAACTGGGCACAAGATCAATTCCGAGTACTGCCTGTATCACATATCTTTAAAGTGGAACACCTCGGAACTGCCGTTAACAACGCTCGTGTCTCAACTAAACTCTGAGGGGGAATTTCTTCAGGATATTAGTGGAAATACTGACCTAATTGATCATATTCTCTGGGAAAAATACGGTGAACAAGTTAGGTTCACCGTATCCGAGTTTTTAGGCAACACGTATTTCGGAATTAGATACTGGTATCTAGATCTAGAAGATGTGTGGAGACCGACCTCTAGAGGGTTCAGTATACCCTTTACATTAGACTCTACAACTAGGTTATTTAAAGCATTAGCCACTTGTCTTAGTAAGGCAGAACTATTACAAGAGGTATTAGAGCACGTTGATAACGTTGAAATAAAGGAAGTAGAAAAAGCCGAGGATTAGCATCTTCGGCTTTTATTTTACTTGACGTTTACTAAATATTTTGATATAATTATTTTATAAATAGATTGGGAGTAATTATATGAAAGTATACACAGGTATAGGAAGTCGTAAAGCTCCTTTACATAAACAAAGAGAAGCACGATACCTAGCATATTTATTAAACACTATTCTAGGATTAAAGCTACGCAGTGGAAGGGCTGAGGGAATGGACTATGCTTTTCAACAGGGGGCAAGTACAGGTAGCAGAACTCCACATTCAGCCTTACCTTATAAAGAATGTGCCGAGATATTTCTTCCTAATCCTAATTTTGGTGCAAAATTTGGTGACCCAGAACTATGTCAAGTAGTGCCTAAACATGGTCTATTAAGGGAAGAACTAGAAACATTAGTATATGTACACCATAAATACGGTGACACGTTGGATGGTTTTGCATTGGATGCTCACTGTAGGAACATGCAACAGGTTCTAGGATATAATTTAGATGATCCTACTGATTTTGTAGTATACTGGGCTCCGGAAGATAAGTTTGGCATGGCTAAAGGTGGAACAGCAACAGCAGTATCAGTAGCTATGTCTTATAATATCCCAGTATTCAATATGCTACATGATGGTTGGGCGGATAATTTGTGTGATATGTTAATATGCCATGGTGTATCAGAGGCAGAAACAGTATTTCAAGTATTCAAAGTTGGCAAAGGAGAATGGTATTAATGAGTAATACTAGACAATTTATTAAGGAATGTCAGGAAGCTTACTATGCTGGACATCCTTTAATCTCTAACGAAGAGTACGATGCTATTGTAGCTAATTACCCAGAGCTAGAAGAAGAAATAGGTAGCAAGGGCGATATTAAATTAGTATTTCCTGTATACAGCTTACAAAAGTTTTACCCGTGTCGTGGAGATAAATCGCCTGTACTAAAGGATGCTGTAGAAAGTCCTAAGCTAGATGGGTGTGCAGTAACTCACGTATATTTACAGGGCAAGTACGCATATTCAACCACACGTGGTAACGGTAAGATGGGTAAGGATTGTTCCCATACAGCAGGTAAGTTGGTAATGCCTAACTTATACTACGCATTTGACGGGGAACTACCTGAAATTATTCAAATTCGTGGTGAAGTAGTACCAACTAAGAAAGTTGAAAATATCCGTAACTATGCTAGTGGTGCAGTTAACCTAAAATCTTCTGAGGAGTTCCTAGAGAGAAAAGAAGAAGGGGGTCTAATATTCGTAGCGTATGGTGTTAACTGTAGTGAACGTCCAGAAGGGCTGACTCAGGATTTTAGATCTGATATGTTATTTTTAGAACGATTAGGTTTTGATACTGTACTTACAGCAGAAGTTCAGATGATGGCGTGTTCTGGTGAGATCATAACTGACGGTACAGTATTTCGTGAGAATGATAATACTGTATACTGGCAGGCAGGTTTCACTAATAAATTTCCAAAAGGCGCATATGCTGAAAAAGAAGATGAAGAGGGTGAAGTAACTACATTACTAGATGTTAAATGGCAAACTGGTAAATCTGGTAAAGTAACACCTGTAGGTTGGTTTGAGCCAGTTATTATTGATGATGCAAAGATTGAGAAAGCAACATTAAATAATATTGAGTTCATTAACGCCTTAGATCTGGAAATAGGTTGCCAGATTAGAGTTATTCGTGCAGGTGGTGTGATTCCTAAGATTGTTGGGAGAGTCTATGATTAGAGCACAGCGAACGGGTATGCTACCTAAACGCATGACGAATAAAGAACTACAAGACTTAATAAATCATGCTAAAAATAGGCAAGATAAAGAAGGTAAGTCATATAGTGGAGAACAAGCAGATCTAATTATAATTGATGAGTGTGATAATCTCGATAACTAAGGTTATATGATCCCAAATTTTAAAATCTACTTGACGTACACATAGATTTTATGTATAATAGTTATATTGTTCGGAAACGAAAGGTTTATTGAGTAGGCTCTTAGCAAGTTACTTAAATTTTTACTTGCTAAGTACCAAAATTATTGATATAATATTTACATAAAGTCGGAAAGAGGAAATGCAAATGAAAATAGTTGCACCAGAGTATTGTCCAGAGTGCGGTTCAAAATTGGAGCTAGTGAATGCTCAACTGTTCTGTCGGAACACTAATAACTGCCCTGCTCAAAACTCTAAATCTCTAGAACACTTTTGTAAGAAGATGAAGCTCAAAGGATTCGGTGAGAAGACTTTAGAAAAGCTAAATCTTTCTGGTATTCCAGAGCTATTTGCTCTAGATAAGGAAACTCTAGTATCAAACTTTGGAGACAAAGTAGGTACAAAACTGGATGCAGAATTGGATAAGTTAAAGGGATTTGTGTCGATGGCACAATTACTTGCTTCTTTATCCATCCCATTAATTGGAGATGTAGCATCTGAGAAAGCTACCCTCGGAGTTACTGAATTAGCTAATGCTAGCTTAGGCGGTAAGGCTGGGGAGAACCTAGAGTCTTGGAAATGTTCTGAAACAGGTAAAGAGATTATGGCTCTTCCTTGGAAATTTACATCTACTTCTGGTAATACAGCGGTAGCTTCCAAGACATTAGGTATTGCAGTAAGCATCACTGGTTCTTTAAATGATTTCAAGAATCGAAATGATGCAAAGGCTTATCTTGAGAACCTAGGATTCACAGTTAAGTCAAGTGTAACAAAAGAAGTCAAATATTTGATATGTGAAGATGAAAGTAAACGTACTTCTTCTTCTTTTCTTAAAGCCCAGAACAATGGTATCGAGATAGGTACTATTGAAAACTTAATAAGTAAGTATACAAAGGAATAAAATAATGAGTCAAGCAAAATTAACGTGGAACGAAGCAAATACAGATATCTTAGTAGCAAAAGCAAACGCACTTGGTGTTGATGAAGTATCACAAGAACAAGTTGTTGTTATCGCTGGCGAAATGGCAGAAGAAACAGAACGTGCTGTAACAGCTCGTCAAATCAGTTCTAAACTGCGTAAATTAGGCTACAAAGTTCAGTTAGCAGTTGATGCTAAAGAAAGTCCATGGACTCCTGAAATGGAAGCTGAGTTAGTTGATTATCTGAATGCAAACGAAGGCGAAAAAACCTACCGTGAAATCGCAGCAGCTATCGCTGGTGGTAAGTTCAACTATCGTCAAGTACAAGGTAAGGTATTAGCTCTGCAATTAACTGAAAAAGTTAAGCCTACAGAAGCTACTAAGGCTCCTCGTAAGTTCACACCAGAAGAAGAAGATCAAATCGTTGCTTTAGCTTCTGCTGGTAAGTTCCTAGAAGAAATCGCTGAAACTTTAGGTAAGACTGTTGCTCAAATCCGTGGTAAAACACTGAGCTTAGTTAAAGAAGGTCGCCTAGATGCCCAACCATCACAGCGCGATCATAAAGAAAAAGTTTCAGTTGACATGTTTGACGGTTTAGATGTTGAAAATATGACCGTTGCAGAGTTAGCAGAAAAATTAGGTAAGAACGAACGTGGTATTCGTAGTACTCTTACTCGTCGTGGACGTGACTGTGTTGACCACAAAGGTGCAGCTCGCCGTGCTAAGTTAGATGCTAAAGAAGCTAATAAATAATAGCTTTTAGTAATTATCACCTTAAGGGAGGAGGGCTTTGCTCTCCTCCCTTTTCTTTTATATGGAAGGCGCACTAAATTGCGAATAAGAGGGAGAATATGTATAACGTACAAGCAATAGTGTTGAAGCAACTACTAACTACTGACAACAAAGCAGTAGCTATGGATGCTATATCACGTTTACATAAAAAATACTTTAATGATTCTTTCTCTTCTATATTTGCCGCCATACAGAATTATCAGCAGAAACATGGGGATGTTCCAAACCTAGATACGTTAGCATTAAGTACAAATAGAAGTGTGAGACTGTCCCAAGCGCTTGCAGTCTTGAACTTGACACAAGTACCTGATGTTCCTATCCAGGAATCTATAACATATTTAGTTAATGAGTTTACTCAAGATTTGACTCTAGATCTTATAGAGGAGAATGTTCTCAAAGATATTACTCAGTTGGATAGTGGTGAAATTATTGAAAGGGTTAATTCCCTTGCAGGCATTATAGAGGACGAAGTAGGAACTGCGTCTGCGATAGAAACAGCCTCAAGCTTTATTCTATTTCCAGAACATGGATCTGGTAATATTTTTGTACCATTTGGTATAAGTGATTTCTTTGATCAGTACGCTGGAGGGCTAACCCCAGGAGAGGTATTGTATCTAGGAGGTTACCGAGGGTCTGGTAAATCAATAACGTGTAGTAACATTCAAGTAAAGCATCATATTATGGGAACTATAGACCCGTACTTTACATTAGAAATGCCTGGTAATCAGATATTTGCTAGAAACATGGCTATACTATCTGGTGTATCAGCATCCAGAATGAGAAAAGGCACATTAGAACCAGAGGAAGTAGAGCAATTATTAAGAACTAGGGGGAGACTACATGATGGTGGAATTGATTTAGTAGAGAAGTTTCTGCGCAAGTACAAAGTACAGAAAGTAAGTGATGCATTTGAGTTAGAATCTGAGCTAATAACTCTAGAAGAGATAACTCCTATGCCTATAATTTATGACCCTAAACTAACAATACCTAGACTAAAGGCGCATGTTAGAACTTTAAGATCTAAGTATGGAGAAGAAAGATTAGGAACAATAGTATTAGACTACCTTAATCAGGTTATGCAAGAGGGAGTTAAAGAATCAGACAGGTTTGACTGGACTCCTCAGATGGCAGTAGCTAAGGAGTTCAAAGAAGCATGCGTAGAGCTAGAGATGCCTGGAGTATCACCTTATCAGATAGACAAGTCTGGTGAGGCTAGGATGTCAAAAGGTATACTGGACGCATGTGATATAGCACTGATTCTTAACCCAGCACGCATACCAAACCAAGAGGGTAAACCAGAGGGAGAGAGGGATTTCTCTGGTGCAATACAGTATGAGTCTACTAAAGTACGTAACTTAGACCCATGCGTATTCACTCAGCCTATAAACTGGGAGAACCTAGTTATAGATAATACTAAGACGTTATCTAAAGAAGAAGTTATGTGTGAAATAGGAGCAGAATTTGCACTGTCATTCGGTGATAAGCCTAAGAAAGAGAAAAGCTCAAGTAGAAAGCAATCCGATACAGTAGCTCCTAGCGTACCACAAGGAGCACAAGACTTATGAATGTAGAACAGCTACTAGAAATAAAAGGTATAAGTTTTACGGAAGCAGGAGGGGATTTAATTATCCCCTGCCTTAACCCTGATCACGTTGATGAAAACCCATCTCTACGTATAGATAGAGAAACGGGTGTAATGCATTGCCTAGCGTGTGGATTTGGTAAGGGTATCCCTAGCATATTCCATTACTTCAATAAGGGAATAGAAAGATCTACGGGAAAACTTGCAAGGGTTCGTAGAATTATACGTGAAATAACAACTTCCAGCGCCTTACAGCAAATTCCAGAATCCGCCCTAATGTTCAAGGAGGAGTACAGGGGTATACGAGCAGAGACGTTCGAAAAGTATTTCACTTTTACACAACAAAGTGAGTGGGAACATAGACTAGTTTTTCCTATAACCAATCCACAAGGGGGAATCCTAGCTTTCTTGGGTAGAACTATGCTTGGGGATGCTAAACCAAAATACTTGGTTAAGCCGAGAGAGGTACCACTACCCGTATTCCCTGTGAGAGTAAATGAACCCGTACTAATATTAGTAGAGGGTATATTTGATATGTTAAATCTAGAGGACAAAGGGCTAACCAATGTATCTTGTATATTTGGTACACATCAGTTCTCATTTAAGACAGTTCAAGATAAACTAATGCCTTTTGAATTAGCAGGCACTAGGGTGGTTGTTATATTACTAGATAACGATAAATCTGGTAATGATAGTGCCAATCTATTAAGTAAGATGATTAGAGATAAAACTAATTTAATACCTATAGTTGCTAATCAGTTCTTACCTGTAGGAAAGGATCCAGGGGACTTAACCCCGGAAGAGATTGAGATACTACAAGCTAAAATAGATATTTTAGTTGCGGAAGAGCTCAATTCTTGATATAATATTAGTTGGATTCGTAGGAGGAATATTGACATTGTACTCATCCAACATAAGGAGAAAATATGAAAATAGCTTTAGTTGATAAATGTCCAAGTAATACTAATTACTCTAGACACTTTGGTATTCCAGATTTAGACGTATTTCACATGACGGACGTTAGTGTAAAGAAAGTATATAAGAAAGATATTACTATCGGAACACCACAAAATCCATTTAATCCACACGATTATGATTTTGTTATCTTAATTGGTGCAGATCCCTTTAAGCATTTTACCAAAAGAACGGGTATTTCAGATTATACTGGTAAATTGGTAGAAGATCAAGGGTATGCTGGGTGGATCCCAAGTATTAGCCCAGCGCAACTACACTTCAAGCCTGAAATGCGTCCAGTGTTTGAGGAAACTGTTAGTAACATTGATAAGATAATTACAGGTAAGTTAACAGCACCGAAGCCAGGAAATTATAGACCTATAGTAGATGAGCAAGAAGCATTTGATTATGTTAACATGCTTGTGACAATGACAGATCCAGCAACTACACCTTTAGCGTTTGACTCGGAGACCTCTGGTCTGTATGCTAGAAACTGTTATGTACTAGGGTTATCAATTTCCCATGAAGAGTATCAAGGTGTATATATTGACGCTGATGTTATTTCTGAACGAGTTACCCACAAAATTCAAGTTCTATTTGACCAGAAAGATAGACCTATAGTATTCCATAACTTAAAGTTTGACCAACATATGTATACATATCACTTCGGTCTCTCATATGAGAAGGCATATGATGAAAACCGTCTACACGATACAATGCTTATTCATTATATTCTAGATGAGCGTAAGGGTACTCATGGCTTGAAGCAATTAGCCATGAATTATACAGATATGGGTGACTACGACTTTGAGCTAGATAAATTCAAGGAAGATTATTGCAAGAAGCATAAAATTAAGAAGGCGGATTTTACATATGATCTGATTCCTTTTGATATCATGTGGCCTTATGCTAGTAAGGACACAGACGCTACGCTAAGAATCTTCAATAAGTTCTATCCGAAAATTGTTGCAAACCCTCAGTTCTTATCATTGTATCAGACTATTATCATGCCAGGCTGTCGCTTCTTACAGCGTGTTGAGGATCGTGGTGTACCTATCAATGTTCAGCGACTTAACTTAGCACACCAATTGCTCACAGATAAGTTAAACGAATACGTGAGAAAGCTATACGAATTTGAAGAGGTACAAATACTAGAAAGGGAACAAGGTGCTCGGTTTAATCCAAACTCTGTTGTTCAGCTACGGGTACTTCTGTTCGATATTCTAGGACTAACCCCTACTGGTAAGCTTACAGAGGCAGGAGCTATATCTACAGATGCGGAATCACTAATGGAGATTGCAGAACAACATCCTATTGCTAATATTTTACTGCAAATCCGTAAAACAACTAAACTAATCTCAACGTATGTAGAGAAAGTTTTACAAAGTATTGATAGTGATGGAAGGATTAGAACCGGATTCCACCTACATACAACAACCTCTGGTCGTTTAAGTTCTTCTGGTAAAATGAACTTACAACAGCTTCCACGTGATGAATCAATAATCAAGGGATGTATCTATGCTCCTCCAGGGTATAAAGTAGTTGCATATGACTTGACAACTGCGGAAATTTACTATGCAGCAGTACTGTCAGGGGATAAGAACATGCAACAAGTCTTTATCAATATGACTAGAGACCCCGATACTTACCCAGACTTCCATGCAACTATCGCACATATGGTATTTAAATTACCTTGTGAACCAAGAGAAGTCAAGAAACTATTTCCAGCATTAAGACAGGCAGCTAAGGCGATCAGCTTCGGGATTAACCAAGAATAAAAGGTTCCGATCTAGAGTAATCTAGTCTCAGCTGAATAAATATAGAGAATAACTCGCTCAATTGTCGGGGACGCTAACTCATATTACTATGACATGCTAATCCGCAGCCAGAGGTTTTGGGGACAAAATCAAATGGTTCAGAGACTGACAGAGTATCTAGAACAGATACTGCTGCGATGGGTGTATTACTCATAATACGGCGAGATACCTAAGAACGATTACCTACCCATTAACTTTTATAAGGGGAAGGTATGGAAATCAACAAAGACAATTACGATAAACTTAAGAAAGACAAACTAACTAGAGCGAAAATAGCAGAAGTATTTGGAATACCCGAGTGGAAACTAAAGAAGCTAATAGCAAAGGAAGGATGGGGAAGAAAAGTACCAAAGTATGTGTATAATGGTTGCTTTTCCTCCCTCACAGAGGAGTCAGCCTATTGGCTTGGGTTTCTCTACGCTGATGGCTGTGTGGACACGAGAGGTAGAGTTAGACTGATGCTACAAGAAGGAGATGTTCGCCACCTAGAGAAGTTTGCTGCATTTACAAATAGTACTGAGTTTACTATACAAGAATGCAATGGGTATAAGAGACGAGCGATAGAATTCACCTCTAGAGAAATGTGTAAAGACTTAGAAAAGTACTCCATAGTCCCCAATAAAACGCTTAGCACTGTAATACCAGATATATCAGTGTTCGGAAAGTATTTAAGGGACTTTTTAAGGGGATTATTTGATGGGGACGGTACCATAAGTGAGTCTTTCTCAAATGTAAATTCTAGAACGGCAACCCTATACACAGGATTCTCTATCTCGAAACCCAACATGATCTGGCTAGATAAAGTATTAAGTGAAGTAGTGAATGTAACATACAAGTCGTATGAAAAAGCCAACATATTTACTATCACTTTAAATACTAATAAATCTGTAGATTTACTACACTATATGTATGCCAATACAGCAGAGTCATGCAGATTAGATAGAAAATATGCTCTATATGAGGATATTGTTATTAATGGTAATCGTAAAACTAGGTAATATCCTAGTGTCTTAGGTATAAGGTATAGTCCATGCCACTGGAAACAGTGGAGTAACATGCTTGTACGGGAGCGGTCCAGCTAAGGTAGCGGAGGCAGTTAACGAGGCGCTTCTCGAACAATCTGCTAAAACTGGAGAGCCTTTTGAGCCATGTACCCCAGCTAAAGCTAATGAGTATATTGCAGACTACTTTAACAAGTTTACAGAGTTGAAACGTTGGATTGATAGATCACACGAGCAGATTAAGCAGTTCGGATTTATTTATTCACACTATGGTCGTAAGCGTAGACTATTAAATATCAACTCAGAAGATAGAGGTATTGCCTCTGGTGAGGTACGTTCAGGGTTTAATGCTATTATTCAGGGGGCCTCATCTGACTCACTATTATTAGGAGCAATCCATGCAGATCTAGAGATCGAAAGATTAGGACTGCTCAAGGAAATGCAAATCATTATGTTGGTGCATGACTCCGTGGTAGCTATAGTTCGTGAAGACCTAATTGATCAGTATTCAGAGATCTTAATTAGGAACATCCAAGAAGATAGGGGTCTTAGTATTAAAGGTTGCCCTATCGGTGTTGGCATGGACTCAGAAGAAGGAGGATCCGTAGACTACTCTTGTGGTAAATTACGTAGTCAACACCCTGCTATTGCGGTTATTGGGGATCCAGACTTCGAAGCAACAATGCGCAGTGTTATGGAGCGTATAGCTGAAGTCGGAGCCGAAGATATTGTATCTAGCATAGAGAATAAGCGTAATCTAGAAACTATTGAGGAGCAGTTCCCTGAGCTCAAGAAGATTATCTGGGGGTGTGATAATTTTAGGGCTGAGTGGAATTTCTTAGTAGAGGGAAATTTCCCTTGGTTGCCTAAACTAAATGAAGTCGCGTAAGGGTTTAGAGCTACCAGCATACATTATGCGTGGATTTGTTGATAAGTTTACAGAAGATGGCTTTGTAATTATACAGAGCCACTTAACTAGGTATGTCTTTGATATGCCTAGTCTTCCGGGTAACTATGCCAAGAGAAGATTAATACTCTCCTCTATGAAGTTGCCATATAAACTTTACCCCCTACAGAAACGCATAACTACGATTAGTCAGTTTATTAGATCTGGAGCTAAATATATTATAACCCCCGATGGGGATATTCGTAGAGTCAGACGTACTAAGTTCTACCCAATAGAAGTTAAAAGAGTAAGTATATCTAATCAGACGTTTAACGGTACTTATCAGAACTTTGTAAAGGGTAGTCTATCCCCCATTATAACAGACTGCGAAGCTAAGTATATTTCTGTAGTTAACTATAATGGAGCATTAGTAGTCTTTGATGTGCACAGAGAATATCCCGAAACTAGGAGGTATAGAGTTAAACTATGAAAGTTGTTATTAAAAAGCGTGCCATGTTTAAAACTAGTGCCGTTTCAAAGGAGTTCTGGGAATACTGCAAAGAGCAATGCTATTATGAGATACAAGACCCACATGCTCAGTACCCTAGAAGATTCCAGAACGCTTGGTCTGTAAATGATGTGCACTGCATACCACCAACTAGAGTTAAGGATTTATTAGCAGAGATACCTAATGTAACTATAGTAGACAAGAGAGCTGTCATTCCTGCCAAAATACCTAAACCCAGCTTTGAGCTGTACCCAGGTCAACAGGCAGCATTTGATGAATTCCTAAAGTTCGAAAGTGATGGAGAACCTACGTGTATAATGCACGGTAACCCTGGATTTGGTAAGACTATATGGGCTCTCTATGTTATGTGGCATTTACAACAAAAAACCTTAATTGTTGTGCATAACCTTAACCTGCTAGGAATGTGGGTTAAAGAGATAAAGAGATGGTTTGGTATTACTCCAGGAATTATAGGAGATGGTAAGCGGGACTATGTAGGTCATAGCATAGTTGTAGGCAATATTAGAACCCTGAATATGATGGCTAATGAGCTAAGTGAAGAATTTGGATTAGTTGTATTAGATGAAATGCATCACTGTGTTGCAACAACATTTACCAACTTTCTAGAGTCCAATGCAGCTCGTATACGTATTGGGCTATCTGGTACATTAAAACGCAAAGATGGTCTACAGGCAATGTTCAAGGACTATTTTGGGTATAATATTATTAAGCCAGAAAAAGATAATGTACTTGACCCTGTTATCCATGCCTATACTATAGATGTACCTATTGATGGTAATAGAAATATACCGTGGGGAACTAGAGCTAACTCTGTCTATGAAAACCCAGAGTTCTTTCAGCACATTATGGAAAAGGCGTACGTCTATTATAGGCTAGGGCATAAAATACTTATAACTTCTGAGAGAACTTGGCTTATTAATAAGATAGAAGAGTTCTTCCAAGAAGCAGGTATTCCAGTATACTCAATAACTGGGCAGGTTCTAGATCTAGATGAACGAGAGAGGATAATGCAGGACGTAGCCAAGGAGCCAAAAGGTTGCATACTAGTAGCTGCATCTTCAATTTTTTCAGAGGGTGTTTCACTTAATGAACTATCCTGCTTAATCACTGCTAACATTATAGGGGATAACGAATCTCTTATAGAGCAGATAGTAGCACGTATACAACGTAAAGCTGAAGGTAAATTGATGCCAGTTGTTGTAGATACTCAACTTAAGGGTGGCACCGGAGAACGTCAAGCATCACACAGACGCAGAACGTACTCTAATAATGGTTGGCAAATAATTCGTATGTCTGAGGAGGCGTTCGATAATTTAAGAAAAATTGCATTTGCCAAAGAACAAGATGTTTGATATAATAATTACATAAAGTTGAGGAAAGAAAGAATCTGCAAGTGAAGTTGAGTCAGTTAATTAAAAATTTTATTTGCAGATTTCCAAAAACTTTAGTATAATATATGTATTGAGTTGAGAGATTTAATAAATGATATTCTTTGATTACGAAAAGATATACCTACTTAGCTATGGAAAAGCTGATCTCATAATTCAGTATCTACGATATATGAAAGAGAATCCTGAAGCTACTACAGCTATACGAGGAAACTCTTTTATCATAAATGAGTCTGTTATATTGGATAACCCATATGGGCTAGACGATAGAACACTCGCAGAGTATGTTGGTATACTCGCACTAAGAAACTATGCAACGTTTAAGCTAACAGGCGATACGTCACTGCCGATGGTTTCATATCCAGCATGGCTTCCAGCAGAGATAGTGGAATCCAATCCTTTAATCCAAAAATTTCAGCAAAAACTTATATTTAAAGAGGAAAATAAATAATATGGCTATTACATGGGGAACAATGAAAGGTGAAGCAACTTCAAACAAATTTGAATATGTTGACTTCAAAAAGAAAACCACTAACACTGTACGTATCGTTTCAGAACCTTTAGCACGCTACGTGTACTGGATTCGCAACGAAGCATTAGGCATTAACGCACCATTCGATTGCTTACGCTTCAATCGTGAAACAGAGTCTTGGTCTGGAAAGTCTGACCCAATCCAAGATATGAATATTGTACAGTTTAACCCATTTAGTAAAACTAAGGAGCAAGTAAAGGCAGCTCGTAATTACCTTGCGTGGGTTATTGATATGGAAGATGGTAAATTAAAGCTGTTAGATCTGAAAAAGTCTATCTTTGATAGCTTAGGCGAAACAATGGCTACTTTAGCACAACTAGGTACTCCAGTTGGTATCTATGATATTGAGTTTACTATCACCAAGAAAGGCACGGGTAAAGATACCACATATAGTATCAATACCGCTTCAGCAATTGGGGCAGCTCAGAAGTTCCATCAGGGAGCACACTCCTTCCCTGAAGAGCATATGAAGATTACTGGTGAAGCTATTAAGAATGGTAATGAGATTGTTGGATTCGCTGACATCAAACCATTAAGTGAAGTCTTCCCATTACCTGAATCAGCACAAGCTCAATTAACTCAAGTTACTGAATTCTTAGCTAAAACTAAGGATGATGACAATAAGTCAGGTGCAGGTGCATCAGATAATGCACGAGCTGGTGCTAGTGCAGATGCCCAAGAAATGGCTAACGACTTAGATTAATACTAAATTCAAAGGGGCTTAATTGCCCCTTTGTCGTATGGTGATTATGAAAATCCTATTTATAGCAGATATGCACATAGAGCTAGGAAAGGGTAAAACGTTAAAGTCTGATAAAGTACCTAAAGACTGGCAGACAAATAGATTTACCTTACTAGCAGAAGAAGTAAAGAAAATATATAATGAACATGGATGTGACTTAATTATAAATGGTGGAGATGTTTTCCATAAACCACTACCAAACACGGAAGAAACTGACCTGTACTCTAGAATACAGGCTATATGGAATGACATACCAGAAATTATATATTCTGGTAATCATGAAATGATAACCAAAAAACTATCGTGTCTTTCTCACTTAGAGTTCTCAACATCCAAAGCTAGTAGTCTGCATAAAATAGTGGAATCTTACAGAAGTCCAGAATTTGACATTATAGGGTATCAGCAATTAAAGGACAGAGAGTGGGAACCCAGATGTTCCGATATATGTTTTACACATGTTAGAGGAACTATTGAACCTCATGTAGTTCCAGAGATCGATCTACAACGTTTCGTTGATCACGGGTATAAAATAGTATTTGCAGGGGATCTACACTCACATACTAATACTCAGGAAATATCTCAGGGAATACAGTTAGTATACCCGGGGTCTCCATTAACCACAACATTCCATAGAGAACGTACTAAAGGGACTAATGGAGTTTTAATAATTGATACTGATAACCCTATAGACTATACATGGATTGAACTAGGGCATTTACCACAGTTACTAAGGAAAACTATAACTGTTGGAGAAGATCTAGTACCTGGTGAATATGATCATATAGTATATGAAGTAGAAGGTAATGTTGTTGAACTTAAATCGGTGGCAAATGAAGAGCTACTGGATAAGAAGAAAAATATTATAGAAACAAAAGATGCTAAACTTGATATGTCCCAAGCAACCAATCTTATAGAAGAGTGTGCATTATATTGGAAGGACATAGAGAATCTTAGCACTCCAGAGATAGAAGCACTATCTAAGGAGCTTCTGGAGCACGTTAATGTTAATACTTAAGTATATGGAATTCTCTAATATACTATCATATGGTAGTAATAATAGGATTGAGTTTACAAACTCCAAAGTTACTCAGATATTGGGAAACAATGGAGCGGGTAAATCTTCACTAGCTACGATACTAGAAGAGGTTACTTATAATAAGAATTCTAAGGGAATTAAGAAAGCGGACTTATTCAATTGGAGATCTGAGTCTAAAGAGTATAGTATAAAGCTATGCTTTATTAAGGGTAGTAACGAATACATAATTGATAAGTTAGTTAAATCCACCACTAAGGTAACGCTAACAGAGAATGGAAATGATATAAGTGGACATACTGCAACTCAAACTTATTCCATAATTCAAGAAATAATTGGATGTGATTTTCCTACGTTCTCTAAATTAATCTATCAATCAGTAGACTCTAGTTTGGATTTCTTAACATCAACTGATGCAAAAAGAAAAGAGTTTTTAGTTGGTCTTACTGATCAGACCCAGTACAAAGAGTCAGAAAACATAATTAAAGAAGTTGCTAAAGAAGTTAAATCTAGGATTACTAGCCTAGAGCAGAACTCAGCCACAGTATCTCGTATAGTAAAACATACATTAGAAATTCTAAATTCTGAAGTTCCTGAGTTACCAGAAGAGCCAGTGGATAATACATCAGCTATACAGGAAGAGATATCTGAACTAAATTCTAGAGTTCAAACAGCGAATGCACTTGCAGAAAGAAGTAAAGCAATTTCTCTTAAGCGCAAGAGACTGGACGATCTTGTACAGGCAGCTGAAAAAGAACTATTACTGTTATCTGATATAGTAGATACAGTTAGTGACCACTCTGAGGATTTATCTGATAAGTCTACCAAATTGCAGGAGCTTACTTTTAAGTCCAATAGTATAAAAGCTCAATATAATAAGCTAAAGTCAGAAGTAGAAAAGACCGAATGCCCTACGTGCCATCAGCCCTTAGATGTTACTCATGTAGCCAACGCTTTGGAGTCTATTAAGAACGAGTATAATCCTATCTATCAAGAAAGGGTAGCATTAGAGGCGGAAGTTGCTGATCTAAAAGAGGAGCAGTCTAAATTTACTAAAGTATCTACTGCTAAGGCTAAATATGAAAAAGCTATCAAAGACCTTGAAGCATTTGAGAAAGAGGAAGTTGATATACCAGAGGCGGAGGACATTTCTGATTTTATTAAAAGGATAAAAGATTTAAATTCAGAACTAGCAAGTACTACCTCAGCCTTAAAACTCTATAGAGCCAAAGAAGTAGAATACCATAAGCTAAGTGCTACTAAGCAAAGTGCAGAGGATCAATTAAAAGTTCAGGAAGCAGAGCTAAGTTCGCTTAAGGCGGAACTAGCAGAACTCCAGCCTAAGTTAGCAAGACTAGAGATTATAGCTAAGACTCTTAAAGAGATTGTAGCGTATAAGTTAGAGTATAGCATAAAGGCTTTTGAAAGTATAATTAATGATTACCTATCTGTTATTACTTCTGGTAAGTTTGCTTTAGCTTTTGAGCTAGACAATACAAAGCTACAGGTAGTTATTTATAACAACGGTATCAAAACATCAATGACGTCTTGTTCCACAGGTCAAAAAGAAAGAATAAAATTAGCCACGTTATTAGCTATAAGAAAGCTAATGACTAACATTAGTAAGGTTAATATTAATTTATTATTTCTAGATGAGGTTGTTAGTTTCTTAGACCCTAATGGTATGGACACATTAATAGAGTTACTGCTTGAAGAGGATCAATTAAATACTTTTGTAGTATCTCATGGATATTCACACCCGTTAGCAGATTCGGTATCTGTTATTATGGACGATAAAGATATATCGTATTTGGAAAACTAAATGGCTATTAATGTAAGGGAAAAGGGAAAACGTGGTGAAATGCAGGTACGCGATCTACTGCGTGATAAAACAGGACTAAAGTGGGAGCGTGTTCCAGGCTCTGGGGCGTTTAATGAATCTCATGCACTTAAGGGGGATGTCTATCTTCCCCCTTCACAGAAAGCACACAGTGTTTACTGCTATGAAGTTAAATGGTACAAAGATGATCAATTAAACTCTAATATATTCAACGTTGGAACGCATCAAATAGAGAAGTGGTGGGAACAGACTACTAGAGAGGCTGAGCAGATGAATATGAAGCCTGCTTTGGTATTTAAGAAAGATAAGGGCGAATGGTTAATAGCCTTAGATTATGAAGATGAGTCCGCATCTGCTTTATTAGATCACCACTATATAGTTATCTCTAAAAGAGAAACTAATGTAATTATAGGTCAATTCAAAGTTTGGCTACATAACATTAGTAAAGAGGAAATAATTCAATAATGTCAAGTTGGACTAAAATGCTGTCTACGGAATTGGTTGGCGATAATCTACTTATTGTAGATATGATGAACTTTTCACGCTCAATAAGTTCTGCATCTTCGGTAGAGGATTTTGCAAAGAAACTAGAAACAAGTATTAGATCTTTTGCTAAAAGCTATTCATGTGGAAAGGTGGTTCTATTATCAGATAAGGGAGTATCTTCATATAGGAAAGAAATACTTCCCGAGTATAAAGAGAACAGGAAGAAAAAACGTGAGGCTATGAGTGAAGCTCAGCGGGCAGCAGAGGCTGAGTGGTTCTTTATGATGCGGGATGCTGTTGATTCATTAGCTGATACTTTCCCGTTGTTTAAGTATCAGGACGTCGAAGCTGACGATATGGCAGCTTTAATAACTGATTGGGCTATTGATGGAGAACATGTAGAAGAAGTATTTCTATTATCTACTGACGGAGACTGGGATACTTTTTTACGTGAGCGAGTATCTAGATTTGCTTTTACTACTAGAAAAATGTTCACTATAGATAATATGTTTGAAGAGCACGGTGCAGATAGTCCTGAACAGTTTGCTTTACTTAAAGCCATTCAAGGTGATCTAGGGGATAACATTAGAGGTATAGATGGGGTAGGTAAAAAGAGAGGGTACTCAGTAATTCGTGAGTTTAACTCTACTGCTCACTTCTTAGATAGTATCCCTGATCTAGTAGGTTCCCAGAAATTCATCTGCAATATAAGGGATGGTCAAGATATAATTGAACGTAACCTATTATTAGTAGATTTACGATCTTTTGCGTATGATGCATTAGTACATGCTGGTGTATATGATGAGTTTAAGTCCCGAGTATACTCGGAAGTATTTGGAGAGTAATAGATGATTAGAATGCATTTAAAGAACGAAAAATGTAAACCCCATATTGGTAGTGCTGGTGCAGCTGCAATAGACTTGCGAATTGAGCTAGGTGATGAAAGAAACCCATCTAGTGAAATGGTAGTATTAAGTCCGGGTCAATCCATATCTAGAACCACTGGTGTGTCTGTTGAGATCCCTGAAGGCTGGTGTGCAATGATTATACCTCGTAGTGGCTTAGGCACAAAAGGTATCGAGATCATGAATACTGTTGGTCTTATTGACAGTGACTATCGTGGTGAGATAGGTATTACAGTACGAAATAAAGGTAAAGAAGATATAGTTATAGGTAATTATGATCGTATCGCCCAAATGGTTATTGTTCCACATATGAATCCTCACTGTGTGGAGTATGTATCCGATATTTCCGAGCTTTCAGATACCGCCAGAGGCGCATCTGGGTTTGGTAGTTCAGGAGTTAAATAACACAAAACCCCAGACATGGAAACCTGTCTGGGGTTTTTATTTAGATGTTCAGGAATTTATCCATTGCATCATTTATGTATTCTGGTTTATTTTCCCAAGCCTCCTCTATTGGTTTATGATACTTTTCATAAAGAGTACTAGACTCCTCTAGTTCACGCATTCTCACATTATAGATCGATTGCTCAGGCATCTGTACACGAACGGAAATAAAACGACCGTTTGGTATATCGATTGGATCACCATCGCTGTAACCAGCAATATCATTACGAGCGAACTTAGGTGCACTAGGGTGAGTCCTATGATACGTCTTAATAAGAATAGACCCATCTTCCATAACTTTATAGTCTACCCAAATTAATGGCTGTTTATTCACATCAAGTGGAATTTCAATACCGCCATCAGCACCCCCCCAACCTGCATCTGAGTTAAATCCGAGTACACCCTCAATAAGATACTCACCCTGGGCTACTCTAGTAACTGTAGCACCTTCTGATTCATCGTTAGTTGTGAATGCACCGTCTGCTATTATTGTTATAACAGGGGACGCCTTTTTAATAAAACCATTGCTATCAGTTGTAGTGTTAGATGTACCCCACAAGTTGTTAAAGTTTATGGGATTTGATTTATTCCTATTACTAGACGCAACAGTGACGTTTCCTGTTAAGTAGCTAGTGGCTATTGTCGCCCATGTATCGCCTGTAGTTAAAAATAGGGTAGGGGAATAAATTGTTCCAAATTTTCCTGGGTTTGAAGAAGATCTAAATATTTGAGAATGTTTGGAATTAAAAACTTTAGATGTTAATCTACTTTCATCTAAACCTTCAGATATACCATTACCAGCAAATCCATAATCCCCTTGAACCATTACCTGACCGTCTTGCCTAGGAAACCTAAGAACACTAACATTAGAGCCTGTAGAATCTCTATAAGCTAAAGATAAAATCTCATTATTCGATGAATTAGTTTCCAACATCGCATACTCACCGCTAGCTTTATATAGCCTTAAACCTGCCCAATGCTGTGATCCGTGAACTAATATGTTGTTTTCTTCCTTTACCACTAGCTCTCTTGTACCACCTGCAGGAACCCTTGGTATTTTTAGTACACCATTCCAAACATTCCCAAGATTATATTGAAAGAATCCTAAATCTTTACCATCACCTACTTTTGGAGGATAAAGATTTAAATAGTCATTTCCATCCCTAGTGACAGAAATTGGATTTGCTCCTATCCTATGATTCTGTGCAACTATACTACCGTCTAGTTTTTGTAAACCTTTATGATTAAGTATTACTGGGTGATACCAATCCGTCCAGTTATTCTGAACCCTGTGTCTGAAACCTAACTTACCATCACTACCCTGTATCTGAGTTATATATCCTGTCCCATCTCCACCAGTTCGAGTCATCGATAGTATTGGGTAGTAATTATTAAAATAGTTAGATGCCGAGGAGCCTCCACCACCGTAAAATCCAGTTGAAGTAATGTCATTAGCATCTTTAGGCGATTGAGAACTAGGGGTACTGCCATCATATACCACATTACTGCCTAGCCCAAAGTCGCCAGCCAAAAGTAGTGTTCCAGATTTTTCAGGAATTTTATGCGTGTAATAATCTGAACCCTTTTGGTATTCTATAAAAGAAACTCCAGAATTATTGGATACGAACCCTACAGAATTTTCACTATTAGCTGATTTGGTAATTACTTTAGTAGTTGTTGTAAGTGCCCCAGTCATTACATCCCCAGACTTGTTAACTTTATCGCCTAGCTTAGAATTTATAGTACCTTTATCGTACGTATGAGATTTTAGCTCATTTAGGGATGCCTCTGCACTATCAGCACTACCTTTAGCATTAGTTTCGGAAACCTTAGCTGCATCAGCAGAAACTTTAGCCTCCTGCGAATTTTGCTCAGCAAGTTTCGCACTGTTATCTGACTCAGTAGCTGAGTTCTTGGATTCCATAGCAGAAGTGCTAGAGCTCTCTGCACTTGCTTTAGCTTCATCAGCCTTCGTAGTTGCTAACGCAGCTTGAGTAGTAGCTTCGTCAGAGCTTACTTTAGCTAGATTAGCTTGATTAGTTGCCTCTAATGCCCTATCAGTGGCAATGCCAGCTTGTTCAGTAGCTAGAACTACCTGATCTTTCGCAAGACCTACTTGATCTTTAGCCTTACTTACCTGTTCAGTAGCTAAACCTACCTGATTTTTAGCTTCCACTACTTGTTCAGTAGCTAAACCTACCTGTTCTTTTGCTAGGTCTACTTGATTTTTAGCTTCCACTACTTGTTCAGTAGCCAATACTACCTGCTCTTTCGCAAGACCTACTTGATTTTTAGCCTCCTCTACTTGTTCAGTAGCTAATACTACTTGTTCTTTTGCAAGATCTGCCTGACTCTTAGCAATGTCAGCACTACCTTTAGCATTGGTTTCTGAAACCTTAGCTGCCTTAGCTGAGTTACTAGCTGATAAGGCATCCTTCTTTACTTCTGAAGACACTTTGGTAAGTTCTTCTATTGTCACCCCTGATATAGATTGAGATAGGTTAACTACAAAAGGAGCTTTCGCTCCTACCTGTAGTGCTTCCCCAATATCGGGAGTTACTGTTATTCTTGTATATTTAGCACTCATTTAGTCACCCCTTCACTTATAAAAATCTTACCTTCTAATATTCTCACTTGAGATCCTAAAGTATTAGTAGATATAACATCATAATATCCCACGAACTTTAATCTAGAGTTATACTCCTCTGCTTTTGAATCTTTCCGTCTTGGTAAAGAATTGACAATATCTTTATCTAGGAATAGAGTAACTATGCCTTTCTTAGCATCTGCTATCTCAATATCAAAGTTAGCTAATTCCTTCCCATCATTCAGTTTATCTGATATACTTCCTTTGAAGGAGAATCCTGTAAGGTCTATTGGTAGTATCGTTTCCTTACCAAAATCATCGACGTCTACTTCCGTAAACTGTAGTAAATACCCGAAATCTAGATTAGCATCCATCCTAAGGTCTACTGTCCTATTTTCTATAATCATCTTATATGTATCTCCGAGTTCTTAAGATCAATCTTCATCTTATAGTTAGCCTCTGGATTAGAGGATAACGCCGCGTCTCTATTATAAATTACGTCAATTCCTGCATTCGCAAAGAAGGCACTATCTGCAATCATTTTCTTTGCAGTTATACTACCGTCAACTATCATATTTCCATGAACTAGTAATGCTGCGGCTGCCCACGCACTGCCATTCCATTGACGAGTAGTTGCATTTGCAGGGTTATTAGATTGGAACTGAGTAAGTACGTCATACTTGACAGGAGCACCACCAAAGTTATTTCTAAAGAATGCTGTCGCATCGGCATCACTCCACGAACCATTAGATCTAGGTTGCGAGTAGAATCCTGGCCCTCTTTGTCCATTAGCACCTGGCTTTCCTGGATCTCCAGGCTTTCCTGGGTCTCCTGGCTTTCCATCGTTCCCAGGCTTACCATCTTTACCTGTAGTACCACTCCACTGTACCGGTGTAGAATAGTTTTCACCAGAAGCTAGCTTATTTGTAAAAGGATCTAGTGTGCCTGTACTTACCCATATCTTCTGTGTAAATGGGTCACTTATACTAGGGGGCGTTTTACCCCATCCTGTGGGTGGGTAGTCCTGACCAGTTGGGGTTGGCGGCTGTGTAGACCATATTTTATAAATAAAGACGGTTAACTTACCCTTTAGACCTTCCTCAAGTGTAAGTCCGTTAGCTGGATTACCTATTTTAACATTGCCCGATATAGATAGCTCACTTCCATCGTACCTTATATACTTATCTTTATCCCCTATATCTACTTTAGGTTTTCCAGAGTTGTCTACACTCATAAAAATTCCAGGAAGTGGACTACCATAGGACTTACCTTGGGTCTTTAGGGCTGGATTTGTTTTCCCATCTAGATTAGTAAGTATAAAGTTAGCTGCGTAAATATCCTCTGTTATTACTTTACCATTTATATTTGTTTGACCAGTATTTGGGTTAACAGTTACTGGTGCGATACCATTTGCGTCTAACTCACCTAACTGAACTGCACCAGTCTTAGCATCTATTCTAAAAGTCTGTACCCACTTTTTATCCCTTAGTAGCCTACCTAGGATATGATAGTTAGTTATATCTATACCAGTCTCATTGGCAAATGTATTATCTATTTTAGTGGAATCATTAAGTGTAAAGTTGGCTACACTTGACTCAGTTATATTACTACCAGCTGTTCCCCAAGTGGTGGCAACTACCTTAAATACACTAGGTACACCCCATGGAAAGTTAACTAACACTGCCTGCTGTGTGGCACCAGTATTTATTACAGATGCGGTAGACCACTTAGTTTTATCATATTCTGTTTTAGTAACATAGTAGACTACAAAGTCACGTATAGCTGGACCACTACCCCTATTCCAATCCCAAGTTAATTTAACATCATACCTAGTTACCCCATCTTTTATTTGTGCTGCTACAAAACCTAAGTTGCTAGGTGCGGTAGGGGGTGTAGTTTTATACGATATGTCAAATACTTTAGAGGTGCTCCAGCTAGATACATCAGAATCCTGCCCACTAGGAAAGAATATAGTACCACGTACTCTAAATGTATACTTACCAGATTCGATACCGTTTGCTACTATTACTGGTGCTTGCTCACCTGTATATATTTGGATAGGGCTACCACCAGCTTCAGGTATAGCCTCAATCTCTATATACTCACCATTACCGGTTGTATGGATATTTAGGTATCTTTGACCTGCACCGATCTCTACAGTAGTATACTCAGCCTCTACATTGGTTATCTTTGGAGGCTGTTTAGTAGTTATTTGGTATGGATCAGATAGGTTAATCTGTAATTTAGCTTGCAATAGTTCTTCATCTACCATAGAATCGTAGTATGCTCCTATAACGCTGGAAGTACCACTAGGTAGATTTCTTAATATGACGTAAAATTTTGTTATATCCGGTATATTGTTAAAAGTCTCAGAGGATCCCTGTGTTGCCCAAAATGCCTTACCTACAGTGTCTGGGTCATTATATCCAGAATGGTACAGCAGGGCACTAGTGTACCCAACTGTAGCGGAGTCAATAACCAGTGCCACTGGTGCATCATTCTTAATCATCTATATATGTCCATTGTACTGAGGACTCACCATTGATGCCCTCTGCTCTTACCCTAACGTCTAGATTACGATATACTCCTGGAGTACCTTCACGTATACCGTACTCTTTTCTATTATCAGCGTAAGTAAATATATGCCTATTCCCATTAGTTGTCTTGCCATCGTAGATAGTCTCATGGTTAGTTGGGTGTAGTACCTGAAACCTGTAAAATAAATCAGGTATTTCATTATTAACTTCTTCAGAGATTCTATCCCACTTAGCAAGAACATCTTTACCAATCCACTCGTTTAATGAGTTAGGTGCTCTATTAAGTAATGTTAGGTTCTGTACTTTATTAAGGTTTACCGCTGCGTTTATATCTACTACAAGTACTGCTGGGGAACTCCTTCTACCATACATGTCTACAGCCCTAACCTCTATCGTATAAGTATCTGGAGCCATCCCCTTTAATTCCATAACTATATATGAATCTAGAGACTCCCCGTTGTTAGTAACAATTCTAGGATCTACTTCACCAGATATTTTTACAGTATAGTATATAATAGAGGATGTAGTGCTAGGCTTCCACCTAAGATCCCCATTTTTGCCTATAACATTACCAGGGCTTAGTGGTTTATCAATGTATGGAACATACTCTAAACTTCTTGGTGGTGTTACTAGTGTCTCCCAGGTTGGTGGAGCACTAGTATCTTGCTCTACTTGCTCAGAGTTAATGAATACAGACTTATCTCTTTCTATTAATGTAAGTTCTATCTTTCCACCAATAGTATTAGATACTGTCTTAACTAAGAAGTATTTATCCTTCCACCCATATCTCTCATAAGTAAATGCTATAGCATCATTTACCTCTATACCCAACATATAGTAAGGGACAGTTAGTTTTAGCTCCCTAGCATATCTAGATCTTTTTAATTCCCTAGCTGCCACAGACCTTGCACAGTAGTAGTTAGTTATATATGCGAACGACAGATTCATTCGCTTGTCTAATCCTCTGTCCTCTTTCTTAAACTCTGAATTAAAGAACGATACTGAGTTAGTTTTCCACCCTAGACCGGGGTCTACTATACTTGCCTGCACCGAGTTATATTTGTTCCTAGCAGTTACATCTTGCAATTCTAGATTTCCTATAGTATCATTAAAATGTAACTTTCTTGGATTACTATCATAAGACTCCGTTGTTATACGATACTCCCCTGCAAAATTATTTAGTGCACCCGAAAACGCCTCTAACATACTTTCTATATTTTTAAACACAGAAGTAGACGTTTCTAAAATAACGTTGGTCTGTATCATTTGTCTATTTTCAGCTGATTGATTTGTCCATCCTATGTATCTCCAATAGGATAGCCAATCCGATTCATAAGACGTATCTATAGTATCTAGAAGTTTGGCAGTTCTAAGCGTAAAATCTATGGGTATCTTACTAAGTGGAATACCTGCCCCATATATAGTAGATCTCATATAATCTACTAATTGCCATACAGGATTGAGACTAGTCTTACTATCATCAAACGTTCCGTCAGAATTATATACTCTAACTTTTTTACCTTGTATAGTGGCTGATACCTCTGGTATGTCGGTTCTATTCTCGTTTATAGTAAATCGAACTACAGCATACGCAGTATCTAGTAATCTAAATCTACTATCCCAGTACCCTTCCTTATGCTCTAGCTCACTCTGTAGTAGAAACCCTTCCTTTGCTGCAATATCTACCAAGACTTTAGATGCTTCTTGGTCAGATTTACCATGATACACCCACATAGTAATATCACCATTGCCATCATCATACTCATACTTTTCGCCATGTACAGTTGGGGATGTTGTTGGTATTCCACTAGCTAATCTATGCATGGTATCCCCAGCAAACCTCTTCCTACCAAAGCATGTACGATCCCCACTGTCCTTATCATCATAACAGATCATTGGTGTATCGCCAAAAGCAAAATCTAGAAATCCATCTATTTCTCCCTCAGCAAATGCGTACACTACGTACACTATATTTGGGTCATCTTTTAAAGTATCAGCGAATACAGGTATTCCGGGGATGTGTTGTACCCCATATACTACAGGTATAAACTTAGCAGTAAGGTTAAAGTCTATGTCTATTTCTTTGGTTACAGTTTCGTAGTACTCTTCAAGGGAGTAAGATTTACTAAGACCAAATAATCTCTTCTTAGTCTTCATTCTGTAACGCTTCTCTTGGGTCTGGTATTTAGCTAGTATAGTAACAGACTTGTTAGAATGGAAGAAACCTAGATCTTCCTTATACTCGTCTTTTTTGGCAGAGCTAGTAGCAACCAGCTTTCCGTCTATAATTTCTAAGCCCCTATGAGTGGCATCATCAGTAAGTCTACCATTTACCTGTTCGAAGTCATAAAACTCATTAGCACAAGTCCATACAATACTGGAAGTACTAGCGGATGAGTTGCCTTCTCCTTGACCCTCTTTTATACTTCCTGCTGTTATCTTACCAGAGAAGAATAAAATCGGCCCGTTAGTTTCAGAGTCTACTGGAAGTATTGTCCCATCTGGCTTAATTATTGCTTGATATATTGTTACTTGCCTGTCTATAAAGGATACGCCATCTCTTACTAATCTGAATACTTCATCGGAGTCCACACCAGATAGTGTGAACGTAATGTTCCCTACTGTTAACTTAGTATCTTGTCTATGTGCTGATATTGATTTTAGTTTGCCACTTAAGTATGGAATATTATTAAACACTAAATCTCTAGGATAGTCAGTGTAGTGCACGTATTGAGGAGTACCTCCGGCACTTGGGAGTTCCATCATAAGTAGGCTAGCTACTTTAATATTGCTATCTGGATCAGTTAAATACTCTCTTGCGCTAGGAAGTACCTCTTTCATTATTTGCTCCTACTCTCTCTAAACTGTAAAGTTACAGACTCATACACGCCGTCTGGTGTTAGAGTACTATTCCAGTTATCTATATTAGTTATTTTTGTTTGAAACAGAATACCATGGAACTGCGGCTTAGAGGATTTACTTGGTAGTACTACTAACTCGGGGTATATTCCTATTTTTAATGAGTTTTCCCCAGTTCGTTCTACTTCTGTTATTTTATATATCTTGTAATTATTAGATAGTTTAAATAAATCCCCTACCTCTGGCAGTCCAGTTAATTTAGGTATGTTAAGTATGAGTTCAGAATTGCTAGAGCCTACATCCACTGTAGCGTTGACAAAATCACCCATAGCTCTACTACCTTCAAATTGTGGCAATAATACGTCCATAAATCCACCCTTACTTTTATATCTAAGTATGGCTGACTCTAAAATCCTAAACTCGTCTTCAAATAGTTCGGTATATTTTAGCTCGAATGACCAATATTGTCCTTTATTTCTAACTTCAAATACCGTGTTATCTGGCATCTCATCCCTAAGTACCGGGTCATTATCTACTAAAGTAACTCTCTCAAATCCCGGAGCATGACTATCTGTATAAGGGTCTGGAAGTCTCATATAATACTCTCCTATAAAATCTGTTTATATATACTTATTATATACCATATTTTAAAATTTTTCAAGAAAATTTTTTATTATAAACAAATAAAGGGGCGTATAGCCCCTTTTATTTAATACAAAGTTTTTCCTTCGTTGTTCAATTGAGCCTCAATTGTTAACGCGACGGACTCCCCATGTCTAGTTAAGAAAGAGGAGAAGGATTCAGAATCCATAGCCTGTATGATAAACGTATTGCCACCACTAGAGGATTGGGAAGAATTATTACTAGAATTATCATTCCTATCTACTCTAGTAGGAACTACTGGAGATTTAAACTCTACACCTTTCTCATTGAGTTGGTAACCAACTCCAGGAAGCATTAGTCCACCTGCTGCCCTAGGTATAAAGTTTTGCATGTTACCAGTACCGCGATCCCCAGCCATATACTTAGCCTCACCTGCATTAGCTCCCTTAGATACGTCCACGTTATTGTCACGTTTACCTAATCTAAGGTATCCGGTTTGACTACCACCTGCGTCGATACTAGGAGATACTGGGTTAGACGCTTGTGAATAAGCCATCATACCAGCCGCAGCCGCAGCTACCATTAGTGGTATTGACCAAGGATATGGAACAGCGTTAGCGGCGTTCATAACAGCCATTGCAGTTTGAATAAGGATCTGTTTCTTAGCTGCGTCTTGTTGTATCTTGACTTTTTCAGCTTCTAACTTCTTGATCTTATTCTTAGACTCCTCAGACTTACCATCTCTAGCCTGTTCTGCCTTAATAGCATTGTCTATTGCAGATACTTGCTGCTTGGTAGCCATAGCTATACCACTAGAAACCAGCTGCATACCTGCAGATATCATTCCTACTGTATCTAGGCTACCCTCAGCATATAACATAACGGCGTTTATAGTATTACCTAAGTTAGTAGCTAGATCTGCTGCCTCTTGGTTGATTGATCTTAGGTTAGAAAGTGCATTAGCATACGCATCCTGTTTGTTCTGCATTTCCTGCATACTTTTCTGATCGTCTGACATACCATACGTAGTATTGTATGTTCCACCTAGCAAAGAGGAGGGAGCATTTCTGAATCCACGTTCTCTCTCTTCGTTCAGCCTATCTAACTGCATTTGGGCTACTTCTATAGCATTCTTATACTTAAGTACTTGTTCAGTATCTGCCTCCCAACCATTAAGACTATTCATATAGTCATCTAGTTCTTGTTTAGCCTTCAGTACAGCTAATACACCCCCTTCAACATCTGATAAGGCTTGAGCTTCTAGAATAGCAAACTTTCTACTGGTTTCATTAACCATTAGTTTGTTTATATATGACTGCCCTAGCTTATCCAAGTCTCTCTGTATTTGTACCTCTTCCAATATAGCATCGTTTAACTCTTTTTGTTTCTTAATATTTCCTGTGTAGAATTGAACCTTCTGTTTTGCTATATCAAGATCATCCATCTTAAGTTTAATTGCTAATTGATCCTCAGTAAATGACCTATTTTTAAGCAATAACATCCGTGTCTCATAATCTGCTATAAATTTAGACTCCTTATTCATCTTTTGCTGGGACAGTATTTGTTGTGTCTTAAGATCATATATCTGAGCCTCTATAGCATTAGCTTGGGATGCTAGGGACTTCCTATCTGCTTCTGTGGCAGCAATTTCTTGCTCTGCCCTTAAGGTGTTTAACTTAGTTTGTAAGTCTCTCTGAGCAATTTCAGATCTCTTAGCAGATACGCCAGCACTATTTCTAGTCTGTAACGCGTAGTTATATAGCTCCTTGGCATCAGATAGTGCATTAGCGTTGTCTGAATCCATTAAGCCCTGGAGAGTTTTTAAAGAGGTTAGCTGTGCTTTGATTGTGTCTAGCACTCCCACAGTTAACCCTGCCTTCTCAGCAACTATACCAAACTTATCCCCAACTAGTTGAGTACCTAAGCTAACTGCATCTAGTGCAGTTTTAATGCTTGTTATACCTGCCTGTATTTTAGCTGGGTTAGATACATCTGCAAATGCCTCAGATATATTGGTTTTCATATCTTTAGAGCTTTGAGTAATATCCTTTAGCGCCGGACTAATAGCTTCTAATAACTCTGCATTAAACATCTTGTCCAAGCCTTGCTGACCGGGAATATCCGACTCCAGCATTACTATCATATCAGCAAACTCTTTACCAAATGCCTCTGACAAGGATCTATGTAACTGAGCGGCAGTATTTTTAGCAGACTGCATAGCTTCTTCATAAGATTCTAGAGCATTGGTACTCTTTCTGAAGGCTATCTCAGTATCATGTGCCTGGTCTATTAATGCCCTCGTTTGGCTATCTAGTCCAACGTTTATACCTGTATAAGATTTTATCTCTTGATAGAACTTAGTAAGCTGAAAATCCCTCATTAAAGGGTTAGCGTTATCTAGTTTGTTCCTTTTAGCAATAGCATCATTTAGTCTCTCTTCCTCTAGTCTAATCTCCTTAGTTAGTTTTAATATCTCATCACTAGTGTTATACGCTAATGTAAGGTTAGCATTAACATCCGAAGAGGAGGCTTTCTTAGAAGATTCTTCTAAAGCCTTTAAACTGTTAGCTAGAGCTACTGGCTGAGCATTTAGAGCTGTCTCTATCATCTCAACCGCTGGCAGAAAGTGGTCTGCAACTACAGTAAGGAATCGTTTTCCTGCCCCTTCTAACGACGCTGTAAGTCTTTCATAGTTAGATGCTGATTTTATAGCATCATCCAGCTTACCATAGTTATCTGTTGACTGCTTAACCATTGCATCAAGTATAGCCATCTTTTTCTGGTTAGTAGTTAGATTCTGGGAGTTAGCCTGTATTGCAGGGTTTATCTCATTTAACTTAGTAGCGTATGCAGAATAAGCATCTACTAGTCTAAAGGTTAGGCCTGCCCCATCTAAACTTGCTGAATTCAGTTTAGCAGTACCTTCCATAATTCTATTAATTGCGTCATCTGTAGATGTAAATCCAGCTGCCGCCTGTCTTGAAGCAATCATACCTATGGTCTTTAATTGGTCTGAGTCAAAACCATACTGAGAAGCTTTAACTGCCTTTTCCATTGCATTCTCAAAACTTAACGCACCATTAGTTGCCTCTACTAAAGAATTTGCTAGTACTTGTACTGGTGTACCTGTTTGAGCACCTAGAGCAATACCTATTTTTTGTAGTCGTGCCGTTTGTTCACCAAGTTTAGCCATACGGAATGCTTGACCTAGAGCGAACACGTTGGATGCTATCATACCATATAGCATTGGCAACTTACCAGTAACCATAGATAGTGCTGCGAAATCACGCGTAGCACCTCTCGCAGCACCTGAGGTATCCCCAACTGAACGTATGAATCGCCTAAAATCTTTATCAGATAACTTTGCTTTATCTCCTGCTATCTTGATTTCTCTACCCATATCTTTAATAGCATCGGTTGACCTATCAGCAGATGCTACTATATTATTCTCTGCCTTGTTTACCTGATTAGCTATTGTTTGCATACCAACCTTAGATGCATCGGAAGCATTGTCTATTGCCAGCTCTACTCTTTCAATAGCCCTAACCATCTTTTCCATAACTCCTGTTATTTTATCCATACCAGGAATCTTTATATTACTTAAAGTCTGTCCAGCCTTGTTACCAGCACGCTCTATAAGAACGAGCTGTTTAGCCATTTGACTAAATTCATTATTAGCTAATTCTGCACCAGCTGAGGCATCTTCTAGTGCCTTAGCTAGTTGTTGAACATCCTTAGCTGCCTTTGCGGAACCTTTTTGCTTTATCTCAACAACTAGTTCCCTGATTACCTTATCTGATGCCATATGAATTTCACCTATAAAAAAGCTCTAGACGCTTTCACGCCTAGAGCAAAGCCCTCTCGTGGAACGCCCAGTGGAGGAAATTTAGAATCATTTTGGAACAGTAGGTACATTTCCTACCCCTGTCTTTGATGAACTACGTTTTATTGCTTTCTTAATGGAATCTGCTGATGTTTTAACAGCTGCCCCATCAAGGATAGTTATTAGGTTTAATATTTCTTCTTTTTCTACATTATCAGTTATACCATATATCTCAAATAAGACTGGTAACCCCGATAAATCCTTACCATTATACTGTGGCATCTGCCCAGGAACGTAAGTGTCTCTTAACCTATTAAATATCATAAATGCTAATTTGCATTCTGTATCTAAAGACTCAAACTCTATAGGTCTAGAGTCTTCAGGAGGAGGAGGTCTTCCACTATCTAGAAACATCTGTTTCATCTGCTCCCATGCTTCTACTGTCATTTTACTACCTGAAGGGGCATGTACTTGTTTAGCGAATCTAGTAAAGAGCTCCTCTCTTGGCTCAATTATATTAGATAGTACGAAAGTTGCCGATATCTGTCATTGACCCCGTAACAAACTCCATAAATGCTGGACATTCCTTTAGTAAGTCCGCTGCGTTAGCTAGGGAGAAAGGTACTTCGGCGTCTAGGTCTTCTACACCAGAGCCTTCTAAGTCTACTAAGATTAAATCTGCTAGTTTCTTAACTGTTAAACCTTCCCAGCTAACCATTGCTTCCTCTGCAATAGCTTCACAGAACTTAGGAACATCACTTTCCCTACCTTGTGCCCTACCATTAACCATGATGATCTTTTCGGAACGTTCCATGATTCTAGTAAGTACATGATTTGGAGTGTATCGTAAAGTTACTTCGAATCCTGCCACTCCTGGGTAGTTTAATGTAACTTCATACTTTTTATCTGTTTTTGCTTTAATTGCACTGATTGAAATACTCATATCTTAGTTTCCTCTCTAAATTGAATAGATACTGGAGATCCAGAAAACGTTGGCATTATATCCAAAGCTAACTGATTAACCTCTCCTGTGGTTAGGCGTTTCACTATATGTGCTGACGGTATTATTATCTCCGTAGCCCCATTACTTAATTCTACTCTAGCATTTGTTATAGACTTAAAGTCATCATAGAACTCCGAAGAGTACCCTGCTTTAACTCCCCTCTTATAAGTATTTAAAGTAGCTGAGTAGTTAGTCTCCTGAATATATGCTCTAGAATTATGTGATATCTTACCAATATCAAACACACTTCTTTGTTCTCTCCAAGAACACTGTTGTTGAAATGACATAGTAGCTCCGGTTACTCCAACCATACTCTGATAATTAATCCTAGCAAATGTTGGTAATACTGGTCTTACTTGTCCTTGCGTTTTACTATATACTAGAGGTACATCTCTTACTTGCTCTATTAGACCAGCTTCAATACCTACATGCAGTAAGGGTACTGACCTATCCATAATAAAATCAGCAACGGATACAAAAGCTCTAGTGATTCTATAGTTTTCGTTATTAGGATAAGATATATATACTTCTATGTAAACGGGTTCAATTGCACTAGTTTCTGGCAATATAAGTAGATTATGCTCTACTTCCTGCATTCCCATTAATAAGAAGAATACCTTCTCCAAATTATTATCAGTAAAGTTAGTTGTTAGGGAGAGAGTAACTGGCTCCATGCCAGTTACTACTGCTTCTGAGTAGTTACTCTTCTTGTGCAGGGTTCGTCTATTAGCTCTATACTCCCGTAGCTGTGCTTCTACAGTGAACGAAGCTATAGCATCAAACTCCATAGCAACTCCCTGATATACAACTATAACTCTACCTTGCCTCTCTAAAGAGTAACGCATCTATTAACCCCCTGTACCAGGATCCGCTTCTTTATGAGCGTCGCCTTTATCTATAAAGTCCTTGATGGTTGTTGTATTGAATTTAGTACTAAACCCTAAATAACCATCGTCTCTAGCATCCAATTCTGTTGGGATAGCACGGAATTCAATAGTAGTACCTAGAACATCATCAGTCTCAATAGAAGGTGGAGTTATATGTGCGTGCTTAGCAACTAGAATAGCTCCGTGTCTATCAGTAGCATATTCACCACCTAGAACTAACGCTAGTTCAAAATCTGTAACTGACTGTAGCGACGCTAGTAAGTCATTATATAGGTCAACTGTACCTAGTGATTTATCATTCAGATACGCAGTTACGCTACCAGAAATTTCTAACGTACCGGTAAACGAACCTATAGCATAGTTAACCCTTGACATTACTTCTGGAGTTAGATACGTGATGTTATTATTAATAGTGAATGAACCACCAGTAATAGCAATATCATATTCTTTCTTAGTCTTATTATCTTTTAGCTTAAATGCTGTTAATTTATTAACTAAGTAAGATTCTTGTAATGCTGCGTATTCTAGGTCTGTGATACCAATCTCTTTAGGGTCAAATGGCTGTGTATCAAGTAGTCTAATTAAGCGACCTTGTCCAGACCATGCTGTCATACCAATATTCTCGATATCAACACTTACTTCTGCCTGACCTACCTGACAGTCCTTAATGTGATACCATACGTTGTCAACTAGGAAGTATAGCTGTAACATTAATAATTCGTGAGCATTACTGTCTTTGAAGTCCACCACCATATTGGTTTCATTAGTGTGTACTCCATGCTCTCCAGCAAGATCAATCTCTTTATAGCTAGACAATGCATGCCACATAAAATAGTCTGGTACCATCATCTTACCGGTGCTGTCCACATAAGGCAGAATATATGTGGAGAAGTTCCAGTCAGCTGCGTTCAACGCATCTGTAAAACGTTGAGAACCACGAATAGGTCTTGGACCTGCTTCGTTTACTGTGATATCAGTATAGCTGGCTTCTTGGTTAAACGCGAAATCGTCTTGTATCAGGACTTCTTTGGTATTTTCCTTAGAGAATCCCTTATCTACAGTAGAGACGAATAGTCGCGTAGCTCTTTTTAATTGAATAGACATTTAACTGTTCTCCTTATCACTCGTTAAAGACGCGTCTCATTGGTTGGTATTTAACTGTTAATGTTAATTCTGCAAATCCAAAAGGTGCGAATAGTCCCTTATCCGTGGAAACACTACCAACCTTAACATCAGTCGTGTGCATAGGTATATTTTCTCCACTACTAGTAACATTATATCTTATCTTTGGATTCATGTCAAGAAGAGTTTTTATATCGGATATGAGACTTTCCTGCTCAATCAACCTTTCTTCATCATCTGCTTGACGTGTGTAGATTAATATACTTACATCAAAGTAACTCCATTGCTGAGCACTAGGTAAGTATTCAAAACTTTCGTCTCCTGGGTATATAACCACATATGGAAACTCTTTTATATCTTCAAACCTCTTAGGTAGGCTAGATACTAACCCATCTAGATTGGTTGTGAACTCTGGATTAGTGCCATCCAGAGTATTGGCTAGAAGAGCTTTCATTGAATTAACAATTGCTATTCTAGCAGATGCTGATGCTATCATGTGCCCTCTCTTACAGTTACTTCGTACTTGGAGTATAGAAGATCTCTGGCTGCTTTTGCTATAGCTTCACCTATCAGCCTCTGTGGGTTTCTGGCACCACTAAAAGGCTTTAGCGATAATTTATGATACGTGGATACTGCGGGGTCGAATACTGCATAAGGTCTGCGCATATAATTATAGCTTATATTAGCTTGTGGATTTACACTATCAACTCCTGATGTATTAATAACTCCTAATGTCTTAATCTTCAGTGAGTTTGCAAACCTACCAGTACGCCATTTAAGGTGTGCACTACCTTTCTGCATTTCCATAGCTAAGTAGTGCTTGGCTAGTAACTCTAGAGCTGAACGCATATTTAGGTTTGATGCAAATCTACCAGTAATAGTTCTAACCGCTGCGTTATCTTGCGGAGCAGTACTCGCAGGGTCCCCTAGGAATACCCTAACAGAGCCTGTGGTTCTTTTCTTACCTACGCTTTTTAATGCTTTATCTGACCCTAATATTTTAGCAAAAAGTGCGGATATATTATCCATATCAGATTGTACATCGTAGGACTTCATTAATGCACTCAGCATGGCTGGAGATTTTGAGTTTAACATGTCTAGTGATATAGGTTTGCTGAACTCAAATGTAGCCTTTGCTGTTGTGGCATCCCTTCCTTTATCCTGCAAGCCTACGTCTACAGTATATGTTATTTTATCCTGCTTATTACCGGGTCCTTGTCCGAAAGACGCCTCTATAACCTGCTTAGCTATATCACTAAAAGACATTATAATATCCTTTCTAGATCCAATAACGTTCTAATATGCTTAGGTAGCCCAGTGGACTGTATAGTAAAAGATACTGACTCACTACCTATTGATTTGGCAGTTCTGTAATCCTTACTAACCCAATAATCTACTAGTAGCGCTACTGCGTGCTTTATATTGGCAGAGTACTCTTCACCTTTAGCTGTATACTTAACTATGTAGTTGCCAGTAGGTGGTACAATAGTAAAGATGATCTTACCATTGCCCACATATACAGCATTACCTTTTAATTCAAAAGTGGAGCCTACTTTAGTTATAGAGGTTATCTCAACGTCTGTTACCTCATCTATAAAGTAAGTATCTCTACCTTCACGTACGCTCAGTAGTGCGCTTCCTGTACCACTACGATTTAATGTCTTGGCGATAGTATCATTCGCAGCAACAAGTGCTGCCCTTACGTGAGCTTCTAGAGGCTTCTTAAGCTCCATAAATTCTTTGTACTCTTCTTCTGATAATATCATTTATTTTACCCAATAAAAAAGGAGAGCCGAAGCTCTCCTTTCTCGGCATTAAGCCTTATACGCTGCTGCAACGATGTTGTCACCCTTGAAGAAACGTTGTAAGTTCAGACGTTGTGTAACGTAGATGTTGTAGCGTTGTGATTCTGCTACACGCTCTTCTTCGATAGTTACTGAACGCTGACGAGGAACTACGAAGTCATCACGATAAGCGATGAATGCGTAAGCTGCGCCTGCTTCCTTATTAGGGAAGAATTCAGAAACTACAACCGGCATACCGTATACACGACCGACTTGACCAGTTAACTTAACCGCATTAGCTGCCTCCACTTGACTTACGTCTTGGAATTCTTCATCTTCTAACAGATCGTAGTACGCATCCATAGAGATTACTAGAACTAACTTATTAAGTTTAATACCTTTACGTCCTAAAGTACGACGTAATTTGTGTAACATCTTAGCTGTAACTTGTACAGTACCATCAGCAGATGCCTCAGTACTAATCACATGACTATCAGCCTTAGCCATTGTTAACAGACCTTCTGGCATGTTAGTACCTGAACCTGTCATAAATGTTTGTTCGATAGTATAAGCATGAGCTTCAACTAAACGACGGCGGATGATAGGAAGAACAACGATTATAGCATCTTCAGTTGTTTCATCAGTTACGAATGCTTTAGCAGATAACTTGTAAGTACGGAAGTTGATTTCTGTTAATTCAGTCTTCGCCCACTCACCTGTAGTTTCTGGCTTACCGTAAGTGTTAGCATCAACCCACTTAGCTTGTGCTGGGCCACTTTCGATTGGCATTGTTAAGTTAGCTTGAGTCATTGGAAGCTCTGTAAACAGGCTTGCAACTACTAACTCTTTCTGGATGTCACGCAGAATGCTGGTATTGAACAGTGTCTCATACGCTTCTGAGGATACAACTAGAGAGCTTGATTCGTTAACGCCCGTACCACTAACAACGATATCTTTATACTTCTCTAAGTGAGCCTTACCATGTTCAGTCTCGAATACGCCTTTCTTAACGATACGAGATAACAGCACTAAGTCTTCTGCTTCTTTTTCGAAGTCCTTCTGCGTACCCATTAGTGCTTTTGTTACTGGATTCACATCTACAGTACCACGACCTGAGCGAAGTGCGTTAAGTTGTTTAACTTGCTCTTTGAGGGCTAAGACTTCTTCTTGTCTTTCCTCTAGAGTCTTAGCAAACTCTTCGGCTGACTTAGTAGATGTTTGTTGTAGGGTTTTTACCAGCTCTAATGCTTGCAGTAACTGAGCTTTTTGCTCACCAACTTGGCTATCAACTAAAGCTTTAACCTTAGCCTGGAATGCTTCTTCTTCTTGAGCTTTGCGAGCTTTTTCTGCTTCCAGAGCCTTCTCTTTATTAATATCTTCTAAAGACTTCTTGATCTCATCTAGACCCAAAGATTTGATTAGTTCATCAATAGGATTTTGAGTTTTGTCACCCATCTTTTAATTTCCTTATCTTCTACCTGTTAGTAGGTATGTTGCCAACTCTTCGGCGGTTTTAAAGTTACTAAGATTACCTGGCTCTGGTAATGCTGCTTTTGTCTTGAACTGTTCTTTGAACTGTTCAAAATCTTTCCCAGTCATTGCTTTAGATACTTCGAATGTAGAGTCCTGATTACATGGTACTGATACTACAGATACCTCCCACAGCTCTATCTCTGTTAATATAAAGATATCGTGGTCATAATCATATTCTGCATCATATACTCCAAATCCAATACTGAATGTTTTTAGAATTCCTGCCTCAATTGCTGCGAATAGCTGATCACCACAGGCTTTTCTGTGAATCTCCGCCGTTATTTGCAGTCCTGCAGGTGTAGGCGTTAGCTCTACCGCCTTGCCAATAGGCTTAGAATGATCATGTCCGAATAATATAATAGGGTTCTTCATATAATTGCCTAGTGCTTTTGGCATTTCCCATGCACTAGCAGGAACTATATCGCTAGCCCTATCTTTGGATACAGTGCTAGCGTACCCTGTTATAGTGATCGTGTCACCAGAATCAGACAATACAGACTTAGTAATACTGGCAAGAACTCTGGCTTGTGTTCTTTCCATTATTCTGTTTCCTCTGGTTGTGGCTTAGCTGTAACAGTAACAACTTTAGTTACTTTATCCGCGTTACTTGCTGTAGCTTCTATAGTAATAGTAGGCAATTCTGCAACTACTTTATATTTATTATTAACAACCCCATTAACTTTAACTACAGTATTATTGGCTGCCCCGCCATCTGCACGTACATCAAATGAATACTCCTCACCCTCTACAACTGTATCGTTACCTATAATCTTTAAAGTAACTTTAACAGGTTCTGGCTCTGGTTCAGGTTCTGGTTCAGGCTCCGGTTCTGGCTCAGGCTCTACGGGATCTTCTACATCTAGTAGTGCCATTAACGCCTTGTAGCATTTTCTATTACCTACAGCTGTAGTAACACCAAGTGCGCGTCTGAGCTCTTGATACGACTTAATTGGGTTTGCCTCAGTAGCAAAGAATAAGCTAGAACTATCTGGTAGACCTGCTGGAAACACTTCCTTCAATTTACTAATAAGTTCTTTGTCAATTTCCTTATACATTAGACTTTTCCTCCTCATCATTGTCCGTCTGACCTGCTGGACGACCGCCTTCTTGACCGGATACTCCTGTAGCCGATCCAGCGATATTTGCAGGTATACGTATGGTTTCCATTTGTTCGTCTTCAAGTTTTTCCATACCTAACTCGAGTCTGGCTTCATTACCTGTAATGATACCGTTGTTAACTAGAGATGTTACTCTCTTAGCCTCATTATCCATGTCAAGCTTCAAGGCTTTAACACCATCTAATGAAGGAGTTATATTATACCCAAAGAAAAACGAAAGTGCACTTGCTACTTTTGTTAGCATAGGTATAATAGTCATGTAGTATAGAAGTTCTATATTAGGACGAATATTTGCATTATTACCACCATCAATTAAGATGTATGGCACACCTAATGCTATACATACGTCTTTTTCTTGACGGGCGATATCAGCTCCAAAGTCTAGATCTTTAAAGGAAGAGATTTGCGAATATGGTTTAGCTTTCATACCGGCGTCCAGAATTAATACTGAGGCATTACCAGTCTGAGGATTATAGTTTAATTGCAATTCTTCTTCTTTTCTTTCTCGTTGCTTCTTGTTAAGGATATCTTCCGTCTCCAATATAAGACCAATAACAGTACCATTATTTAGATACTTCTCCTTAAATCCCAGCATTTGTTCCCTTTTAGATAGGGAATCTAGAGCTGACTGAGCACGACTTTGTCCGCTAATCTGAGAGGTATAACCATTAAAGATAGCATTATCCTTAATGAATATAATCTGATCTACAGGTATCTTAACCGTACCACTTAATACAAAATGGTCTACATATTCAGTTTCAGAGGCAACCACTGTCATAAGGGCTGCAGGAAGAGGGTACAACGACTTTGATTCAGGATCAAAACGAATATATGCACATCCATTAAATATAAGATCCGTAATCACTAGACGTCTGAAAGTATCTACATCCATGTAAGGGTTCGGTCTTACATTGAGTAGTTTTGACAAAGATTCCATTTGCATACCTGAACCATAGCTTATATAGTTATTTCTGGTAGCAAATTTCTCAACATCATACTTACATTGAGCTGCACTATCTATAAGCATGTTCGCTACTCTATTCATAATAGGAACGTTCCTATAAGCTTTGGTAGCTGTAACAGCATTAGTAAGTGTCTTTGAGCTATTTCCCTCTACGCTTCTGATTATACGTTGACCTGGGGCGTTGGATTTCCTTCTTAGTGAGGAAAGTCCTGCCTTTACGTCTGTCAATATTCCCATTATATCAGAAACCTCGTTCTTGTCTCAACCCTAAAGTCGAGAAAGTTTGTATTTTTAGTTGTTTCAGCATCAAAGCGGTTCGAAGACTTTGTAGCTGTTGCGCCACTGGGTTCGATGCAGTGACTATTAATTGGGGGAAGCTCTTTGTCTTCTCCTCCATTTATATATTTGGTTCGTTGGATTTCCACCCAGTTCTTTTGTTTTTCTACTGTGAACAGTGGTGGTTTTTTCGTGTAGACCTTATGTAGTTTTTGGTGATGGTCTGCACAAAGGGTAACGGTGTCCTCTACTAGCTCATGCCAATATTGTTCATAGAATGCCGTCCTATTAGCTAGGACTACTTCTTCATTATTGAAATCTAAGCGATTTGCTCTGGCAAAGTTTTCTACCAGTATGGACACCGTATGGTAGTGGTGAAGCTCTAAGTCTTCTACAGTACCACAGATCTTACATTCGGGATCTTTTCGATAATTGGACTTTATACCGTCTCTTATTGCTCTAGTCGCATCCCGTTTGTATTTATTATTTGTTGCCATGAGTTGTTTTCCTCACTTGATATAAATATTATACATCATCTTGAAAAAAATGTAAAGCAGAGTTTATATTTCGAGGATATGAAACTCTGCTTAGTTAGTTAAATATACGTAAAAATAGTTTTATGATAATTTAGTTACATGTAATGTAAATTCAGGGATAGCGTATACAGGTAGGTTTCCCCAATCCGCAAATCTACCCCTACGTTGAGTATGGGTAGATACTATCTCTACATTACCGTTACCTAGATTCTTCAACCATACTACTGAGTCGTGGTGGCAATCAGAGAATAGGCGTTCTCTGCCTGATCCCCTATCATAATTCTCAAATAGGTTGGTAGATAGTCCATTATTAGCTACTATAGGTACAGACCTTCCTATAGGGAGTGTAACTATTCCATGTGGTGAACTTACTGAGAGTCCCTTATCATTAACTAATTGTATATGTTGATCCACGCTCTCAGACATTCCTAAGCTGTAATAACCTGGAGATGTAAATAGAATAACCGGGTCAGAAGATGTTATATTAAAAATTATAGTAGTGTCTCTAGATCTACTTAAACCAAGGGCTAATGTACCATGGGATATAGTAGCAGTCTTATCTTTCATATCTAGAGGGCCCTTAGCCCCACCAAATTTCTTGGTTACTGTGGCATTTTCACGTATAGTAAGCGGAATATTGTTAGGGCCCCACAACTCTCCATTACTATTAAATATAGAGGTACTGTTGCAGCCCCATCCGGTACCTTTAGATAGATCACATATAGATAATACAGAATTTCCGCTTGGACTACTAGTGCCCCCTAGATCTGCTACTTTATAACTTTGGGATACTCCGGACTGCTTCAGCATATACCCTTTTTCTGTACTAGCCCTACCTGCATCAGTATAGCTATGGTTTGAGAATACTAGACTTTGTACCTGCCTAGTTGCGGCACCTGACGGGTTGGTCTGAAATATAAATCTCTTATTGCTGCCCCCTAGAAAAGATACTCCATTAACTTCCATCTTTCCTGAACCTATTCGCACACCCTTAGAGTTAGTAGTATTAAACGCATTAGTACGTACATTATATCCGCTGTCTATAGAAAAGGATAAATTTAACTTATACCACCGAACCTTCTTGGGAGTACCTTTATATATTAAATATCTAACATAAGCCCCCTTTTCTGATGTCTTTTCATCTACTCCAGCATCAAATAGGCTTCCTCTTACTGTCCTTCCTGTACCAAACCCCCAATTATTTTGCGGAGTACCACTTTCTATAGTTATAGACGGACCACCATTATCATAATCATCATACATAGGGGGAGTTGAGTACGCGTCCATAAATCTCCATATTCTATGATTGGGCCCCATTACTCTACAGTACCCCATATCCGGAGCTACTGGCGTAGAGAAAGCAGTATCATGAGCATGCCCGTAAGGACTGATTGGAGTAGGGACTAATTTACCTAAATCCGTCTTATGGTAGGTTATCTCAGGATCCCACTTATTAGAGTATAGCATAACAGTAGACCAGGCATTTATAATATCCCTATGGTACCACTTATCCGAGCCTGTAAGGTAGGAATCCCGAACTTGGGTAACTATGTTTATATTACTAGTACCAAACGAATCTAGTCGTGCCATACCAAAGATATCATCATTAGTATTGGTGTTTACAAAACTACCGTAGGTTATACCAATACCACCTGCAATGCAGTTAACGTTAGTAGAATTAGCAGATACTGCGTAATTATGGTAACCAGATGACTGGTCTCTATTGGGAGATAGCCAGCTGGTATTTCCAATTGATAATCCATTCACTAGGAAAGAATATTCTATACCCCCTAGCTCATACACCAATTCTATTACTATGACATTGGACTTATTAGCTAATTCATTCTGTAAATCTTTTGGTATACTAGCTACTCTACCAGAGTTCCAGGCATCCTTAAATGTAGAGTTTGGCTTATTAAACCCCTCACCGGGCTGATTACCATAGTACCAAATAGCATAGTTCCAATAAGCCTTAGAGAAGTCAGTTTTTATAGGTCTAAAACTAGCCTCCCAACTCTTCTCTATAAATACATGGGGCATACTGGAGTGGAATATAGTACCATCATTAACCCCTCCCCTAGCATCCGTACCTTTAGTTATATGTAGGAACGCGTTTGTCCCTCCCTTTGCATAAAATGCCATTATTACTCCTTAAATATTTCTAGAAATACTGTATATACCATAACGTAAAGCATCACATAAGTGGGAGCTATCATCATGTACAGGGCGTTCCTTGGAAAGCACGCCATCATCATCCATCTTCCACTTATAATCCGTCAGTGCCTTAATAAGACTTGTACAACTAGCATCGACAATTATCTTGCCTTGATGGAATAGGTTCTGCAAATAGGCTAGACCATCGTTGACTGACTTCTTAGCAGGACTACTTGGTATATCGTAATCAAAGCTAATATCATGACGGAATTGTGCTGCCGCAGCATCTACAAATATATAGTCAGGATCGTGCTTTTCCATTAACCACAGAATATACTGAGCGTGCTCAGCAGTGGTCTTATTAGCGTGCTGATACTCGTTCAAAACATAAAATATATCTTGATCATAGTGGTAATAAATAGTAAGGATTGCAGTAGGATCACGGAAACCAATATCAATACCAAAAATTCTCTCGAAGTCATCTTTGTTATCAAAGAAATGGCGCATACCTTTAAGATCGACCACGTGCAGTCTGGAATCAAACTCACTAAATATTTGCCCTTCAAATACTTCAAAGTCAGCCTCATACTCCTGTCTGAAGTATTGCTTAGATACTTTGTTTCTAGCATCTTCAATAGTAGACAGATCTACCCTAGGATTATCTCTATAAGTAGCATGTATACTAACCCATCTACCCGCTAGAGGGTTGCCTTCTCCAGCCATCTGGAATCCATAGTCGTAGAACCTCTTAAACCAGTTGTGTCCACGTGGTGTTGATATAAATAGAGCTTTAGAGTTAGCTTTATCCAGGGTCGGCTGAAGTTGCACCTCAAATGCGTCTCCGCCCTTCGGTGATATCGCAGCCTCATCGAATACTATTAAATCATATGAGCGACCAACAGCAGAGTCAGCGTTATTTGCAGAGGCAATCTTAAGCATACTACCAGGAACACCTGGTCCAAAGTCCAGTTCTATCTCATTATCCTTAGCATTCTCTTTAGCTGTATTAATTCCATGCTTACGAATTAATTGCTTGATAATTCTCCAGCCAACGTTTGCTAATGAGTAGTTTGGTGCTACCACTAGAACCATAGTTCCTGGTTCCATTAGTTTTAGGAAAGCACTGTTATATGCTATAAATGATTTACCAACGCGTCTTGAGACGCAAGCCACCACGAAACGGTGACGTGGATCATTAAGAGCATTAAGAATTGCTATCTGTGGTTTATTAGGTACTATCCCTTCCATTTCTAGGAATTTAGCGATAGGTAGTTTAAAGAAAGCTTCCTCCTGTGGGAAGTCTATCAATCTATCGCAGTTAACATAGTCTCTTGATACTTGCATTTTTATTTACCAATATTCACTAGCTTCTCCATAAAGTTAGCGTACTGAGGATCCATAGCACCTGCTGCGTTTACTTGAATATTAGTTTGGTGCGTTGTGGAATTACCTGATCTTACTTTTTCAAGCTCAATCATCATTTTCATCTCAGCCATCTTCATCTTATGTAGTTTCTCTAGGATATCAACTATATCTTTCTCCTGAGCAACCATACCTGTTTCGTTCATTTCCTCTAGTTTCTTATTAATTATCTCATCATAGAGACCAAAGAATCTACCCCTATTAAGGAATCCAGACTCCATTAGTATAGAGGAAATATAGTTTGATACTTCAGGCTTTTTATATATAGCCATAGCAGTCTTTTCTGGTATACCTAATGCTAAAGCTGCCTTCTTTAAATCTGTTCCGTTTTCAAAATATGCATCAATAAATTCCATATGCTCCGGTGCCACTAAGTCCGGAACTAAAGAATCTGGGTTTGCTACCGCAGTAGTCATGGCGTTCTCCTTAATAAATGTATTTGACAACATACTATATTTATTATATAATATATGTATAAATTG